CTCTTTATCCCAATATCCTACATAGTTATATATATATTTAGTATCTAAATAACCCATAGAAGATGTAGATACAACATAATTCTAATTCTAATGGCAGTCATATTTTTTATCCTTTAAATAAGGACAGAAATGTAAAGCTAAATCAGTAAGTTCTTTATAAGGAATTTCAGGTTTATGTACATTACCTAACATTAACATATTCTAGCAAGAAGCCTAAGCTTTTACAGCATCTACTATCTAATAATTAAGATTAATATCCTAACTAGTTAAACTAATGGTTTGTTCATATCCTGTAATGTGTACATTGCTTATTCCTGCATTGTTAACTATAAACTTTTTATCAATTTTCTTATATTCTGTGTTGAAATTTTCCTAACCTTCTGCAGTACTTCTAGAATAGTAAACATATAAATAGTCATAAGAAGGGTCTATATTAGATAATACAAAGTCTACTCCTTTATAACTATTCTCATTTTTTACACCAGTTGTTAAACTATCTGCAGCTCCAAATCCTATAAATATACTAACTAATCCAGATTCTGCTACAAAATCTGTTTCATTACCATCTGCATCTGATAATTTAATATAAAAATGATAATTACCAATTGCTAAATTACCTCCTGAAGAAGTGCCACAAAATTCTAGTTTAGGAATGCTAGTTACTTTTTTATATAGAGAAGTATCAATGTCAAATTGCTCTCCTTGGTCATAAATATTAGTATCATTGTTTCCTTTTCTATCTATGACTTCATAAGTATTCATTCCTGTGGCGCTAAATCTACTATTAATTAATCTTGGCTAATTAAGACCATCATTAATTATAAGATTAACAGAACCATCATAACTATACTAAGGTATAATATTTACTGGATGTTCTATATCAAAATTTAATTCATCGGTTATAAAATCTATTAACTATCCTTTCTCGTATAATGTAATATCATTACTTAGCTATTTATTTTCTACTCCATTCTATAACCAATTCTATTTATCTTCATCAGGTTCTATGTTAAACTATTTTTTTAACTAATCTAATGTATAATAATCTCCTTTGTATTGATACATGTTCTAGGTACATCTGTAATTTCTAAAAGGATTATATTCATATACTAACTATCCTTTAGTGGGAGTAACCTAGGTCTAAAGCTAAAAGTTATACTTAAAATTTTGCATGCAAGAAATTCCCGTTATTAGATTTAAACATTTTACTATCTAAAGGTAATTCTCTTAATACTGGTAAATCAAGAGTTTTTCCTTTTACGTCACCTCCTACCTAACAGTAAGTTGCAGAGCTAGGTGTTATCTATAATCCATTCTTATAAGAGAAAGCAGAATATAACTAAGCTACGTCTCTATATTCAGTTCTAGTAGCTTCAGAATTACTTTTAAAATTAAATATAGAAAATATTTGATTATCTCCTATAGGTAATAACTATTTATCCTAAGAAATATAGTATATCTAATTCTATCCAATATTTGATGCAACTACATCTGAATTATCAGAAACAGATTTCCAAACATATGACGAATTATTATACTAAATAGGAGCAATTGAATTTACTTCTAACTAAATAGGAATATTTTTAGTTATAGAATTATACTAAATAGACACATTTACATCATCTGATTTTAAAGTAGTAGATGAATTTTTAAGCACTGTCTTTAAGTAATCAGAGTATGTTATACCATGTATATTTAGAGTATTATTATCTGATTTTATAGAAGCATTAAATACTAAATCCTAAGTATACAAAGTTTTGTAATTATAATGAATAAATTCAAGTAAAGTATTTACGTCGAGAGTACCATTTGAAGTACTTAATACGTAAGAGTCTGCTAACAAACTTGCTAGTTCATTTGCTATAAACTAAGTAGCTTCATATATATTTGTCTTGTCATAATCCTTATAATTTAAAAATATATAATCATTTAGTAAATAAATTCCCTAATTAGACATAAATCCTATTTGAGCTAATACTTCACCCTCAAAATTACCTAATAATCCATTATGCATTGCATCATCGCTTTGAAAACAATTAGTATTGCGAGATCTATCTCCCTATGATAAACCGAATCGTCCACTATTGCCATTGCCTGTAAAAGGGTATACAATGTTTAAAAAGAACTAATTTTCTTCTAAAGTGTATAAAGATGAGTCAGTATTTACTGTATCATGTAAGAAATACATAAAATTACCATTTTTATATGGTGAAAAATTTGTATTTCCATCATCCTTTCTATTATAAGCTAATCTCACCTATGCATGCTCTTTATGTCTACCTAAAGTGTCTGCATCATAGTGTCCTGTACGTCTTCTATAAAATACTCTATCAAACATTAAGCTTTTTATTATAGACATAGTAGTACCCTCTTTCCATTTATCTACTAAGGTAACTACAGAACCCTCATCGTGGTCATCATCACCAAGAGTGATAGTACTAAACGTATAAATATTTTTAAATTGTACTGTATTATTACCAAATTTTAATCCCCATCTGTTATTATCTGCTAATAATAAAGACTAAATAACTGGAGCTTCTGTTTTGGTAGATTGATATAATTTTAGATATTTATTAAATGTCCACAAGTCAATATGTAATAAACTTTTGGTATTCGAACTAGTATGAATACTACTTAAAGTAGGATGAATACCATTAGTAGTAGTATGTACTTCCTAATCATAACCTAGATATTCTATTTTATTTATAGTTCCTGTCTCATCGAATGATATCTAAATAGTATCTTTATAAGACTCTGGCTTATCCCAAATATCTTTCCAATCAGTTATTGTCTCATAATTAATTAGTTTCTTATACTTTTTAGTTAATTCAGAATCATACTTCTAATAACTAGGTTCTATGGCTGAAATATCATAATTATCTGTAGTTAACTGTTTTAAATCTTTATCACCATAAGATATATAACTATCCCCTAGATAAATATTTATAGTACTAACTCCATCAGCAAATACTCCTTTATCTTTTGAACCATTTAAACTAAACATAGAATAATTATTCTACAAACCTAAATCTATCTGATATTTAATGTCTCCATCTAGATTCTAAATACTAGTACCTAATCCTTTATTTATATTATTACCATCTAAATTTTTAGTACCATTTTCGTAAATAACTCTCTAATTAGTCTTATATTCTGGATAATAATTTGCTGTTATATCAAGATCTAAAGTAAACTAGTTATCTTTAAAATCTTTTACAGTATAATAATAGTCATTAAACATTGTATTAGTCCATAACCATCTCCATTCTGATTTATCATTATCGGATGAAGATTCATATTCACCTAATACATTTTTAGATCTATATTTAATGGTTATTTTAACAGCATATAACATATTACTATATAAAATACCAGCATCATTCTGATAGGTATTCACTTCTTTCTCTCCTACCTTAGGCTGTGGTTTCTGCTCAGGCTTGCCATTATTTAACACTATTGAACCATTAACATCTTTAATACCTGCATGAAGTATAGGAGTTCCATCATCTTTTAATGCAGATAATTTATAATTAGTAGATTCTCCATTTAAAGGAATATACTCAGTAATGTTACCAGAATAGGATTCTCGGTCATTAATATGATAAGTTGCACATAATCCCTGATTATCATAAAATTCAAGTAAAATCTCTGAAACTCCTTTATTTTCTTCAGGATATATTTCAGTTCCTAAAGATAAAGTACATAAATTAGAACCTATATAGTACTTGTACCCTTTTAGCTCTATAGTACCTGTCCCAACTTTACTAAAATCTATATATAGAGTATTAGTTAAATCTTTTAATGTTCCATAAGTCATTACAGGTGCTACATCAAATTTAATAATTAAATCCTTTTTATCTATGTTAAATCTCTATATCTTTCTATCAACTTCTAATAGCTATATATTAGGAATTTGAATATCTGATATTAACTATTTATAAACAGAACCTTTATAAAAGTTATTAACAATCATGTCACTAATTTCTGTCGGTTCTAAAGGATCTAATTTAGAATTATAGTATGTGTTTCCAACAATTTGTGCTAAATCTATGTAATAATGTCCTACGTATGGAACGCCTTCGTCTATAGCCTAAGTTAATTTATGTATAGATAAATATTTGGTAAAATGGTCGTAATTACGTCCTATAAAATCTTCATAACTACTTCTATTATTCTAGCTTATATAGTTATCAGGAAATGTAAAATCAATATCTTTTATATTTTTTAGGTTTTCAGGAAGATCTACTTTACCTATATTTGTATTTTCTTCTCTTTTATTGGTTACCGTTTTTAATAAAGGATAAGTACCTCCCCTTTTTTCAATTTTTCCATCCTAGTGTTCAATCTAATTTCCAACCCAAGCCCCATTAAATATCTACATTTTAATAGGGTTTACATCATTGTTAGAAGTTTTCCAATTACAATTTAAATAGATTGAGTAATTAATATATTCTATGTTATCGTTGTCAATCTATTCCTTAATTTTAGGTTTAATTTTATATACACTATAAGTACAATCAAAACTATCAATTCTTTCTAATTCAGCAAGTATAGCTAATTTTCCGGATACTTTTGATTGAAAAACAGAATAACCAGAATTTAATAAATTTCTATAACTATCTAAATCTGGTTTATTTCCATTTTTAGCACCTTTATTTATATAATAGGTATTATCTCCAGAACCATACCATTTTAATGTGCTGTCTAAATAATTAATCTTACCACTATCTTCTATAGCTACTAAGCTAATTCTCATTTCTTTAGGAAATGTATATAGAGTTTCAGAAGTATTGCCATAATCCGTAATTACTGTATTAGAATCTTCAAGATTATCAGAATATACAATAAATTTATCTCCTGGATTTAAGTCTTTAGAACATAGAATTTTTTTAACAGAACTAGTAACCACTTCTCCATCTTTTATAAAATCAGCCATAGAAAGAGTCTGTTTCTAATCACCCATTTCCTCACTACTAATATTTCTTTCAGGAGAAGGAAAACATCCTATCTAACTCTTATTAGTTAGTGGATTATAAGATACTATATAGATAATATCTCCAAATTCACAAGTACCTACAGGAACATATCCTTCAGGCAAATAAGCTGTTTCTACTCTACCATTACCCATATCATTCTAAAGGGATAATTCATTACCATTCATAGTAACTAGAGTAGCATTTAAAGCATTTGATAGGCATGTAGCTTGTGTATTATCTGGAGCTAAATCCATTAACAAACCGTCACCAAATGTATTTTTGGCTGTCATTATTGCATTTGCCATAATTACTTTTTATATTTACGTAAATAATCTGATATAAATTCATAATTATATTCAGACAATAATATATCTTTAAATTTCAATGGTTCTCTAATTAATACTAACTATGCTTTATCAGTTTTTAATTTTGGATAATAAAATGCAAATCCTCTATCCCATGCAGAAGGGTATCTAAATATAGCTACCTAATTAGAATTCATTATACTGCATTCATCGAATATTTTATACATATAAACCTTTTCAAATAGAAAGTTCTTTTTAGGTCTCCCTCTTCCAGTATGTGTTTGAGCTAAATATTTCTCATACTAGTTTTTAGTTAAAGCAAAGTAATAATAACCATCCCATTTAATCTATTTTCTTTTATACATTACTCTTAATTTGACTTTCATCTTCCTCTTATAATAATCAAACCATTTTAGAGAGTTCTTCATTAATCTTCCTGAATAGAACCATAAATCTCTCTAATTTAAGAGTACATCACCTCCATAACTATTATGTAAATAATATGATTTCCAACCATACTAAAGTATTCTTTTAATATCTGATTTAGGAATAGTTGGATATTTTTCATATATTTGTTCATAATAGTCCTAAATAGTTTTCTATATCAATATTGTTTTCCCTAATTAGTATATTCAGTTATCTAATCCTTGAATTTAGAACTAATATAGATAGGTTTAATACGCTATGTCCTCTTTTTACTTTCCATTCTGAAACTTAACTAATAACCACTAAAATTTGAAGTAATAAAATCAACATCACGCCATTTACCTCGTTTAAATGCTTTCTTAAAGTCTTCCCCTGTAGTCCTTTGCATTTCTATATAGGACTAAGTTCTACCCATACTAGGTAGTTTAAACTAAGTACCATTATCTATAATATCCTACATTACTAATCTTACACTATATAAAAATATAGATGCTGCTAAATCTCTTTTACTTCCATCAGAATAAACTTCTTTACACTATTGTGGTGTCATTTTTAATTTATTCACTTTTAAGTTCATAAATATATCGTGACAAGTAAAAGAGTGCCCAGTTGCTAACTATTTTTTAATCATAATCATTTACATTTAAAAACAAAAATAGGGAGACATAATTGCCTCCCTATTACATAATTGGTTTATAAGATTTATTATATACTTTTCTATTGTGAGAATATCTAGCATCAAGCATGTCATTGAGTTCATTTTGTGACATATACATAGGAACTCTAGCTGCATCACAATTAAATAACCATTGTTGTTTTAAATCTTTAGCTTCCTACATAATCATCTAATTATGTGTTTTAAGAGCTTCTTTATATTTAATTGTATAAGCTATATAAGCAGCTATTGCATCAGCTTCTTTATCATTTATATCTGGTAAACCCTCTTCATCAAGGAGTTCTCCATGATATAATACATTAATCATAGGAAGTCCTTTATTTATGTAGAGTATATTTCCAACTCTTTTATATTTAACAAATTTACCACTTATATAATAAGGATTTAAGAAAGCTTTTCTACTTTCTATATAATTTTCTACATAAGCAGAATATGGTTCACCATTATCATATATATTACTTGTATAGTTAAAGTCTTCACCACAATAAGTAACTGCTTCAATAATATCAACTCCACATGGTAACTAAGCTGTACCAGTAGCACAATCAACCTTTAACTATATCTAATGAAGTTGAGTATTTTTATTACCTATTTTATTATAAGCGATTAAACCAATTTCCTATAAATCTTCTAAATCTCCATCAACATCATATAATGTCTAGGCTTGACTAATGGCATAATTAAAGTTCATATTAATTAGTTACCTGTAGTATATTGTTGGTCATTAGGTAATCGAGGTGCAACTGCCTGTCTGTAATAATAGAGTTTTTCTTTAGTTAGTTTGTCTTTAATTAACTAATCTATAAAGCTATTATTTACATCAGGACCATTTAATTCCTCTGTGTTGCAACAACTATACCTATTTAACTATCTAGGATCTTTAAATACTGCTACTATTGATACCTGTTTAACAAATGGAGCATTAAAAAGAAAACAATCTAACATACCATTTGTGTTAGGTGAATAGTCTATCCAAACATAAGGCTTAGATAGTCCTCTTCTCTTATATTGTCTAGTTTTTAGTTCTGACAATGAAGATATAACAGTAAATTTATTTTGTCTATCAGAAGAACCTATATAATCTATAGCTTGCTTTCCATACTATGTGACAATTTGTGGTATTTCAAAATGTTTTATAGGTTGTCCCTAACTAGTTTTACCACAAGAGCATCTCTCTAAAGATTCACAATCTACATCAATACAATTTATAGCAATTAATAAGTCTTTAATAGGAAAGATTCCCTTTAAAAAATATTCATTAAGAATAGCTAATCGACAAGCAACTACCTCATCTTGAAGCTATTCCATATTCATGGATAGATTCTGATGATAACCTCTTAAACCACTAGTTACATCGTTACGTATCTAACTTGCAAGTTTCTCAATGTACATTATTATTTCTTCTATCAGGATTTTCTTTGATTCTATGCTAACATGTGAAATTATAACATCTGATTCCTTTTAAATATGTAACTTTCGATTTTAATTCAGCAATCTCAGTACATTTGTCAGCTATTGCTCTAGATTTTTCAAGAGATATTTTATCAATTTCTTCTCTTAAATCTTGTAGTTGCTTTCTAAAATCGCTCTCTAATTCGTGATAATCTTTTATATATTTATCACATGTTTTTTGCAAGAAATCATACTAATCCTATTTAAGGTCTTCTTTTTTATGAGCTACATCAATAACTGTTGATTCAGCTTCTGCTTCTACTTGCTTCTTTTTACTTTTAAAAGTGCAAATGTAGGTAATGGCGGCACCAAGACCACCACTACCTATAATTGCAAGAAGCCATTCAATTATTGATTGCTCCATCACTTACTTGCTTTAACTCCCTTATTGAGTTCTGATACTTTAGATTGTTCACCAGCTTCTGATGCTCCTGGAGTCTTAGTATCGGAATCAGTAATATCCTTAAGAGTCTTTAAAGCTGTCTCCCAAGCGGTAATAAGTTCTGTATCATTCTTAACCCAGAATACATGAGTTGTATAAGAATCAAGACGACCACCTACAACTGACAATGGATGACTATTAGCAGGTGCATGATATTCAATTATGTATTGATTATAAACAGCGCCTACAATAGGAATTTCTACCTTTCTAATAGCTGACCATTGATAATTAGCAGCAGTAGGAAGTCTAAGGTCTTTAACTATTTGTGAATAAGTACCAAAAGCATTCTTACCTTTAGCTACCAAAGCTACAGCATCACTAGCTACTACTTTATTAGGATTAAGTTCAGTTACCAAATCAGCATAGTCAGCATCAGCTTCAAAGATATTAATCTCAATCTTTCTAAATCTCTGATACTCAGTAGCACCTTCAAGAGTAAGTTTACCTGCACCATCGTTAGTTACATTGATAAGGTCCTTATCAACTTGGAAGATATGATTAGATTTGATGGTCTTCTCTACACGATTTGCAATGTCCTTAGCCTCATCACCCTTCTTTACAATAAATTCAACCCAGAAAGGTTTACCCTTATGATACCATGGTGTAGAATAGATGTAAGGTTCAGCACCCTCTATACCAATATAAATATCTAAGCGACAGTAATTTACGCCATCAGTAGGTACTAAATTATCTGTCAACTTATTAAAATCAATTGTAGCCTTGCATAACTCAGCTTCATAACCCTTACGTCTGCGAATACAATCAACATTATCCTTTACAAAAAGAAAGTCTCTTTTAACTCTTACAATGTCTTTTTCAACACCATCTACCTTCTCTTTCTTAGATTCAAAGAGAACCACACCTTTACCAGAATCTGGATCCAAATTACTATTAATAATAGTCTGTGTTTGGAAATTTAAACCTGCCATAATTAATTATTAATTAAAAAAAAATTATTGGGCTGCCTACTATGGAGCAGCTTGCTACTATTGTCCAGTTGGTCGAGCAATAGTATTAGTCATCTAAATATCATTAGCAAGTCGTGGATCATTTGAATGAACCATAACTAAGTGTACCAACTCATTTATAATCTCTTGATTTACGTAATCTGGAAATTCCATAATTTGTGAAGTATCTTCTGTTAAATCAATCTGTTCTTGTGTAAGACGAATAAATTGAGGACTCTTCACATAATCAATTTGTACTTCTACTAACTAGAATAATGAATCATCACGACCATATCTAATCTCACAACGTACATTAGTAGGATTGGCTATACGAGCAGCAGTAGGTTTTTCTACTAAAGAGATATTCTGAGGTTGATCGTTTATATTGAGTTTAAAAGTTCTCTAAAAATTAGAACCTTTACCACCATTAGTTGCAGGTGCATCATTATCATTTTTGACACTATAAGTTCCTGCTAAATCAGTTCCTTTATACCATGCTGGATTATCATCAGAAGTATCACCACTACCTGTTATTGGTGCTGTAGGTAACGTGATGTTCGTATTCTGGTTATGTATATAATAGTAAGGATGCATTGGAGTTGGACGATTATAAATATCAGTCACAATCTAACTCCATGAATCCGCAGTAAGACGAGTTGCTGGAATCTAAATATAAGAACCAGCATCATAACAGTCTTTTTGCTTAGCTACATAATAAATACATACACAATTAAGCATATGTAAATAGTCAATAGGCATGAATACCTCATAAGTTGCACCATTCAAAGATTGAATCTGAGAATGTGTTTTACTCAAATATGAACTAGCTGTACCATATGTAGCATCCTTAGGACTAGTACCATCATAGGTAGGATTGATATCACTGTTGTTACCATTACCCTTATAATTCATATACGGTCTAGCTTCTATCTTGTGAGGTTTCATATAAGCAGTAGACTTTAATACTCTTAAATCATCAGTAGTTTGCTAGTTAATGTCATAAACATTGTATACCTTATTAATATACTAGTTAATGGCTTTATTAAATAGATAATTAAACTCATGTAATTTGAGAGCTGGCATCTACATCTTACTTAATTCAATTAAAGTCGCTTCAAAAATTTGTCGAGCGGTCATTGTCTTAATAAATTAAGCTTATTTTTTACCCTTCTTGTCATTAGATTTAGAATCTGATGATTCCTAACTAGGAGTTTCATCAAATTCATCCTCTTCATACATTTCTGGGAATGATTCTCTCCGAATTAAAGTTAATGTTTTAGCATTTCTGACTTGCTTCATCCAATCAATAACTGCATCATCTGTAGCTCCTAAAATAGTAGATTCTCCATACATATAAAGACCGTTTCTTTTAACAATGACCTTATTTTCACGTGCTTGAATAAATAGCATACGTAAATTTAAATCGCCACCTGTATAACAATCTATAATCTTCTCTGGAGTCTTTTCTGCTATAGACAATAAATAATCTTCAACAACTGAGTTAGGTTGATTATTCATATTTCTACCAAGAACTCTAGCTATAAGAACTCTACCTTCATATCCTCTTTCATCATTCATAATAAAATTAGAAGCTTGAAGAACTTGTTTCTTTCTAGTTACTCTACGTGTAGATTCAAATCCTGGTCTATCTATATAAAGTTCTGCTACACCATATCTAGGTCTAGTAGATTTCGTATCAACAGTACCATCAATTAAATAATCTCCTTTATCATTCTTTGCATATCTATCAGGGGCAATGAGGTCACAATTCTTAATAGCCTCCCATTCTGCTCTTTGATAAATGTCATCTAGATTATAAGTCTTTCCATCTGTGATTTCAAATACTCTATCTTCTCTAACAAAAGCTCTTACATTATTAGCTTCATCCTCTTTTTCAGCTTCTGTTAAGATAATGTCACCATGAGAATCAACTCTCTTTACACAGTCTGGGAATCTTCCAGTTTTTGGATCTGCTTGTGGTTGAATAAAATATTTTTGTCCAACCTTACCATAAACACTTCTAAGGGTAACAATATTACTTTTTATATCGCCATCCTTAATCTTATTAACATTTTTAACCATAATTCATTTACTATTATATTTAAATAGAAAGCCCAGTATTTGACTAAGCTCTCTATTTAATACTAATCTAATTTACTTAAAATAAATCAATATTCCTTAGCTCTGAGAATAAATGATTTATAAGGATTAAATACAGCAATACCTGCATATCCCCAAATAGTCATAAGACCACCAGCTACTGGTGAACTTACAACACCACTTTCACCTCCTGTGCGACCACCTACACCAAGAACTTCATTGAAAATGTAATCCTTACCCTTCAATGAGAACATTTGAATAGGAGGTTGTGTAGATGTCTTACCTGTTGTAAGATCAATACATAAGAAGTATGGGTCTGGATACTCTCTAGATAAGGTTCTGTCAACCTTGAAACTAATCGTATTGCCACCCCACTCATAAGCATCAAATGTATTACCTACCTTCAAATACTTTCCAGGACCAGCACTTGACCATAGATAAGCACCATCAGTGTGTCTATTAGCTAGATAGTCACCAAGTACTCTCTAAACAATTGCCCAACCCTTTTCATTGCAAACAAAGCAGAAGTGATTACCTGTAGGTTTATCTGCTTTCTCTACAAGGGTATTAATAACAATATGGAATGTATTTATAGTAATTCTGTTTGCAGAATACTTACTTGCAAATCTCTCAATCTGAGGAATTGCACCATCACCAATAAATATAGGTCTTCCTGTAACTTTATCAGCTAATGTAGTCTTACCATCTTTACCAACTGTACCCTTAGCAAGGAGAATCATATTCTCACGAGCATACAAGAAGTTCTCAATAAGATTCTTCTTCATTGGGTTAAGTTTATAAATCTTCTCAGTAAGACAATCCTGATTCTCACCCTTACCAATCTTGATAAAAGTATCTTCCATTAATGCGTATTTAGCTGAGTATGTATCTTGTACTCTGACTGTTGTCATATAATTACGCATTTTTTCAACATTGCTCTGATACTTAACAAAACCAGTCTCATGCAATTCAGGCTTAGCATTACCAATAAAGTACGTATAATCACCAATATGTGTACCATCAGTATCAAGTACAGATGAATAATCATCATCCAATAAACGTACCATTACTGACCACATATTATCAGCTTTTCTTACACTATCTGAAACAACAAAACATTGCTATCCAGTACTTTCAATTTTGAAGATTTCATGTAAACGATAATAATTCTCAGGGAAAATCATTTCAATCTCAGAACCATTAGCACCATCACCCACAGGCTCTGCAGCAAAAGGAATACGTTTAATATAGTTGGTTTCTACTTCCCAATCAAAGTAAGTAGAATCTATGCTCTAGAACTTGCTAGGCTTAGAATCACCATAATAAACGTTTCTCAATGCTTCAGTAAGGAATGTAGCTGTTAACTCTGGATATAGTCTTGATACTACTCCTAAACGGTGAGGTCTTTCACCCAAAAATTTACTGAAATCTTCATATGTTCGAGTATCACCCATAGTGGCGTGATTTGTCACAAAATTTGCTACTAACATAAATTTAATTAAACTAAGTTATTAATCCCAATCTTCATCCCAATTATAATCTTGTTTAGATTGAGGTTGAGGTTTTCTATGTACTAGCTTAGACTTAAAACTATTAGTTAAGTTAGCTCCGCCTTTACCAGCATTATAACCTCTTGTATATGCATCTTTTGTCTATTTCTACATTTCTTCCATTACTTTATCTCCATTCAGTAACCAGAAGGCTACTTGTGTAAGTACTTGCGGATTTTGTAAAGATTTACCTAATGCACTTACTCCATTCTCATCGAGATTAAGCATAAAATCATGTAATTCATCTTTTTCATCATTTGATAATCGAAGGTCTTGTCCACCAAAAGAATCAAAATTAGCAATCTCACCATTTACTACATTAGCAAAAGCATTGTAACGCTGCTATTGTGCAAATTGTTGTTCATTAACTAATCTTTCTTGATTTTCTTGTTCTCTTCTTAAATAATCAGCTCTGAGTCCTTCTACAGTTTTCTTAAACAATTTATCGTTGGACTTAGCTTGTTCGATAGCTGCATCTAACTCTTCATCTGTAATATTATCAGAACCAACTTTATTTAGAATATCAAAAGCATATAAATCTTCATCTGACATTTTATCTATTTGAGGTGAATCTGACTAAGCCTAAACAGTTGGTGTAATACTATTTAAATAGTCTTGCACATTCATTCCACTATTTCTAATGGAATTGATCAAATCAATTTCAGAATCATCTAGCTAATCATGTATATTAGCAGGTACTTCTTCTTTTACATCACCAAGTATTCTAATCTATTCATCTCTAGATAAGCTGTCCCAAGCTCTCTCGACAACAGCTCCACTAGTATCTTCAAATTTAATCTTATTAGGGTCCTTAATTCCTTTTAACCTAAGAACTTCTGCAGTAATATCATCTTCCTAATTAGCTTGTTGACTAGGCTAAGAAGGAGGTTCATCTGCAGGTGGCTAATTGTCTCCTGATTGAGGAGGTTCAGAGGATGGTTGAGAAGGATTTACAATTTTCTCTGCGAACTCATCATCTTCATACATTGCATCATCAAAATTATCCATAAATCATTTACATTTAATATAAAAAATTAATCTAAATCTTTGTATTTCATTATAAATATTAAGGAATAAGCATTAGGCTCTACCTTAATAGGTGTATTATCAAAAGTTACTTTAGAATTACTTATATTTAAGGTATCAGAAGACGTTTGTACCTTAATTTTAGTACCTTCTGTAGCTGAATAAAAAGTACCACTTACTTCACTACTACCTTTAGTTAAATATGCACTGGTTAGAAATTCCTATTCAGAAGATAAACTTCCATGTGAATGGTCAGGCAAATTTTCCTAGTTAATAGTTAAATAGTTGTTCTAGTCCAAATCTGTTTCATTAGTTTCTAACAAAGTTCCTGCTTTAATAAATTTACCTATTAAATTAGGAGTTCCATTAGTACCATCACATATATGCCATCCATCTGGAATATTCTGGATATTATTAAACATTATAATTGTACCTATTGGAATTAGCTAATTATATAACTATTTAAACCATTTAAGATTTAATAAATTCTAATCATTAGTCTAATCTAAAGGTTTCTCTGGAATATTTCCAGTATATTTAGGATAACTACCCTTAAATATACTATTATATAATATAGGATTTAACCCTATTAAATTATCAGAATAAATACCAACATTAGGTCTTTCCTAATTAGTTGTACCCTAACTAAGATTTAACTATTTCTCAAATTGCTTTTCAGATACTTCACCTATTTTAGTATGTGTACTATTAGATATTGTAGTTTTATCCGTTAATTCATTCTTCTTTTCAGTTCTTTCTTTAAGAGTTATTGCATTATTCTCTATGTAGAGAGAACTAGGTCTAGATAAAGCAACTCTGGAATTATAACATTTATCAATAATAGAATCTCTTAAATTTTCATTATCAGCATTAAATATAATATAATTTTCCGCCTAACTAATATCTAATATTTTAAATTCTATTAGCTATTTCTTAAAGTTAGCGTTTTCACCAAACACTACTCTAAATTCTGGCTATTCAATACCATTGTAGTACATTGTACCACTCTCAAAATCTTCAAATTTACCAGTAATAGAAGTGTCGGATCCACTAAATGAATACTTAACTCCATTTACATCAGTCAATGTAAGTATATGGTCTGATGGAACAGCCTAATTAATACTAAGGGTCTAATTACCATCTTCTTCATCAGATGTGGTTATAGTTACAATATAAGTATAATAGTCAACATTTAAAGCAATAAATATATAATCTCCTACTTTATATTGATTAGGATATTTAAGAAAGCCTTTTATTTGATAATTAGATTCTATAGATTCATAATATTTAATAACATTAGCTTGATTATAATCAATTTGTTCATCAATTACAGACTATGTTAATGGTAATTCTTTATCAATATTTCTCCAATATATAGAATCAACTTCTAGAATAGATTTAGAATCACTCTCATATAAAGCATAACCATTATTTAAATCATAGTTAAAGGAATATATGTCTTTCTAAGGTACTAACTTTTTAAGTACATTTACTGAATTATTTTGTAATCTGACTACAGTCTAATCATTACGATTAATATACATATCACCATTTTTGTATATGTGTAAATCAGATATAAATATTTCATCAAAAGTATTACTAGACGTCTGTTTAATAGATTCTGTAGAATATTTAGTTAAATTTCCATCCTTTATGTAATAAAGACTATTATCTCCTTCTATATAAATAATTCCACTAACTATATTAGCCTATTGTGCTTCTTCAAGTGTTTTATAATAAAATCCTATATTAGTTAGTGCTTGGTATTTCTATTCTGCTGTAGTTTTCTATTCTATCATATAAGATATATAAGTAGTATCAGAATCAGTATTAGATAACTAAAGAATAGTACCATTTAAACTAAACCATATAGAATTATCTTCTGTAACTAAATAAATACCATCTTTATTTATATCATTTTTAGTTGACACTGTAGATAATATATTATCAGATTGACTATTTAGTTTTCCATTTTTAATAAGGTCTATAAATTTATTTCCCCACTATAATTTAATTTCTCCATTACTTCTTAGTAATAGTGGGGATGAAGACTTACCTGTCTCCTAATAGTTTTTACCAAAAAGTTGAGCCATATTTTAATTTATTATTTAATATTTAAAATTTGTCTTCTATTTCTAGGAGAATAACTTACATGAATCCAATCATAGTTATATTCATTAATTAACTAATCAAAAGGAAGTTTTAACTATTTAATAAGTTCAAATAGTTTTCTATTATCTTCTATTGAATCAGATTTAGCATGAATATCAGCAGCTTGCCCTAATTTATGTTGACTAGATGCAGCACCTCCAACAGCTTTATTAAGAGCTTCACATCTATATCCACTACTTACTATAATTGGCTAACCCCATGCTTCTCTAAGGGGGTCAAGAATATTATCTATTAACTAATTAAGATTATTCTCAATTTCTTTAGTAGGGGTATTATTAATTTTCTTTTTAATTGCTGTAGAACTTTTAGTTAGTTCAGCGATACTAAAATATTTTCCCATAATTTATATTATTTTATATTTACTTAACAAGTATAAATAGTCTTTAGTATTGTGCAAAAACAAAAATAGGAGAACTCTCTAATTAAAGAAAATTCTCCTATTGTAATTAAATACTTAAATAAGTTTAAAAACATCTGGATTTAAAAGTTTACCAGCTATATAACCACTTAAATATGATGCTTCTTCGGATTTAGGATTTATATCTAACTAATTGCATATACACATTTCAACATGATTCTTTTCATGTGCTATAGTGTCTATATAGGATATTATTTTAGACTGTTGTCCTATGAATATAATGCTGATTCTATCAGATATATTATGAACTACTGAACCACAATCTACAAAATTAATAAATTTATTTAATATAGCCTATTTATATTTATTATCTATATTAATTCTGTCTAAAATATTAAATATATGTTCTTTAGTATCCTCATTAGTTAGAATATATAACTAGATAATCCAATCATATTTAGTTAAATAAGTTTCACTATAAATCATATAAATTCTTCCCAATCTACCATTATACCATTAGATACCATAGTAGCATACCAACGTCTTAAAGTAGTTCCATCTCCTGCATCTTCATCGTCTATTGTGTCTTGTATATAAAGAGCAAAGTGTTTTTCATCAGTTATACTACTTCCATAGTAATCTGCTTTACACATGTTAGCTACAAATATATAATCATATCCTATATTATTCTCTAGATGGATATTATACTGCTCTAAGGTTTTATCTACATATTCTTTAGATACTGGTTCTAATGTATTTCCATCCTTCTTCATAAGAGATACCGCATAATTACATAAAGCTTTATTAAAATGCCATCCATAATTAGCTAAATATCTTCTCATGTATTTAGGCATCTAATCGTTACTATCTAAAGAAGGTCTCATAATTAATAATATCTATTATAGTCATTATCCCTATATTCTTCTCTTGGATATCTATACATATCTTTACGTCTTCCGTATTTCTCTTCATACTTATTATCCTTCATATCTTCTAAGCAATGCATTAGTTTACCTCCATAAGTAAGCATCTTCTCTACATACTCTGTAAGATTTTCTAATTTAGTGTCTTGTACTTCAATTATTGTTGCCATGATTTCATAAATTCTTTAAACATTTCTTTTAGAGAATTAACTTCTTCTCGTAAAGCTTTATTCTCTTCCTCCTATCTCTACTTTTCTTTAATTTCTGGATTTAACTAAGACATAATATCGTCACATCCTTTAATTATATCTTTATGTAACTAAATACTATTAACTATATCCTAACTACGCTATTTCATTGCAGCTATTTCATTATTCATAGCATCTTTATTACAAGATATAACTATATTATTTCCAAAATCTGCTATCTCACCGTTTGCTGGCAATTTATGGAAATTAGTAGAAGTTCCATTTACGTCAGCAGTAATATCTATTATCATTTCAGGATTATACATTCCTGTATTACTATATTTAGGAATAGGAGGTGATACATTAATCACCTTACCTATTTCTAATGTTGGTACTGAATCTTTATGTAATATAAACAGCTAATTACTGTTTCGTAAATTAGAAAATGCCATTTTTTATAATTAAATACCAGTTAATAACTATAATGTATTATTTTCATAATATGCAAGATATATTCCTGAGCTATTTAACTATGCAGATGTTACAGCAGCGCCTCCTAGAGTAGTAAGAGCCTGTGTTTTACCATTAGTATTAAATACTATAGGAACTGCTGTAGTAGGTGCTGTAAAACTAGGTAATTTAAATAGAATAAGACCTGAATAAGGTAAATTTAAATATTTATGATTACCAAAATTAAAGGTTGCAGCATCCGTAGTTAAGGTTACTGTGTCTGCTTCAAGTCTAGGAATACCTTGCTTATTTGCATAAAAGTAAGGATTAAGTAAAATCATAATTACCTCCTTTCTTATGCCCAAGCACCGTAGTTATTATAACCATAAAGGTTATATGCCATAGCGGTTGGAATTGCAGTAGCACAAGAATATGGTAAGGTAACAGTATTAGGTAACTTACATTGTATTCCGTCTACTTCCTTAGATAGATTAGCTAAAGTACTATTAATAGGAGTTACAGCAGCATTAATCATCTAACCGAATAATGCACTCTACTGAGCATTATTAATAGCTGTAGCCTATTCATTATTCTTTTCACGTAAAGCCTAAATCTTATCCTATAAAGCTGTAGTACTAAGTGCATCTAATTTAGCTAAAATAGCATTAGTATTAATAGTAGTTGTATCTTTAATTGTATTCTATAAAGAGCAAGTCTACTGCTAAGTAGCATAATTAGTATCTCGAAATCCGTTTTGAATTACATTATTTACACCATTTAACTAGCTAGTCAACTAATAAGTTTGATTCTAGTTATTAATCTAATTTTCATAACCCATTTTAAGAATTTCTTTCTAAGTAGAGCAGCAACAATTATTAAGAGCTTGAATGATATTACTATCTCCACTATTTATTGCATTAATTACTCTCTCAGAAGAGAATCCTACCTAACTACCTACATTAGCTATACCAGATTGTACACTCTAAATTGCAGACTATAAAGCATTTATATTACAACCCATTCTAGTTGCAACATCCTGTAAAGCCTAACCATTACCTTTAATAGCCTGCATAATTAAATCTGAATTATGATTATCTTGCATCTAATCTTGAAGAGTCTAAAGCTATCTTTGCACAGCAGGATCAGAATTGTTATTCCAATCACCATTATTCATCCAACGCATCACATACATCCATACGAGATACATCATAGGATTATTCCACATACCATTGCCAAATGCTCCATTACTCATCATAGCCATAGTAGCTAAATTGTCGTTATTACCAGTAAGATTATCTGGAACAACATAAGTTTTTGTATCACTCATTGATTGTAAGATTTAAAGTTTAGTTAATTATCTATTTATGTTCTAGAACTAAATAACTATATACCTTAAATCACATAATATAGGAAGTTACTAAAAATAAAAAGAGAAAGATTGATTAAAAGCAACATCAATTGATATTAACCTTTAACTAATCCTTCTCTAATTAAAAACATTACTTAGCCTCTTTCTAAGTATTTAAATAAATATCAAGATCAGATTTCATCCAAGATAACTCCTTAAAACCATCCTATTTTCACCTCTTGGAATCCACCCATTCTTAACATAGTTATCGAAAGTAGCTCTACTAACACCTAGATAATCACAAGCCTACATTTTACTCATCCTGCAATTTTTATCTACCATATTCTAAATAAATCGTAAGGCTTTCATCTAATCTTCATAGGTAAGGTTAGTATTGTTACTATCTATATCATTAATTATCTATTGTAGTAAATTTCTAATAATACTAAGCATACCTCAATTTAATTATACTATTTAATAATGCCCTAATAAAATTAAATTAATAATTAAAGAAGATACTATTAAGCTATTGTTGTATTATTTAAATATTCTTTAACCTTAGCTAGAGCTTGTACTGAATATTCTTTTACTTTTTCTAAATATTCTTCTTGTGTTTCATATGTAATATACACATTTTTTGAAGAATTTAAACTATATCTAAATTCGCCTATATGAGATAGTTCTGTGTTAATAGAATAATTAACGCTAACAGAACCAGTACTATCTTTAGATAAGTTTCCGGTTACAGTCCAATCTCCATAAGTGTCTTTAATTGCATAGTTCTCACTTTGTTTTGTTATATCCATTAAATATATAATTACTTAACAAATAATTCATAAACAGCTTCCATTAAGTCTGCTGCTTTTATCTTTTGTCCATTTACTTCATATTCTCCATCCGAATTAATGTCGAGAATATCAGCGTATTCATCATCGGTTAAGACAGTATCTGTAAAATCTTTAACTTCTTCTTTACCTTTCTGAATTAAATATTCCTGATATTCAGCATTAGCTTTAGAATTAAGTTCATTAAATCGCTCATTTTCTTCTGGAGTTCTATCTGACTTATTAGCCAAATCTCTTAATTCATCTGAAACAATCTGTTTACTAAATTCTTGTGTATCTTCATCAAATTGTTTTTTAATCTTGCTATAAGCCATTCTCATTCGCATTATCTTAACTTTTAACTCCTTTGAGAGTTCTCTATCACCATGAGATAATAAAATCTTGGTAATAACATTTTGTCTTGTTAAAATTTCATTTAAAACCATAAATCATTGTATTTAATTAACATATTAATGTTAATATGTATTTAATTAGATGTTTAGTTAAATATTGTTAAGCTCTTCCTGTATAGAAAAATCCTATTCTGTAAGATTGATTAGCTACAATCTTTACCGCGCCATAACCATCTATTTGTATATAATCATTGCCAGACAGTCTATAATAAGTTACCATATTATAATCATTTGAATATATGTATGGATGATAAGTTGAACCTATATTAAAACTTGTGCTCCCCTATACCCATCCATCTACATAAACAAGGTTATTAAAATTCTATAACTTTACAAAACTTAAATCATATTTTCCTTCAAATCCATATTCTGTTTTAGAAGTCCATCCTACAAAAGAATCTAAAGGCAAAGCACCTCCACCTGCTAGTAATACATAACTATCATTATCATAAGTAGCATGGTGAAATCCACTTGAACATGTCCCGCCATTAACATTTAAAGTGCAACTAGAACTAGGCTCAGTCTAATACTAATATCCCATCCATACTTTATTTTGCTATATACGTAGTGGAGCTGTTATAGCCTTATATAAACTATTACTAATTCTTGACTATTTTATACCATTAGCAAACATTATAGTAGTATCAATATCTTCAGTAGCAAATAATAATGCTTCATGTCCGCCAACCTCATGATGACACCAAGATGTATATTCTCCAATACCTGAACCTCCCCTAAAGTCTATAGATGGTTTATTTCCCAAAATGGCTCCAAAAGTAGTATTTATAGTACCGTTAAATTTGCTACCCTTAGTATTACTTATATAAAGGTCATAATTTGTATCAAAATTTTTATTCATACCAACAACTAATTTACCGGCATACATAGCTCCAGATGTATAAATATTAGCTCCAGCCCATGTTTCAATCCACTTAGATTGTTTCATAACTATACCATCCTGAAAAGTTTCATTATACCATCCAGTTTGTCCTATACTACGAAACATATTCTAAGCCCGTACAGTGTAAAATGTAGGAGAAGTATTCTTATTACTAACATTAGATACAGCCACATCAGCCCAATATCCTAGAGTTGGTTTAATTTCTGGTAATTTACTATTTAAATCATTCCATATCTTGTTCCAAGATGGATCAGTTGTATTATTTATAATTGAGTTAAATGTATAAGTCTTATAAACATTACTATTACCAGGATCACCAAGACTAAATGAACTATTATGAACAACTACCCCTACATTAGGATAATTAAATCTAAATCTATATTCACCATATCCTCTACACCATACTACTATAGAACTGGATTTGTAATCCTGAACCATATTTCTAACTGGATTAACTACACACCATGTTTGATTGGCATCCATTATTCTTAAAATATTATTAGGAGTCATTCCCCAACCAAATGCTTGTGATTCAAATACTATTCTAGTACTAAAGCCATTCTAATGAGTCATCCATTTACAATTACCACTACCTGTTACTATACGAGTACCCTTGCTATTAGTATAACCACAGTCTAAATACTAAAGTATTTCACCTCTTATTACCGGATAACCACAGTCTACTACAGTAGGTAATTGTATTTCAATAGGATACCATGTATCTTCAGAGTAAGAATATCCAGACACATATTCATTATTATCATTTAATACATAATTAGATGGATGTAAGTTGACTACAACTTCATACATATTTTTTATGCTATCTAGGTCAGATTCTACTAATAATCTACCATTCTTTTTAGGCATTAGTACATCATTACCATAGTTACCGTCAGTATATAATCTAGTTGAATAGTCACGTTCATTATTATCATTATGGAAATCTAGGTATTTACCAATTTCCATAACTCCTGAATCACCATTAATAATAGGAATACATCCCCAAGGATGCTTTGCGTAATAGGCAGTATTAGTAGTTTGATAATAATTACCATCTGTAGTTATTAATCCTGCTACTATATCACTTGAACCATTTTTCTATAACAGATGATAACCTCCTGAAGCTGTATATGACCATCCAGAATAATAAGTACTATTTATAAGATTAGTTTTAGGATTTATCCAAATATTAGAAGTTACATTATTAGTACCAGCATTTATATCTTCTTTAGTGGCATAACTAAAATATATATTACCATCAGAAGTATTATCTCCAAAACTACCTATACTTAACCTACCACTAGAAGTACTTCCACTAATCCAAGCTCTATATCCATTTGAATATGTATTTACAGCAGCTTTTGTCATACCATCAATCCATCTATGATTAGTAGGAATAGTAGAACTACCTACAGTTAACGAAATAGTATTAGGATTAAAGGTAAATTTATCATAGGATTTATATAAGTTAGAATCCTTATTATAGGTATTTACTTCATTCGTCCAAATTAATGGGCAAGAATCACTAAGATTATTATCTTGTTCTACATATACAGCCTATCTAATATCTTTAACAGTAGTAGTACCTCCATTAGCTGTTAATAAATAAGTATCACCTGTAGTACTGTCATAATTAGGATGGTAAAAGCCCTAAGAAGCATATATTTTAGTTGCTGCTAAAGAACCTCCAAATCTAAAATCAGCTTTAGAATCCTTCCAAGGCTCTGTATAAGACTAAATACCATTGTTTAATTTACCTATAATATGACTAGATAAATATAAACCCTTTGCTATATTCACAGTATCGTTGGCATAAATAGGTAAACTAGTACTTACACCATCTGGGGTTACTTCAAATGACTTAAAAGCCCATGTGTATAAAATTACTCCATCACGTCCGTATATACGAGTTGAGTTATCTTTTTTAAAAAATGTATCATACCCTATACGCAAGACATATTTTTGCTAATCATCATCTCGATAGCTAAGTATTTCAGAATTACCTATAAATAGTTTAGAACTACCATCCAAATATAAGGAATTACTTATATTCTCAGTACCTGTAAACTTATTACCCCATAATGTTGCATTAACTTTAGAACTCTATGTTGTATACCAACTATCTATTTTAGGTTTTAACAAATTATCCCATATATCATTTACTGAATATCTAAGTGGAGTATTATTTGCACTTGTAACATCATTAGATGGTTCATAGTAAGTTCCTATAAAAGCTATTTTATCAGCTATAGAACTAATATTCTTAGCTTTCTCTACTTTATATATGTAATTATTAGGAGTTATAGTTACTGCTTTGGCACCATTATAAGGGACACCAAATATTGTTAATGACTCTGGATTAGGTAATTTACCGGGAGCATTGATGATATGATCCCAATCAAGTGTATCTTTACCATAAAATTTAACCCCCTTGGCAAATATATTATTCCCTGAGAGGTCAAATATAATATCATCATTGGCTTTGTCTTTGTATTTTTTTTCTAACAAATCCTTAGTTAAGGCAGCCTTGTCAAGAGGGTTAAATATTATATTCATATATTAATTAGTTTATTCTGTCCATTCTTTCCATTGAAGTTCAATACCAAAAGTTGCAACTTTCCCGCCATTAAATTCCTCTGCGTTATAAGTGAAAGCTACGTTATCAGTCCCAACTATTTTTAAAGATCTATTTTCTAAGTTTTTGTCAGCTATTGAAATAGGTCTCCAAGTATTAATTGTACCAATATTTAACTTGTACCAACTAGCACTTGTACCTTCTTTTTGACTAGCTAAAATGTAATAAGTTGAATCTATCTTAGCAGTTTCAGTTTTGATAATCTTAGGAGCTAAACCATTTACTTTATCAGATACTACATTATACTCTGGGATTTCTACATATAATTTACCAAGATTGGTACCTGTACCTGCTTCTACTGCAACTCTCTTTAATCCATTAGCAGATGTATCATTAGCTGCATTATAACCAAGATTTACATCAAAGCTTACTGTACCAGAGTTACTAGCACCCGGAGTAACAACTATAGTACTAGTTGTTCCACTACCTATATTTAAGGCAAGTCCATTAGCTTTGTTATCTAAGAAACTTTTATCATTTACTTTGATAGAACGCCACGAGTCAATAACTTTACCTTGACCTTCTGGAGTATATCCTAAAGCATTTATAATATTCTAAGGAGTTAAATAAATAATACCTGTAGAACTAATAGAAATAGTAGAACCATCTTGAACAGCTCCATTTTTTACTTCTGTCGGTTTACCCTATAATTTCGTACCGTCTGAATCAATAATTACACCACCAATAGAAGTTGTAGTAGCTTGTAATAAATTAATAGTTTTCTAGGCACTTCCATTATATCCTGTCGCATCAGCACCTATTTTAAGACCGCTACCTGCTTTTAAATATTGACCAATCTGTAATGCACTTTTATCTGACCAGACAGCTGCACCATTTTTCCATAATAAAATCTATCCATTTGCTGAACCTGCGGAAGTTGGAGCATATATTTTAAAATTCTTTGTTGAATCTGTAGTATATAACTAGTATGGTGTTCCATTAATTGTAAATGTACTATAACCATTAATATTAGTTTGAATTACAGTCCATTTGTCTTCTTCCTTAGTAGCACCCTTTTCATAACATATTAATAAGTCACCTACTTCACAAGTATTACCTCCATAACTACCCATGGTTGATACACGATATGTATCTCCAACTTCTCCTTTAGGTAATTTACCGTCAGATGTAGCAACACCATTTATTGTATAAGCTTTACCTTCAATACCGATAGAACCTTTAAATCTCATAGCTGAATTAGCTAAGAAACTATTATTAATTTTATTAAATATAGTTTCACTAGTCCAAAGAGTTGTGTTATTGTGATGTTCACTATCAGTTATGGGTAATTTTTCAATAGGTATAGTACCATTACTACCCCAAGGAATATAATCAACTCCATGAGTTACAATATGTCCGTCTTCAGTAAAGAGTAAATCAGTACTCTATAAATAACCGGCGGTTCCTATTTTATTCTTTATACCATCATAAGTTTTAGAAAAATTAAGTAATGCCATTTCCCCAATGTAAATTTATTTGTTTATTAGTTATCTAAAAATCATCCCCAAACTCTATATTTGATTCAGTATTACCATCATAGGAATTATATTTAGTACCATTAACTATAATATTCTAAGGTTTAACTCTTTCCAGTTTAATTATATGTCCTGATGAATTTATCTAAGTTAATAAATTCTCAGGTTTATCATTAGGAGTTATTTTAGTTAAATGATTAATAGTTACTTTAGTTCCTTCCTATATAATATCTAAAGTATTATCTGTATTTTTCACAGAATCTACTTTAGTTAGTAACACTTTATCTAAGGTAGTTATAGTATCAAATACTTTAACTAAGACTGCCTTATCTACAGTTTGAGGAGCTATCTAATCACCGTTCTGTAATATTCTAGTTAGTTTCATGCATCGTATAAATCTTTTGGAATTTCATAATCTACAGAAACTTTGTTTCCTAAAGAATCTGTTACATCTACTGCAGTTAAAGATGTAGCTTTAAACGAGTTAAATTCATCTTTAGTTACATATCCAGTTAAATCAATTTCTGAATTAATTATACCAAGCATTTCCCATGAATACTCTGCATTATTAAATATACAAATGTATTCAGCATACTTATTCTAATTAGTATCAGAACCTTTAACTAAATAAATAATACCTAAACAATCAATATTAGGAGTTGGTAATTTATCAACTATCTAATAGCTAAAACCAGCTTTTAATGATTTAAGTTTATTATTTATTTCAGTAATTGCAGACTACTATTTATAATCAATAGCAGCTAATGCATTAAGAACCTTATCTAATGTTGTTATTCCTAACGTATTGTATCCCTAAAGATTTGTAGCATTTACTACAACTGCTTCTGCTAGAGTAATTGGAACAAATTCCTTACCATTCTATTGTAATTTTTTAATGTCTGTCATAATGTGAATAAAGTTTCAGGAATTTCATAATTAATATTAGACTTTAAAATTGATTTTACAAAATCTAAGTTATCTATTAAACTGTGTACTTCTTTTCGAGTTATAAACGTATTAGAATCTAGATTTTGTAGAATATTAGTTAAAGCATTGTTTACCTCTGATTTACTATAAACTCCTAAATTATCTCTAGCCAGCTATTTTTCAGATTCAGTTTCAAATTCACTTAAATAGTTTTCCTTACATAAGTGTATATGAGTTTTAGGTTTAGGACAATCAAAATATAATTTACTGTCATGTCCAAATCCACTATCTATTGTAGAAGATTCTTTAAACTCTATCTTTTCAGGAATATCTATTGTGAATGTCTCTTTAGGAGGTACAAAAGTGGGTTGAGAAACTTTTATCTCACCTCCCAACCCAATTCGTATATCATTCATCTAAAGTAATTTTCAAAGGATAACCAGATTTAAAATCATAATTAATTAGATTATCTACTGTATTTAACTATTTAATATCCTCTAAATGTTTAGCTGTTACAGAAAAACACTTACCAGCATACACTTCTAACTAGTTAAGAAATTCTTTTAATTTAGCAGCTTTAATATCTACTATTGAATCTTTTAACTAAATAGTTATATTATCAGCACCACTATTAATTAGATTCTATAATCCAAGTCTAGTATTTTTATCTAACCACTCCTATTTATCTTTATAATAGAATGAATTTACATTAATTGATTTATCATAATGTTTAATTAAAGCTATTAAAATAGTAATTAATGTAAACTCATAGCAAACCCCATCTTTTTCTTTAATCATTTCATACCATTTAGATAGGGGGAGTTGCAATAACTCCTCCTATTCTAACATTGAGTCTAAAGTTAATTCTTTATAATTCATTTCTTTGAATATTTAAATTCTGCAAATGGGACTCCAATATGAGGAGTTAATCTCCAAGCCTGTTTAGTAGTAGCCCATAAATCAAAGTATGTATTCTTAGTATAACTACCAGGAACCCAACCATAATTGCTAGAAGAATTATCATTAGTATTCTTACCATAGGTATAACTATTAGCAGTAGAGTCAGTAGTACTGGTTATATTCTAATCATTTGCAATATTTCTCCAAGCATCTGGGAAGCTAGTTGTAGCTGAGCTACTATTATAAGCTGCAAGAGCCTTTGAGAATATTGGACATTTGTCTACAGCAGTTCCAGATATATTAGTTGAAATGCTTCCTGTTATATCAGAATTATTAAAATTAGTACTAACACTATATCCTCTATAATAAATAACTCTAGATAACTAATCAATAGATGGTACATACCAATTTCCTTGTTTAAAGTCATTTATTAATGTCTCCCCACTATTAATGGTTGGTTGATATAAATAAGCAGCATAGAAATAAGGAAATATAACACAACTAGCAGAGTTGGTTTCTTTATTAGCATTACTAATAGTGAAGTTATTAACTATAGTATTTAGATTACTTAATGATGTAATTTTATAACCATCGGAAGTACTAATAGCATTCTTCACCTACTAATTACCGCTATTATAAACATCTTTAAGTATTCCATTAGCTGCTTCAATATATTTAGCCATATCAGCTTTACCATTAAAATGGTCATTTAAGAAGCAATTATTAGCCTGGGTATAAGTTGTAGTACCTATATTTTTAATTTTTAAAGTATAATTAGCCTTATCAGTATCAATTACTTGATAATCTCCAGTAACATTTCCTTTGGCATCTGTCACTTTACCCTTTGATTTCAACCACGTACCTATGTAGTACAAATCTATTAACATATCCGAATCGGCACTATTCTAATCATTATTTGCTCCTTCGTAACCTAAATATAAAGCATTATTAGTAAAATATTCTTTACCAATTATATAAGCAGTTCCTGATTCACCATTACTATCTGGAGAAATAGCATAAACTAATCCAGCAAGGGTCTTATTTGGATTGTAAGATGATGTATAAGTACCATCACAATATACAAAATTACCAAGTTTTGGAGCTTTCCAAACTAAACTTAATTTAGATGTGGCTGTTTTAATACTTCCATTAATAAGGTGTGCGGTTATAGTAACAGTAATAGCATTTGTAGTAATACTATTTATAGTAAATTTACCTGTTTTACTATCCAACTTAATATTTGTATTATTATTAGAAGTATAATCAATCCATAATCTAGGATTTGGGTCATTGGTTATAGCTATCTAGTTACTATTTACCTAAACATTAAATACGTCATAAACAGTACTAGTATCAAATGCAGTTACTTCTGTTTCACAAGAAATCTCAGGGGAAACACTAGAAGCTTTGTAATTAATCTTAGGTTTATTAATATCAGAATCAATATCACCAAAAGCAGCGACTAACTATTTCTTAGTATTAAAACTAATTTCAGCCAACTAATTAGAATTATCTACTATAGTAATAGAACCTGTAGTTTTTAAATTTGCACTAACTAATTTGTTGAGAGTTTCCTCAGTAACTGTAATATCAATATCTCTAAGAGTTACTGAATTTAATGCACCACTACTAGTTATATCTACTAAGAACTAATTAACATTAAGATGACCTACATTTTCTAAATCAACAGACTAGATATTATTTAATCCTTCAAATGTTATAGACTCTACAGGATTATATAATTCAAATGTTTCAAGAGTTTCTGGAAGTGTTAATTCTTTAACCTTAGAAGGTAAAATAACTCTTTTAACTGTAGTATTACTTAGATTTAACTTAGTTAGTTTCTTACAACTAGATAAATCAAGAGTTTCTATAGTAGTCATATCATTTAAAGTAAGTTCTTCAAGTACAGGGAAATTAGCACTGAAACTACCTAATGAGAATTTTTCATAATTATCACCAAAGAAACTCTTATAAGTTTTAAGATTCTTATTATCAATGGTAAAAGATGTAGCTCTGTTAAATGGAGCATCCAATTTATCATTATTTAGACCAGTTACATTAAACTTCTTATAAAGAGGTACTTGAACAAAGCCCTAGTTAATAGAGGTGTTAGTTTCTTTAATTAAAGAAGTATATGTCTAACCTCGTTTAGCTAAATATTTATTGGCATCAAAATTATTTGATCCATCATTTTGGATTACATATCTAAATACTCCTTTATCGTATGTATAACAAGGGTAAAAGTCCTAGAATGGTTCAAATTCTACTCTAGCTTGTAATATTCCACCTCCACCAGCGGAACTTGCTGTACTATATAAATCACCATCAATACTAGTTTGGGCATAGGAAGCTAAGAAATCTTTACGTCTTTTCATAAATAATTCCTCACCTTCTAAGCTAGAACCATGACTCTGTTCAATAGGGGCAATACCATTATTAGTATATCCACTTATAATATCAGCACCTCTATTAGTAGCATCCATTAAGAATTGTGCATTCTCATACCATATTTTAGCAGTATGATTGTAAGCAATAGCAGGATATTTACTTCTCTAAATACTAAAGAAGAAATTATCAAAGTTTTTACCTGCTGTCCAACAATAGTTAATAATCTTAGCTAATTCAGACTTTATACTACGAGGTTCTTTAGCAGTTGGAGCTTCATATTGCTAATCAAACATATAAAAGAAAGCATTCATTCCAGAGTCACCCCATTGATTTCTAGTAGTCCAATCAAATGATGGTTCAAGTAAATTATAAGGTTTAGATTGAAGACCATTGTTATCAGTTTGAATAATAGTATCAAGGTCATCCCCTAATAGTCTTATTAAATAATAGTCATCATATTTATCAAGTACCTTCTTTACATAAGTCTTATTATTACTTTCATCAACATGCTCTTCATAAGGTGCTCCAACAATTTGGAAGTAAGTATTCTTAGCTCTATTATCAGTACCTGAAAGTAACTTTATAAGAGCTTGATGGAAACAAATATCACTTACATCAACATATTTAGCTATATTTGTTTTAAATGCTGATTTTAAATTATCAATAGCTATTTGAAGATTACCACTAGGAGGAGTTTCTTTAAAATCATCAAAGATATTTAATCTCTCCCATCCATTACTAGAATCATAGTAAAGACCTGCTTTAACCCAGTCATTAGCATATTCATCCCAACGATAAATGTCTCCTTTCTTACTTCCAGTTAATGAAGTAATTTGACTTTCAAGTACATATCTTTTAGTACTATCCCACGAATCAGTAGTTGTATCTGTTGATATAGTTAGGTTATAATTGTATTTATAGACAAAGTCATAGAAAGCTCTAAACTTTTCTAAAGATACTTTAGCTAAATCTGTAAAATCATCAGCCTTATCATTTAAACCAAAATCAACATCCCAAGCTCCATTCTTACCATTATAAGTAATAGATTCGTCAAGAATATACAGATTTTTAGAAGAATCAGCTATAGATTCTGCTTTAGTTACAGTAGGGAAGTTAGTTAAACCTACAGAACTTCCTGCAATAGTCTTTCTTTGTAAAGACATCCAAGGTCGTAAAAATCTAACTACAGGGTCAGCATTCTCACCTCCTTCAAGCAATATATATTCAGGTGTTAAATTATCATCATATCCAGAAGTAGCTTTATCACCTTTAGCAGAACCAAATGTCTAGAATCCCATGAACTTAACATTATCATTATCTATAAGGTCTGCCAATTCTACCTAATCTACAGTATCTAAATCTGTAATTAAATAGAAATATAGGAAAGCTTCCTCATGTACTGCTTTTCTACCACCATTAATTAATGTATAATTAGCTTTGAAAGCATCATTATATAGTTTACAAGCACCCTCTTTGTGAGATTGCATAGAAGAAGCAAAGTTGATTTTACCTACCAGTTTAGTTAAATTTAGGTCCTTTTCAGTATTATCTGCCTAACCTTCATAAGGTGGCATATGATATGCATTCTTTAATTCTTTAGTTCTAACAGTTGTAAATCTATTAGTATCCTAATCAAGATTTAAATAAGGAGTAAATATACTAGCCAATGTGGAACCATCTTTCTTAATCTTCTTTAACTAGAAAGTAGTATTCCAGATAAGATAACGCATAGCAGAAGAACCTTGACCTTTAACTAAACCATTAGTTATTCTGCCACCATATTCCTTATTTATGTTCTAATCTTTATAATTAAGGAACAAAGTACATGGAAGCTTCTTTGCAACACCATCTTGTCCACCTGGAGTATTATCCTAGTTTTGCCATGAACGGTTTGGAAGTACTCCACCTTTAGGGAATACATAAACAAGAGTATTATATTTACCAAGAGCCTTAGCAAATGAAATAGCTCCATTAGTTCCAATTATATCATTAGCATCATAGAATATATCTTTTTCCTATCTAGTAGGTAAGAATGAAATATAATTTCTTTGAACCTAATCAAAATCTAAAGCTGTTGAATTATAAACTCTAAGTAGATATAAATCTAAATCAGAAGATTGAGGATTTATCTAAAGAACTGCATTCTTAAATCCTTGAACATCACTATCAATAAGTTTTATCTCTCTAGCTATAACTCCATTTATATAAATTCTAACTAAGTTATAAGGTTGAATATTATTATCAAATGCCTTCTATTGAGCATCTGTAACAAAGTAATCTGGATAATAAGTATCAGATTTATTAATCAAATAATTACTTTGAACTGTAATTACTACATGTGTATCAACCTCTTCATTAAACTAAGCAAATCTAGCATTAAAAGTATCAGCAGCAGAAGTATTCCAACAAACCATTGTAGGTCTAATCTACATATTACCAAATGTAATTACTGCAGATTCGGAACCTTCTTCATTACTAATATTATAGGATTTAAATCCAAATTCTAATGTAAAATCATTAGCTAATGATAGATTTATACCATTTCCATTAAATACTTTATTACTTAAAGCTTCTACTGAATAAACTATTCTACCAGATTCTGTTTTCCAATAATTAGGAGAGTCATTAAATAAGGTAGTAGTTCTACCACTTATTTGGTCAAAGTTAATTGATGGAGCTATTTCCTAAGTATATAAATAGTCAGCAATTACATTAGATACTGTTATATTTCTATTAGTATCTGAATAAATATTACCATTATTAGCTAAATAGAAAGTATAATCACCATTATATTTAACCTTTAAATACTTTTCACCATTATCCTTATTAATTTCAATATATTTAGAATATTGAGTTTCATAAGTATTGTTGGAATCATAATCCTAACTAGTTATATATATTGAATCAAGTAACGAAGTAGGAGTAGAAGAAGTATCATCTAAATAAGTATCAACTTTAACTGATTCTTTATTAGGACTATATACAGTTAATTTGTACAATTCAACAGTATCATGGTTATTAACATTAGTACTAGTATTATTAATAGCTACTGCTGTATCTGTTAAATTATTAGGATTAATAACATCTACATAAATATAATCTGTAGCTATATCCTTATTACTGTTATAAACAGCTCTAACTGCTAACTAGTTAAGTCCAGCAACTAAATCTCCTTTAGTTAATACCCCACTAGCTGTTGTAAATAAAGAACCACCATTATCCCAACCTTCCAGATAATAGTTAGATGCAACTCCACCATTAATCTTAAATTGTGCATTATTTGATATTATATTACCAACATACTCTAAGGTAATTACCTAATTAGTAATTGTAACTGGTAAAGTGCTAGATTTCTTATAATCAACAAGTGAAACAGTAATCGAGCTGGTTGCTGAATCTTTAAATAAATCTGTAATATCAATCCATCTATAATCTGATTCACTTATATCTATTTTAATAGGAGTATCACCACTTACAGTAAATAAAGATTTCTTATAAGGATTTACTGAGGCTGTCTTAGTCTTACCTCCATAATTAACTTTAATTTTAACAGGAAGAGTTGAATCTACATCACCTGCTGTCGGAGTACTAGATATATAATAGGTAGCTACTGCTAACTCTACTTTAGCATTAGAGTTATATTGCATAGTAACAGAACCTGTAGTATAACTAGTTCCATTTACTCTCACAGCTAGGGCTAAGATACCCTGACTATAAACAGGAGTTTCAACTGTTACTTGTGTACTGGCTAATATATTTCTACTACCATCATCAGTAGTTTCATTTCCATAGATAGTTAAAGTGCTATTCTTATAAGACATTCCTCCAACTAAATTTCTAGAAATGTAATCTTCTACCTATTCTCCAGACTTACCATTCCATTCAGTATTTATATCAAGGATTCTGTCATTTAGGTTTTTAAAAACTGCCATTAATTTAATTAATTAATTTAATTATTATTCATCTAGTTATTAATTATTTCTCCATAAATCATCATCTAACCAAGGTTTATCTTTAATCCATGTACCACTTCCAAAACAGCTCTTAATAGCATTAGCTACAGTTAAGAATACTAATTGAGAACCTTTATAAATAGCACCAATAGCTCTTTCTGTAACTTTACCAACATTATTAACTAGTTTTAGAAAAGTCTCATTAACTTCGGAAATTAATTGCCCATTATAATATATCATATAGTAGATTCCTTTTTAAACCATAATAATCTACCATCTTTATCTTCTATACGAGTTACCTCTCCTTCGGGTATCTAAACTCCAACAACATTATCTTCAATCATAATATTAACTATTAACTGTATTTAATACTCTTATACTCTTAGTAACTTTAGTACCATCTGCTAGAGTAAAAACAAAATCTTCAGGAGTACCAATATCAGATTTCTTCGAATAAGTGTCTTCTATATTATTATTAGAAGCATCATAAGTAGCTGCCACCTAATATTCAGTTCCTTTTAAATTTACTTTATAAATTATATTATCCATTGTAATAAATAATAATTAATTAAACTATAAGTATCTCTTTTATCTAATTTAAATAATACTTTTATAGGTATTATATAAGTAGAGTTATTAGCTATTAATATATCTGTACTTATTCTAATACCAACTACATCATCACCGGTATATCCTAATTTCTTCCAATCATCTATATTGTATTGTTCATTCTAATTATTTACCAAAAATATACCTGTCAGATAAATACTTGCATTAAACACTATTTGTCTCTATGCAATATTTGCAGTAAATGTTTTAGTATTTCTACTGAAATCTACATAGTATCCATCTGAATCTGCTACCTATATAGTATATTCTTTTCCAAAAGGAATCCAAATTATATATTGTACATTAGCATCTATTGTATAAGAAGTAGTCTTTTTATCAATAATTATATTTGTTTCCTTATCTACCAATGCTGTTTCAATACCATCTTTTATCTTATTTACTTTAATTATGACTTTCTTACTGGTAGTTTCAACATAAGGTAAATAAGTAACATTTATATCTTCATTACTTAATGTGGCAGTATATCCAATAGGTGATATAGGTTGAACTTTAGTATATTCTGGAAATTCTATCTAGTAATAATCACCTCTAGATACCGTAAATGATACTTTACCTTCTGAATCATTAGTATAATATTGCGGGGTTTTACCTCCATTAATATATACACTTAACTTGATTCCTGCAACTTCAACAGAAGGTTCTTCAGTAGCTATAGTTATATTAACCTTTTAGACTACGTGACAATATCTATAGTAGGTTAATTACCATGTTTATTTATTATTTTAATGGTATTGTCCTAGACACAAACATCAATTCCCTAAATCTCTTTTATTGAAGTCTTTAATTCCCTAAGAGTATTTAAAAAAGCATCTTTAGCTAAAGGTCTATATCTTCCACTTACCCAAGCGATTTCTTCCATATAAATTTAAATATTATTGTATAGAATATCAAAAATGTTCCAACTATAAAAGCTTCCCATTCATGTATTTCTTTACTGGTGAACTAAAAATATCTATTATAAGTAATACATCCATCTATCAATGCCGTATAAAGTATTAATCCTTTATGTACCCAGCAAAACCTTAATACATGAGCCATCAGATAAATAATTATAGTTGGCAATAATGAACATCCTGCAAACATTTCTGCTATTATTAAAGGTTTGGCAAAAAGTGCTAGAATTACATGAATATACATTATAGTTGCAGTGATAAATGGAATGTATTTCAATGCAATTAAAGCTAATTTGTAGGAGTTCTTATTAAGAAATGACTAAGACTCCATCATTCACTTGAACAAGGGAGTTTATCTTCTCAGTTACCTACTAATCTATTAAACTTGCTGCATTCCTAACTGACATATATTTCTATTCCAGATTAGCCATAGTTATATATCCAGAATCATCAATATCATCACCATAAGTTAAGTAGTATTTACCCTCTTCTAATTTACCTTCATTAAGCATTTGTAAATACTGCTAATGTGGTATACAAGCCCAATCAGGAACTTCTTCTGTTTCTGCTAACCTTTTACTTCCAAAATAAAGACCTTCTGGCTAAACTGCTATCTATTTACCATTTAATTCGATAGTCTTAGTTTTTAAACTATTAAGTTCAGCATCTGATTTGGAATTTATTTTCTTAGCGATTTCCTAATTAATAATTTCTTTATCGGAGTTATACTAACTAGTTTTAACAAATGATAAATCTGTATCTCCTCCAAAATTTTCTTTAGTTAGAAATTTGCCATCTGCTTCCTATTTAGTATAATAACTAGCTAATGTTGCAGAGAGTGTACCTTTACCTGTACCATCTAAAAATGATAAAGGCACATACTAATTATTAAGAGAACTAAACTTACCTTCTGTTTCCTATTTAAAAGTATTAAGTGCAGAAGCATCTGCCTTTAATCCTATTAACTTATTTAACTAATTAAACTAATTCTAAGTTACATAGAAGTCTCCAACTTCTGACATACTATCCTCATAGATATAATAATAAACATCTTTATCTAAATAAGGCATTTTGTCATTTATTGGAGTATAATCAGAATTAGTGTTTTCTTTTCTCTAATCAAACTCAGCTTTAGTCAAACTAACTACTTGGATAGCTACAGATTTCCATCCATCTTGTGATTTAATTAGAGACTTATCTTTAAGCATATAAGTAAATCCATCTGTAATACATGTTACTAACATTCCTTCATAAGCTGTATTAGGATTTATCTCATATAACTCTTTTTTAGTATCAATTACTAATCTATTGTCTAAAGGTTTTGGAGTTTGCATTTCAAAAGAAACTCCAAGTAGAGAATCACCTGTATATTTCATTTTAATGTAAATTGTATTTTATGTGGTAAAGTAGATACATATGCATCCTACTTAGTCCAAACAGAATAAGTGTATCCATTAATCTCTTCAGTAGATTTATCCCATCCATCTAAATTTACATCTAAATAACTAAGCCCTCCATCTACTTTAAATGAATCTATAGTAGAATTAACTCCCGGTAATTTAATAGTTGCTTTACCAGATAACTAAATAGTTAGTTCATCAGACTAAGTATTGAATGCTACTAACTAACCTTTATTATCGTTGTAGTACCAAGGATATGTAGCCGTAATATTGACTAGTAATTCTATAGAACCTGCTTCTATTCTCTAATTAGTTAATTCACCTCTATCATTAGTTAAATATTCTCCGGCATTATATCTAACATTTGCTGTATATGAATATTCTCCCAAATCATTATAAATAGAATTAGTAAATTCCTAACCGTTATGAGTAATAGATTGAGTAAGGTCAATCATTTCTCCAGCATCTCCCTAAATAAACTAAGGATTTAACTAAAGAACTGCTGTATTCATTTCAACTAACTAATCAGTTAAAACAGATGTTAATTTAGGTTGAATAAGGTCTCTAGTATATGACGGAAATAACATATCATTAATTATAGAAGAGAAAGCTTTACCTTTTAATTGCTTTACTGTAGTTCCTGCAGGAATACCTCCTACCTAATATTTGGATTTAGTAGAATCAGCTAAATCTGTTTTATAAACAGCGGCACTTGAACTTTCTACATAAAGACCATCGTCTTTTTCATTAATAGCATTACCATCAGCTTTAGATATAGCAAATCCTAGTTTATTCTATTTATTTAATCCTACTGAACCAGTATGGTCTATAATCCATTTTTCAATCTAAGCATCTACCTTAGGATTAACTAACCAGTTATTAATCCTTTCAATAGATTCATTAATTGTATTTATCTATCTATTAATAGCTTCGATACCTGTTGTATCATCATTTATCTAACTATTAATTCTATTTACATCCTCAACTAACTAAGATACTTTAGACTCAATATCTTTATCCTAATAAGATTTAGCTATTGTAATTAAAAAATCTAAAGCATCATTAATATTAGTTATATCTGTAATAGTATCAACTGGATTTTCCTTATTTGGATATATATAATCTCCTGTTATCTTAATACCCAAATTCTGTCTTACCTATTCTTTTTCTAGCTAAGTCTGGAACTCATTTAAATAGTTAATCTTAAATAAAGGTACATTTATAATAGGACGGTCTTTAGAACATGGTGTTAAATTGACCTTCCCTACCTAATTGTAAATAGAGTGTATCATTCTAATTTAAAAGTCTTTGTTTAATAAACTCATCATTATCTAATCTTTCTGGAAGACTAATAAAGCATATTATATTCATAAGATCTGTATAATCATCTCTATAACCATATGAAGCTCGCTTTAATAAGTCTCTATATAGTCTTATTGCTTTATGCTTTAGAACATCCACAACCATGAGATTTTATATGTTCAGGATTTCCAGTGCAGAATCCTCCACAAGTATTAAACTCTTCTATAATTCTTTCTGCATCCATAAACTATCCAAATTCTATTAAATAATCTATAATATTTAGAGTCATCCAAATAAAGTCTCTTGCATATAAATCATCGTTATAGGTAGAAACTCTACATTTATTAAGTAAATGGTCAAATATTCTTTTACAATAATTAATATAACATTGCTAAAGATTACCTGTATAGAAAGTATCTATTCTTTCTTTCTAAATAGGAGTACCCTCTAAATTAATTTCAAGTACTTCCTTTAAAGTAGTCTCTATTAACTCTCCATCTACTTCTTTTTTAATAACTCCTTTATCTATTATATAGATTCTATTTACTTTCTACTTATATTCTTCAGAAGCTTTCGTTTTATACCAATTGTACCAATTAATATTTGGAAATATAAAATGGTCAATCGTATAATAGCCATCTTCCAGAATATTGAAAGTACATGAATCATCTTTAAAAATACCATTGTCTAATTTAATGTGTTCATGAATTAAAGCATCTATATATTTAATATTCTTAGTAGTCACATATAACAGGGAATTTACTGTAACTGTATCACTATATTTAAATAGCAAAGTATCTTCATAAACACTAGAATCAATACTGTTTTCAGGGAGATACTAATTATATTCTTTAGATAAATCTAATATAGTTATACCTCCCTAAATAGTATTACAAATATCAATATTAAATTCCATTATTGAATTACTGATATTAATTGTGGTTCGCTCCAAATATTACCTGAATCATCTTGTGCATAATTAGTACTTACTCTAGTAGCTGTAATCATCCAAAGATAACCAGTACCTGTAACTTGATCTTTCCATATATCTCCAGGATTATCCTTAGTCCTATCTATAGAAGGGGATGAACTTGATGGAGTATACGTGTATTTAACTATCATTTTACTATCATAAGACCATTTAGAATTTAAACCTATAACAAATTCAGTCCAAGTACCATTTTTTCTAATTCTGGTAGCTACATATCCATAAGGGGCGGAAGCACTAATACTTACTGGAGATTCACTCCATATCATTGAATTATCTCTCTTTTTAGTTTCATCTATAATATTAGTTATAGAAGCTTGTAAATTATCATAAGGAGTATCATCCTCCTTATATGCCTATGGATAATATATTCTAGGAGTTTTTGTATTATCCATAGCTATATATAAAGACTAATTGATTTCGGCTATATCTGCAATTACTATTTCATATACAGATTTCTTATCTGCTTCTGCAATTCCCGTATATCCTATAACAGTACGTTTCCAAGCATAAGGTTTATTAGTAGTTGGTAGCTAAAAAGTGTTACTCCACTATGTTTCATTCTTTATCTGCTCAGTATCTGAAATATTAGACACTAAATAAGATATTTCAAATGTAAGATTAGATATAGCTGCCTAATCTCCGTTTTTATTAGCTACCTATTTATATAAATCCTAAATAGCTGACTGTACATTATTTATATCTGTTTTACCAGTATTTACTGATACTGCATCTGCCTAGGTATTAGGATAAATGGCTTGACTTTCTGAATCATATAATTGTGTTGCCATTATGACTGTCTAATTTTATCATTATAAGGATTTCCATCATGTAACTAAGCAAGCTCTATCTTAGTTTTCTCATCCTCTATATCTAACTATCTAGTTCTATAAGTTCTATCAGTTTGAGCTTTAAACCAATTAACTTGATATTCTAACTATATCTTGGATTGATCTAGCTGCATCTTCTACTCATTTAGCTATTGAATCTTCTACTATGCTTTCTATAATTCCTATTGAGCCTGCTATAACTACTAACTAGTCTCTTCCAATTTGGACTATAACTGTTGTATCTAATTATTTTCCTCTTTCTATTTTTCAATAGCTTTTTGTACCTTATATTTAAGGTCAGTAAGACTCTTAGCTGTAAGGGCTTCAAATATAATATCAGCACTAACTAAACCAGATTTAATTAAATCTGGAAGTGTAGATTTAATAGTCTACATATCCTACATAATATCAGTACTAGATATTATATGAATATCATAGTCTGTTAAAGTATAGTGTTCAGGAAGTGCTGTAAATATTTTCTAATATTTTTCACCTAATATAAGAGTTCCTGTGATACCTTTTTTATAAACTATCTTAGCTTCATTAAGGCAATCAGTTAATAACTAATTAACTACTAAGTCCATCTATTGAAAGATTGGTTTAGTTATAGTAAAAGAATTAGTTACTCCCTATTTAATGTTAGTTACAGCATCGTGTTGTTCAATACCATTTAGCCTTTCTCTAAATACTCCAGTAATAGAAGATACAGTATTTTCAATAGACTAAATAGTTAAATCAATTGCTTGAATAACTTGCGCAGGAAGAGATTCATCGTAACCATTAAATATAGTATTTAAAGGGGCATTACCATTTTCATTTCTTCCCTCCTAAGCTGTGTCTATAAGCATAGTTCCCTACTTTTTATATGCAATCCATTTCTATATTCTAGCTGCATATTCAGGTCCTAAAAAAGTAGGAATCATAGAAATGTCAATAATACTACCTTTTACTCCACTATTAGCAAGAATAGCATCTCTATAATAATTGAGGACATCATACTAGTCTTGTAAATGCGCACATTTTAATATTAGACTATAAGGTTGACGTGCTCTATTAAGAAAATAAACACCGTTTACTGTAAGAGTACAATAATTAGGATTATCCTAACATCTAATTACATTATTATCCTATCCTCTTAATATATAGAATTCTTCACCTATTCTAATACAATTATATCGTTGCATTGTATAGTTTGAATCTGTTTCAATCCATTCTACATCATAAACAGGAATATAATTATATTTATAAGAGTCATCATCTGGATAACCTGGAAGTAAATCTATATCTTCATCATCTTCTCTATCCTCATCAATAGACACAACCGGACCGTAAGCTCTTCTATATCTAGCTATACTATCATCGGTCCAATCATCTTTCATTTTCTATATATCTTCCTTAGATAACTCTTTACCATATTTAGCTATTATCTAACTCTTAGTAAGCCATTGTCTAACAACACTTCTATTAGAGTTCTTTACATAAGGAGATTCTGGATTCTTATCGACAAAAGTATTAAGAGGATTAAGTACTTCTATTTCTATGTTAGTTTTATTTAAAGAAGGTTTGATTCTAAAATAACAGTAACCTGTAACTAATAAATCAATAAATAACTATCTAAGTTTAGTTATGAAATCAGTTTCAGAAGATTGCATTATATACTAAAGTATATTCTATGCTGCTATTTCATATTGTGAAGTAAAAGACTAATCAAGTTCATCTATTATTTTATCTAACTACTATTTGATATTTTTATCAACAATATCTTTACCTCCTATAAGTCTAAGTAATGAATTATTTAAATGAGTTTTTAAAAAAGTAGTAACTCTAGCAGTAAGCTCTATCTATTTTTCTCTACCTATATTAGATATAGTTCTACTATCTTTACAAGATACTTTTGGAAGTATAGGTGTTCCCAAAAATTCTCCTACTAAAGCATCTACATGCTTCTTTAATAAGGGAGTAAAATTTACAGAAGTTGGACTTCCTATACCACAATTTTCTTCTAAATATCTAAACTATTCTTTGTCTCTTTTACCATTATAGTAATTAAACGCTTTCTATAATTTAGTTTTATTAACTACTAATTCAGAGATTATTTCATTAGTTTTATCTATTAATTCGTTTTCTGTCATAACATAAAGTTGGTTTAGGAGGTTGTACTTTAACAGCTTTAAAGAATTTTACTTCATGTAATTTACTTTTTCTAAGCTCCTCCTTTATATATGGTATAAATTCTTTATCTGGTAAATCTGCTATATAAACTACTGGGTTTTCAGCGTGATTAAGATTCAAAGCAACTTTATATCCTACTGGATCTAAATCAGTAATTTGAATATCTCCTATAAAATCCACCTAGAACTGTGTCCTATAATAATCTCGGATCACTTGTTTCAATTCTGTATGAGTCATCCTATTTTTCCTAATTAATTAATATCTACTATATAGGTTTCTTAGGTATAGCTCCAAAATGTCTATATCCTTTTTCATCTATATAGTATCCTATATCCTAGAACTCTTCTACTTCTTTATCTACTTTAGTAGGCTATCTACCAGAAAGCTCCTGGTCTGCTAATTCCACCATACCTAAACTTGCAATAATATCAAATTTAGTTTTATTTTCGTCATTATAGTTATTTAACTATTCTAACATTTCTTCAAACCATATAGTATGTCCATAATCTTCTACAAAATCAGCTATTAAATCTGTCTACTATTCTATAATAGCTTTAGTAGCAGGAGTACCATACTATTTAGTAGTACCATATTTAATATCAGTAAGAGTTGCTCTAGGTCTTTTCATAAAATACTGAAGACACTTATTTTCTCTAGCCCAAGTTACCATTCCCATACGAGTGGCTTCTATATTTATCTTAGAATTATAGTAACGGCACATACACATAGCTATCTTATAAGCTTCTCTAATATTAGCAGGTCTATCTTTATACATAGCTACATACTAAGGTTCATTCATTCCAAATGCCCTCTTTTTAATAACTATACAAAAGTCAGAAGGATCTCTGGTTTCTTTAGAAGTCTAATTAGCACCTATATCAATACCATCAATTCCTGCAACATACATATCATTCATCTCTTGATATGTCTAAGGTGTAAATTCCAATCCTTGTTCTTCAGCTTCCTTTTTCTACTTCTCAATCTATTCTTTATATAAAGGAGACCATACAGGATGTTCCAAAATCTGAACCTTACCAGCACCAGGAATCCATCTAAAACCATCTACATTATCTAATGTATGTTTATTATTCTTATAAGTATAGTCTAATAATCCTACTTGTGGTTTAGGTCCTATTTTGTGAAGTCTTATATTAGCTAACTAATTAGCTATTATAGTTTTATTAAATTTATTCTAACCTTCAAGAGTAAATGCTTCTTCTGCATTCCAACAATACTCAGCGCAATGCTTTACATAATCATCAGGCACAGATAGTAACTCATTTCTCTCCTTAGTTAGCATTTTCTTATATTCAGTCTAGTTACATACTCCTCTAGAATCCATGTATTCAGGATTAAGAGATTGTAAGAAATATGGTATAAAGAAACCTGTTTCAGCAACAGCCCCATCTTGTGTCCAAGAGTGCCTAAAAGGTAGTACCTTATAACTTTTAGGATTATAATATATCTTTTTTAGTCCTTCAAGGGCAGCACCAATATCACCACCAGTTCCACCATAGACCTAAATACCTCTAATAATACCCTAAACTTCACATAATGCCCTACCTTGAACAACTGCAGTAGTTAAATCATTCCAAGAACCTGCTTCATCATATATAAGTAAATCAACACGGTCTCCACGAATCTTAGAAGGTTTATCAGCTAGTATTCCTTTAACTACTGATTGCCAACCATCATCAACAAACTAACCATCTTTCTTTACCTAGAATCCAGATTTAATTTCCAATGCAGTATCTTTAAGTCTTGGTTTAAAGAATCCATCTGCATTCATATTAAGAAAAGTAAGAGCGTGGTCAACCTTACTAAAAGTACCTTTTAAATATACGTCTTTAAAGCAAGTAATAAGAGTTCTACTCTTTTTAATAGCTGTATACATTCTAGCAGCAATAGATGCCATAATCTCACTAAATCCAATAGAACGTGCTTTCATAAGACAAGCATTTCGTCTTAATACTCTACACATCTATAAATAATGAAAGAACATATACTAGGAAGCCATAAAATTAGGGAAGTTATCTTCAGTACCACTACCTGCAGCTTCATCCTAATCTACAACAGGCAACTAATAAAAATTAAGGAAGAAATAGTTATCACCTGTAATAGTATAACCATGTGAGGTCATACCATATTTACATCTTTTATACTATTCCTTCCAAAATGCATCCCAACGTTTACTTCTTGGTAAGTAAGAACAGTATCTACCAGTTCTTTTAAATACTTCTCGTACTTCTGTAAACCAATCAGGATTAAAATCTAAACTATGAGTTTCATCAATAGGTCTATATCCAGTTATTTCATAACTGAGAGTTGGATCAAAACAAGTTATTTCCTAGTTAATAGGAACATCCCAATAAGATTTATCATTAGATCTTTCTAATCTAACATTATCTATTAATTCTTGTACTTCTTGATAATCCTCTTCCTGCTATTTTTTTCTAATATCATCAACTATTAACTATAACTCAGTAGGTAATATTTTCTTCTTCGTCATAATAATTAATTATTAAATATCACCTGGATCATAACCAGTATTAACACCACCTCTAGTAGTAGATTCTTGTGATACTGATTCTTTTACTTCTTTTTCCAAAGTAACTAGTTGTTCATGTACATTACTTAACTAAGCTACTTCCTTCATAAATTTCTCAGCAGAGAATACAGGCTTACCATTTATATCACGTTCATTTAAATCTACTATAACATCAAAATAATCAATTAACTAGTCCGCTGCCTTTTTAGCTGCTCCTAGTAACTAAATAGATTTATTAGAGTCTTGTAATTTTCTATATTTACGACAAGCTTCTCTAAATATTGGGTCATTAAATTGTTCTTCTGTTAAACCACTATCAGCAAGAGCTTCTTCATGTCTTTCCTATTCAGAGTAGTTAGCATACTAAGATTTCCAATCAAGGGCTAAATAAATGTAAGTAAGTTCCTTAATTACTCTAGTTTTTGTTTTAGTTTTATCTCTATCTAGAAGAGCCTTAAACTCCTTAATTAAAAGAATCTCAGGCTCATTTATTTCTAGCTAAAGATGGTCACTATCATAATTAAATACATTCATAAATCATTAACATTAAACATATGTTTTAATTATCTCTTCTTTTTATAATTCCATGGAGCTACATTAGTATCATCTTTACCAATTTCTTTTCGATTCTTTCTTTTCTTAAATTCTTTAATAGGGTCAGACTTTCCTCCATTTTGCATCTTTTTACCTGCGCATACTTTACAGATTTCTCCACCCTTTTTAAAATATACTACTTCTTGACCTTCTGGACATTCACTAACCTATTTAAAATAATTAAGTTTAGCACCAAGTCTTGCTTTACGAGAACCTTGCATTTTTTGAATAATAGCTTGAAGTAATTGTGCTATTTGTAATGCTTGCTAATCTCCTTGCTATGCAGCCTATGTAATCTACTAAATAGTCTAATTAGCCTACTAGTCTCCTTGCATTGCTGCTTGAACTAAAGCAATAGCTTGTTGTGTTATATCTTGCTATCCATTAGTCTATTGTGTTTGACCTCCTTGTTGATATTTGAACATCTGTCCTCCTTGTTTAAATTTTAAACTAACTAACTAATTATTCTGACTTGGATCATATCCTAAATTAGCTAAATTAGGTTTAGTTAATTGATACTTACTAGTCTAATTCTAAACAGCATTATTTAACATATTCTGCTAGATTTTACTATCTTCTACAATTTTACCTACAGATTGAGTATAGTTATCAGTTGTAGGATTATTTAAATATGTTCTTAACTATTTTCTATCTGAACCTGAATAATCATAAGGATTAAGCCCATTATCTCTCATACCCTATCTAATATCACTCCTATTAAAGTTATGCTCAGTAAGTTTTGAATAACTATTTAATGGTGTATTTTTCTACTAATTAGTAGGTATACTTCCTAAATTTGGTGCTTTGTAATTACCATTATTAATCAGGGTAGATACATTATGTGAATTAGTTATATCTGTGGTCTGACCATTTGGAGTAGATAAAGTTACTCCACCATTCCCAACATGAATACCATATCCTGGAGTTCCCTAAATAGGAGTTGCCTACTTAGTTGGATTTGTAGATGAATTAAACTAGTTACCTCCTCTCTTACTATAAACATTATTTAAATAACTAGCTAAATCTCTATGTTGAGATAGGTAATCTCCTACTTTACTGAAATCTCCTGTCTTATAAGCATTTGCTACATCTGCTTGAGATACTCCATTATAATTCCATATTCCTCTACCCTTATTAATCCATGAATTAGATGCAGGAGCTTTTGGAGCTAATGCAGTTCTTGATTTGTTAGTAGCAGGAGAATTTGTAGGAATTTTATTCTATTTATTTACCTAATCTTTATAACCATATAAATAGTTAGGATTAGTCACCTAAGATACTATATCTTTGGATCCAGCAGAAGACTGCTATTTTACAGAAGCAGCTGGTTTATTTACTTTTTTCTTTAAAAAATTTCCTGTATTTATGTCATAATTACCCTTTGCTCCAAATCTAGAAAAGAATCTGCCATTAGAATAAAATATTCCATTGTCATTTACTAATCGGTAAGATTTATCTTGAGGATTATACTAAATATTACCATTAGCATTTTGACTTTGAGCGTCTGTTGACTATGCTGCATTAACTGTTTTCCATGCCATAATTATATAAGTATTAAATCCTTAGTATTAAATACTGCTTCCTACATTAATCCAGAATCAGTAAACCATCTACATCTTAATCCTTTTAACTCAGGACTATCTTTAAACAGTGATTGTTCTTTTCTAAGAACAAGCATTGCTGGGGAGTGCATCTTGTCATGCTAACGCAAGATTACAACATCCCCAGGACTAAAATAAATCTTGTTTTCCATTATTTCTTTTTTATATTATTTCTTCTTTCAGTTAATTTTTCGTTAACTATAGCCATGATACGAGATTCATTTACTACCACAAAACCTTGCTTGAAGAATGGAACAATAGCTTCACTAGCTTTGGTATAGAATACTACATCACCTTCTTTTAAAAATTCACATTTATAACCTGTTTCAATAACTGTTCCAACTTTAATAAATTGTTCACATTCATGTATTTGACCATCTTCCTCACTCTTATATTGTGGAGTAAATCCGCCAAGGTCAGTAATAATTCCACTTTCTACTGTTACTTTTTGGAATGGATTTTCATCAAAAGGTTTAATTAGTGCATAAGAACCCATTGGTAATATTTCTAAACCATTGATGTCCTTTGAGATTTCCTTAGCGTAGTCTTCAAGAGCTTTATTGTGTTTTTCAAACTTGTCTACATATTCATCTACTTGTGTATTAAATTTAGCTTTCTTTTCATTAGCTAAAATAATATCTGCTCTTTGTCCATTAACTACTATAGGTGTTCCTGTACTTTCCATTCCTATAAGATTTTGTGCTACTTTCTCATTACCATTTAATTCATTTCTAAAATCCATAATCATTCAAATTACTTAATTAATAAATTACTGTAATTTACCATTTACATAAATCACATTTCTCTTCATTTAATCTAGTCTTATTTTCTAATATACAACCACATTGATCACATATGTCTCCAAATTTAATAGTCAGTTTATGTTCACATTGGTTACATATAGATAATCTATAATCTGATAAATCTTGATGTTTATTTTTTATATTAAAGTAAATGCTTTTTAATATAGTTAATGGTTTAGTTAAAATACCATGTAACCATTTAATTAGTATATTCATATTTAGTTTTCAGAATCCCATTTCCCACAAGGGCAGTGACTATTTTTATTATTTATCTTCCATTTTAGATGGCAGCCACATCCTTTTAAATATCCTTCTTTAGGTTCTGTATTTACATCATTATTAATAGGATTTAAATAAAGATGAGCATTACAAATCTCATTTTCTTGATCACATATAGGGCATGCTCTACATATTTTAGTACGCTTAGTAATATATTCTTCCATGTAATTAATATATTTATTTAAATAGTTCCTAGATAGCTCTATATACGATATAAGAGACCATCAAGGTAACTAATATATTTAATATCATATTAATATTCGATTCGTTTATTTTTTAATCTACGTTCAGCTAGTAAATGTTCTTTCTCATAAAAAGATAACATTCTTTCTACTTCCTTTTTAAGGTATGGTAGTTTATAAACTGTCATATTATCTTGATGGTCAAAATGAACTAATACTAATTCTTCTATAGTAAAATCAGGATTATAAGATTCTATTATGTAGGCATAAGTACTTAATTGAAGACAGTAATGATAATAATTACAGTCATCTAAATTATTTAAAGGAAACTTCATCTTAACTGAACTTCTAATTTTTGAATCAAAGAAGCTCTTAGTTTCTATCTTCTTGTTAGTTTTATAGTCACCTATAGTAATAGAATTACCCTTTTTAACTAATAAATCTATTTGTCCAGCTATATGTAATTTACCAGAAGGTGAATCCCAGTGAATAAGATATTCTGGATATACCGCATTCTCCAAATCTAAAGTTGTTCTATCTTTTTGACATTCAAATCTGCCCCCTATTTGATATTTAGATAAATTAATGTTTCTTTTAGCTTTATACATTGAATTTTCTAATTCAGAATGTATTTTAGTGCCTCTTTCACATGATCTTCTATTTTCAGCATCCCAATCATCTAGGATTCCTTGCTGAGTCTTATTAAATAGATTAATATCTATATCATGTAATTCAAGTAAAGAGTTATCAAATTTCTTTGTAGATAAAAGTGACTTCTTTTCTAATTTCCAGCTATCAGCATCTAGTAACTTTTCCATAGCTTTATAAGCTGACCAAAATTCCTTATCAAATGGTTGAGCAAATTCCTCAATCATAGTTGTTACAGATGTAAATTTAATTGAGGGGTCAGTTAAATCGAAATATTTATGAGCTGCCTCATTAAATCCAATGTTACCATTTTGTTTGTCAATTTGTAATTCATTCATAAAACATAATCATTATTCATTTAACTTATAATCTATTAACTTTTATTTTTTCATACACTATTATATATTTATAATATGTGAAATACAAATAGAAGATTAAATAATTAACGTAAATTAATAATTAATGAATAATTTTGAATTATTTAGTATTCCGATGTTAGCTAATGGTTCAGGAATACACATTAAGAAAGAAAATAGAGGGAAATTTACTGAAACTAAAAAGAGAACAGGTAAAACTACTGAAGAATTAACTCACAGTAAAAATCCTCTAACTAGAAAGAGAGCCATATTTGCTTAGAATGCAAAGAAGTGGAAGCATGGAGATGGTGGTGAAGTACATAAGCCAAATGGTCATAGATCAATATTAGATAATGGATGGTTTAAAACAAAAGACTTAAAGAAGAATCATCCTATCACTTATTAGTAGGGAGGAAGTTTTACTACAGGAGCATTAGTTGATGCTATTTATGATAATGGCTCAGAATAGAAGTATGGAAATGGAAATTATAATAATGTCAACACTGCCTTATTCAGCAAATATAAACCTACAGGAAAAGATTAGCATCGTGATGATAGAGTAAAACTAATTAATCATCCAACTCACCCTAAAAGGGGCACATTTAGTAAAGATGGTTTAAAATTTTACATGACCGACTTCGGAATGAATAACCCTAATCTTACATTGTTTGGTGCTCCTGATAATTACCCAGATGGTCAAACTACCATGATATATAAAGGAGGAGTTGTGCTGCCTGAAATTACTGTAACTCCTAAACATGGAAAATATATAGATAATACTTACGATTAGATAAAAATTTATCCTAATACAATTAAAAAACATTAGTAGGGTGGAAATTTTTAGATTAATAATTCATAGCCTCAAGTGTTATAGAGATATATCGCATTAGTTAATTAGGGTATTCCACAGTAGGCAGCTTTTGATACTTCACATTTATCTATTGTAGAAGATGGAAGACCTGGTAAATATTATTCATTTGGAAGAAGAGCTTCTAACTTAGGTGGATGGACTAAAAATGCAACTGATAGTCTAACTAATGGTAGATATAAAAACTTATAGAATGTCTAGAACTTTGGATAGTTTAAATAGGGATTAAAACAGAAGAATTATAATACTAGACCAGCTTTCTATAATACTGAAATAAATAGGGGAAGGGATAAAAATAAATAGATAATTAATTAGTGGAATAAAACAAATGGTCTTCCATTAATAGCTGGATTATATAATTAGAATATTAATTAGGTATGAAAGATATAAATATACAATTAAATGAATTGCAAGAATTTTTAGATTTTATAGATGAAAGAGACCGATAGTTATGGAATAAATATTTAAAATTTTAAAATGTATATTACACTTGGGGAAGGTCTTTTAGATTAGTTAAAAGATGAAAACTATTTATTAACAGAGCCTCATACTATTACTGAAATATTAAATTATTTAGAATATGAATAGCTAGTTAAGTGATTTATTTGTATCATATAAACCAGTAACTAATTATCCTTATATAGAATAGTCTGATTAGACTAATTATATAGATAGTTAGAATGACCCTTTTATAGATACTCTTCAGTTACCCATAACTAAATAGAATAAATCTAATCAGGGTTTTGCAGGCTGGAAGCCATTAACTAATAACTAGTTTAGTTAGAATAGTAATTTAGCTAATATGAGTTTTGAAGATTTAATTAAAACTTATAATTTACCTATTTAGATTTCATCTGGATATAGAGGTAAGAATGGATTCAGAGGAGGTAAAACTAAATCTGGTAAATAGTCTAATCATAATAAATTAGATGAGCATGGACATCCAATGGCTTATGATATTTAGCCACTAGTTAATGGTAGAGTAGATAAAAGTGATTCAGCATTTGCCAATCTCAGAAATATATTAGCTAATAATTAGGATGTAAAAGAATGGTTTAGAATGAGAAATTGGGGAATACTAGATGAAACTACTCCTTAGATGATGGCTAAAACTGGAGCTACTGGAAAACATTTCCACATAGGTCCAGACAGAGCTGCAGTTAGATTTAGTTAATAATTTATATAAGTATATTGTAATAATTAAATGAAAGAGTTTTTAATTGAATTAATTACTGCACATACAGGAATAAGTAGTAAAAGAGTGTGTGGTATATTAGGATGGTTAATAGGTTTAATTACTTTAGTATACTGTACTATTAATTAGATAGAAGCACCATAGATGATAGATACTATGTTCTATTGTTGTATGGGTTTATTAGGTATAGATAGTGTTACAGGAATTTTTAGAAAATAGAAAGATGAGTAATATGTTTAATATAAAACATATATTATTAAATATAAGATGTTTAGATATAGTAGTTATATTTATATTAGTGGCTATATTTAATAGTATATTATCTGCTTTGTTTATTAATACTGTATATGCTGTATGGAAGTTCTATAGTAATAGAAGAGTAGATTATGTATTGTTAGATAGTATAGGAGTAGCTGTTGGATGGTTATTATATGAAGTTATAATTACTATAATATAAAAATAAGGGAAGCCTAGTTTCACAACTAAGTTTCCCTTTTAACGTTTGAAAACAATATGGAAAAACTAAAATTATTAGCTTAATATCTTACACTCTCTTCATTTATTGAATCCATCCAATTTAAGAACCATTGAGTATCTTGTAAATCAATATCTAATGATTCATCAATTAAATCAGATGTTTCCTTTTTAATTTGCTTAGACTTTATATTTAAGTATCTCTTATATAATGTATCAGACATATTTAAATTTTGTTCGGCATTCTTTGTATTAATCAACTTGTTCATATCCTTGATTTAATAAATAATTATCAGCATTCTTTATACTTGTAGCTGAATAATTTGTTTTCTTATTTATATAATGATGTAATAAAACTATGTCATTATCCTCTTCTTCATCTATTACATAATTTTTTTTAATTATAAAATCTAAATAATTTTCTGCTTCTTTTAAATCCCCCTCGTATTCTTCTTTAAAAAGTATTTCTATTTCAGAAGAATATTTCCTGAGTTTTCTTAATTTCTTTTCTAAATTAGTTGTTTTAAGAAGCTTTCCATTTAATTTATAAATTGCTATAATCATAAATAACTCAATTTAGTTGGGGCGCTGAGACTCGAACTCAGACCAAGGGTTTTAGAGACCCCTATGACTTAAAACCTTTACACCACACCCCAGTATAGCTAGTTACTAAACTAGCTGTGTTTCATATTTACTATTTAAGCTTATAAAATAAGTTAAAATTTAGAAATATGTAATTTAAGATTAGTTAAATGTTTAATTTTATCCTCTACATAATTATAAACATTTCTTTTAAATATATTAATACCATCTTCAACATCTTTCTGATTATCAGAATCAATCAAATTTTGAATATGGTTTAGTTCTTCTTTACCAATAAACTCACAAATTGCTATGAAGTCCTCATCACTTATGTTTTCTAAATTTGATAGAAAATCATTCTTAATTGCTTCAATAGGATTGTCATAAGTAATAGAAATTGTCTTTGAGTTATCTGTATGTTTTATTTCTACTTTTAATCCATCTTTATTATAACTATAATCTTCATTATGGTCTGAAGCTATTAATAACTCTTTTATATCTTGCTCAGACATTAATTGTTCTATTAATTCTCCTAAATTCTTTTTCATTTTTATTTAAGTTTTAACTAGATATGATCTCTTCTGAATCACATATAACCATAATGGTAAATGTCAAAAAATGGGAAGTTAAAAAATGTTAATATAAGAAAGTGCTATTATGCACATATATAATAGATACTCGCATGCTAAATATATATACAGAGTCTCTAAATCTACGGGGGTCTTTAAATCTACGGTGGACACCCACTTTAGTCCCTCCCTCATACTTGAATAAAAAAATAAACATATTATAATTTAATCATTTAAAAATTAGAAGAATATGAAAGATTTTAAAGCAAGTACAGCCGATTTGAAAAAGCAGTTTGACGAATTGAATAAAATCCGCAAAGCTGCGGGTCTTAATGAGTTAACTGATGACGCCTGGAAACAGATGCAGACACGCCAAGAAGGAGGCAATGGTTTCACTATTGGAGAAACTATTCACTTGACAGGCGAAGTTGAGATTGTTGTCGTTTACGCAAATGTAAATGGCACACAAGTTCCACAAAACACTTTCTTTGCGGCTAAGTTGTCCGATGGTCGTAACATTTCACTTCGCAACCTTATCAAACCAAGTTTAGCGGGCTATAAGTGGGAAGGCACGTTTAAGGAGGACAACGGAAAAGAGGGCAAAGCTCGTACAGAAACCGAGCATACAGCGCAACACATTGAGGGCTTTGACCCTGCAAATGTTGAGTTCTGGGACGCTGAAACAAGAAACGTTTTGGAGCTTTTTATGGCAGTAAAAGCAGGTAAAAAGCAACTCCCAACTGAACTTACATTGGTGGCTCAGGGTTGTCGTCCTATTGTAGCAACTCGTGGTGTCAGTCAAGGCAATTTGGACTACGCAAAGGGAGCGCATAGAGTGATGCGTGTAAACGTATGGTCACTCTAATTTAATAGGTAGGGAGAAATCCCTACTTATTAAATACTGTCTTTGTACACCAGTGCCGATGATACAATGTTCATTTTGTACTGGTGTGTATTTTAAAATTTGTAAGCAAGTGCCGATGATGTCATTATTTTAACATATGAGAAAAGTAAGAACAAAAAAGGTTATTTGTCTTAAAGGAACTTATTCAGGTAGTACATTTGTAAGTGATGATGGTAGAGAGTTTACATTATGTGGACAATTTACACCTCATCCTCAATATGGCTACTTTGAATTACATGATTTAGACGACGGTTGGTATCGAATTAGTCGACGAGTGGTACTGGAACTGTCGTAATTAACAAAACAACAACAAAACACAACATCAATAATTTATTAGAGTTAGTTCACAATATGTTTATTTTTTTTATTCTGGCAAGCTGGAAAGACAGCTAAATTTAATAACAAAATTAAAATAATAGTATTGCAGTAGCTTTCAGATACGCTGGAGAGGTAAGCGCGCAACGGCAGTATGAGAAGGGGAGACATTTAATGTATCTGCTCACATTACCCTATTTTCCTCATTTGGTGTATTGAGAACTACTACTTTACTTTATGGCAATTCAAACAACAACAAACAACAAAACAACACTAAGTCCTTTATTCGGTTAGACGGTTAAACTGAAAATTAGTTTAAAGTAAAAAAGTAAAAAGCGATATTAGGTAGTTGACTTTTTCTCTTATTATAATTGTAAAATAATACAATTTTAGTAAGTTATTAACAGGAAGTATCTAAAGGGTATTCACAAACACCTCAGAAAATTTTCTTATTTCTAAATAAGTGATAATGGGATAAGGCGTTAAACACTGATGTAATAGTGTGAACTCTCATTGTATAATGGACTTAAAGGCATAAGTAGACACTATATTTATATGAGGATTTAGAAATCAATTTGAGGTCGCTTCCTCATAAGTCAGCCAGGAGACTATAAAATTCATACTGATGAGACTGGACGAAATACCTAGTAACAGTTGTACGTTATTAGGTATCTATGAATAATTAAAAATTGACAATATAGAAAATTTAGATAAAGCGTTTATGCCAGGTTACATAACTACCTCTTTAAATGGTAAGGTTATTGAAGTAGACAAATCTGAAGTAACTGAGGATAAACAAAGAATGGTTGGTAATTACTACAAAACTGTTCTTAGAACATGTAAAAAATAACATCAAATATAATACATTAACAAAGTAAACTATGACATTTCAGATTATTAACACAACAACAAAACAGCCGATTAATTTGGCAGAGTTTGACAGTAAATACTGTACATTTACTGGTACTCCTGAACTTTCTAAAGAGTTTGCTGAATGGTTTCACTGGATGGAAAGTATATTTAATACCTATGCAGATATTGCAGATAATACTAAGGACTCTTTAATATATAGACAAGTAGTACATAACCACAGCAATCGTATGATGACTTGTGATCAGGTAGTGCAATGTCTAATTATATGTGAAGGTAAATTAGTATTACCTTCTGATGATTTTGAGTCTCTTAACTATGAACTTGAACAAGTAAGAAGACTCATTAAGTTTTTCTTATCAAAGGGTATCCGTAAAGAATACTATTTTGAGTTTCATTATTAATAAATAAAATGGAAAAGAATATATTAAAAAATGGTACAAGAGTGATTAGTTTCGCTCCGGATGATGAGAGTGATAACGTACTTGGTACAATCACGAGTAACTATAAAGTTAATGCCACAATTAACTACGATGTTCACACTGACGACCAAGAGGAAGGGGTACAAGACCTCGACTTCCAAGAGCGTGGTGAAGATTTCGAGTTAGTTCCACAAAAGTTTATTAACTTAACTCCGCATACAATCACACTTAATAATGGTACAGAGTACCATCCATCAGGTAAGGTGGTACGAGTTGAGAACAAATTTAGCAATTTCTGCTGTGGTATCTCAAAAGTATTCTATGGGGAGATTGAAAATCTTCCAGAACCAGAAGATGGGGTTTACTATATTGTGTCAGCTATGGTATTAGCTGCAAACAATAGCAAGCCAATATGGAGACGTAGAGGTGACTTAGTAGCACCAGCTACTGGTCATCCAGACTGCGTTAGAAAAGACGGATTTATCGTATCAGTCCCAGGATTCGTACGATAAAATCTAGTAATAACACATTAACAATAAAAAACATGACAAAAGAAGAAGCATTAAGAGTAGCTGCCTGCTATGGTCTTGAGACTGAGGTAGCAAGAGAGATTAATTCAGGTCTTACACCTGAACAGGCTCTTTATGAATGGGATTTGTAATAATCCCATTCAACTCTAGTAAATGAAAGCATTGTATTAAGGTTGTAACTTAACTAGAGTTCTATAAATATAATACTAACAACTCTAAATATTCACAATATGATAACAGGAAATTCGACACTATTACAAGTTTATTCTCTCTATAATAACAAAATTAGAGAGAAAGAACGCAAGAATTGGAGATACAATTTATATAAGTATCACAATATGGAAACAGCTAATCGTAAATCACATAACTATGCAGTTAATCAACTAATTAGAGAATGTGAATTAGATTATACTCCAGACACATTCAAATTGATGTCACTCATAATTAATGGGAAATTCTCTGTTAGAAAGATGTCAATAGTTAAAGTAGATATAGCATTATTTAAATTAGCTAATTATGCTAATATCTAATTAATAATATATTATTAACACTATAAATAATTTAGAAAATGAATCACATTATAACAACTAAAACGTTCTTTATAGTAAGTCTAATAGCAGAAATTTTATTCTTAATTTTTCTCACATATTGCATGATTAGACTGAATAGCAGATGCTTTGTAGTCTGGTTTTTTGTGTTATGTGCAGCTTTAACTCATGCTTATTTATTATTTACATCAAGACATGATAAAGGACTGCCATTAGATTAGTAATCATTACTATAACAATATATAATAGCAGTATATTCTGTTATTTAATTACTCTTTAATTCCATTTATGTAGGTAATACTGAACAATAGTAAGTATTAAAAAGGTTGAAATTCCTTTCACAGTCATCCAATCCAGCTGTGATAAAATCTCATTCTAATAACTAATTAGCTATTTAGTGTATAACTAGTTAGGATAGGAAACCTTTACGTGGTGAATGAGATTGATTAACTATATAATAATATATTTAGTTATTCACTAATATCCTATTTAATTAGAAACAATATTAAATAACAATACTATTAATTAAACAGATTAGAAACATGAAAAAGATTATTAAAAATTCATTATTGAACAGATTGTTCAAGACAAAGGAAGTAAATGCTAATAGTATAGACTTCCATGTTCAACAACACATTGTAGGCTGTGCTGACCAATATCTCTATAGTATTGGTAATTGTAATTCTCTTATTGAGATGATGCACATTCACAAGAAGTTATGGAATGATGGCTTCAAGAATGAGAACACTAAACCATGTAAGTATGGATTCTTTCGTACTGAAGACATCGCAACTATGAGAACGGATGAAGTCTATTTAGGTGACATCTATGGTCTTTGGACTCATAATATTCCATTCTGGGAAGATAATAGAGATGAAACCATGGCAGGTAATGGCTTCGGAATTTCAGGCGATACTAAATGTTATGACCTTATTTTAGATCAATACAGAATATGTCTCAGCAATGCTGTAAAATATCAAAAGAGAGCAGCAGAAAACTTAGTAAATAAATATTTGGAGTTAGGTTACTAATTAGTTCAAATATTACATAATAATTACTAATTAGTATGGATACAGTAAAAAGAGACAATATGATACGAGCACTCAAACAATTTGCTGAGATAGCTTGTACTGATAAAGGTATAATGAAAGTCTTTACTGATAATAACTTAAAAGTAATTGACTTTCTAGATTACTAATTATTTAGTTGTATCATCAAAACATTCAGAAATATCTAACAATATTTTACTCTCACTCTAGAGTATAACTAGTAGTTGACCTAAGATATGTCATTAAACTATCTTTTATATTTAGTAACAGACTTAGAAAAGAATTATGGGATGGATTAGCGAGATTGAAGTAATGGCTACATGCACATTTGATAATGGTAAGAAACTTACAGCCCACTTTAATGTAAGAACATTTAATAGGGGATTATGGAAGGATGAAATGGCTTTACAAATTAAAAATAGTCTGAACTCATCAGGTATGTACAGAAAATGTGTAAAAGTCAGAGTACATTAAAATGTGTATAACTAGTTAGTCATAACTTTATATAACTCACAATAAAGAAATGGAATAGCTGCTCATAAGAGCAGTAGTAATTAAATAATAAATAATAATATGAAACAGATTAAATTTGATGGTCAAGAAGGACCACAGTTGGTATCAACTTTAGCCGTTAATGAAGAATTAGCAGCTAAGTACATTGTTCCTGAGCCAGAAATGGTGTTAGGTGCATTCAAAAACGTCTTAATCCAGGCTTTGGATAAGAGAAAATCAGTTTGTTTCTCCAAGGTGATGGAGAATACTGAAAGAATCATTGAGACTAATGAGTGTTCTATTGCTTATGTCTCTATTGATGAAGCTGTGAATGTGTATGACCAACCATCGTATGATGTAATGAGCAAGACTGTACAACTCATCAAGGAAAATAAATATGATGAGATAACAGCACATGGTTGGTGTCAGATTCAGAAATCCCTTTATTGGGTAAAACCAGTAAATAAGGACATAACTGATTCAGAGGGTCACAAACAATCTATCACATTCGCTCACTTAGTTAGCGTAGTGTTAGAGAAAGTAATTGATACTTCTATTACCCTATATAATAAGAAAGACTAAAAATCTCACTTTGCTCAGTCAGTATCGTAGTTAGAAATAATTATGATACTGACTTATAGTTAGATTAACTATTAGTTAGATTACTGATTTAATTATTTAAATGAAAGTAAATGTTATACTATGCTAATTTTATAATTACAGTTAGCTGTCTTATGTTAGTTTGGTTAATCTATTACAACACAAGTTTTCATAGAAATGATGATTTGTCTTTTAAGAATTTTGAAAGACATGATGTTGTTCCAGATGAAATCTTGAAGGAATTTGCTGAAAGGGAGAAGTTGAAAAATAGTAGTTCTAATTAAATAGAATCATATTAATAACTCTAATGATTAAAAAATGCAAACGTTAAAGAATATTCAATATAAAGTAGAGCGTAAGGTAGAGAATGAAGTTCCTACCACAATCTGCACTATTAAAGCTGACTTATCGTATATCTTAGGCTTGATGGAGAATGTACATTTATCTAGTATTGAGTATGAGTCAGATAAGTTTAGTTTTGACTTTAAGTTATCTAGAGAGGTTAAGATATTTACTAAATGTCTTACTCATCTTGGTTTTTCTATTGAGAATCCTGTTGTTCTGTATGTAGCTAAGATTACATTACATGAGAGTGATAAGGACGACCCTAAGTTAGCTGATAAAATAGTTAGGGATAAGGCACATAATGCATTAGTTAAACAGGTAGCTGATGCATTAGAGAAAGCTATCAAGCCTACATTTAATAGAATTTCCAAATTGGAAAATATTATATATAGACTTGAAGATATTTCTAATCGAACATTTGGGGAATGATTAATATAATTAGCTTGTATTGACAGGTATTGTTTCTAAGCTGTCAAAGTGAATTAAAATCTAATTTATTGATAAGTATCATATTTAACATTTTTTCACTTTGGAAAATTAATAGTGTTAATATACTAGATTGCTGTTGTGAAACACCTTTCTAGTATTTCACTATTTAATTAGACTATATCTGTAATTAGCTAAGAGAATATGGAAATAATTAATAATACTATTATAGCTTATGAAATTACAAAGAGTTTCAACCATTAGCACTCAAAGTGTTGAGGTTAAGAGTCCCGAAGAAGCAACTAAATTGTTGGTTGAATGGGATAGAGAATTTAAAGATGTAATTAATCTTGAACATAAAGTAGAAGGTGCTGATATAATTAGTACTGATGCTGCTAACTATCAAGGTAAATGGTACATCGTTGTAACTAAAATATTAAATAAGTAGGGTATCATAAAATAGGATTACATGTTGGTTTTTACCCAAATATTGTTGGCAACTAGCAGATAATTAGTTGCACTTGCTCCTATAACTCAACGGATTAGAGTAACGATTTTCTAAAGCGTAGGTTCTGTGTTCGAATCACAGTGGGAGCACTATTAAATTGGAGTTCATTATATTACGCAAACAATAGAGAGGACCTAGCTGTTAACTAGGAAGTTGTTAGAGATGGCGGTGCAATTTACAGAAACCTTCTGATATCTCAATGTATTGTTAGAATATGGTTATGATAGTTTGCACGTCCGCTGCCATATTTGATTTTTAATATCGTGAGTGAGTGAAACGGATATTTATAAATCATGTCGGTCTCATAAGCCGTACGATAGTAGGTTCGACTCCTACACTCGCAACAATTAAAGAAATTCTAAACAATAGTATCGCGATACGTTTAGACAAGGATGGTCGTAGTAGGAGAGGAGGAGTAGCTAATCCAAATCTCTGAAACCCTTGTAAAATCCACGACCACGCATACAGAGTAATTCACTGTGAAGAATTATTGCCACTTAGCTCAGAGGAAGAGCAGATGACTGTTTTTTCTGCATTACAATGTTGTTTCAAAATAATTTTATTATGAATAGTAAGCAAATTGGAAATGTAACTGAAGTAGAATGTATGCTAGCTTTTTTAAAGTTAGGTTATAATGTTCTATAGCCTTATGGCGATTGTGAAAGATACGATTTCGTTGCAGATATAAACGGAAAATTTTATAAAATACAATGTAAAACATCTAAGAAAACTGATGATATAGAAACATCTATTGAATTTAGTTGTAGAAGTTCTCATCGGGTAAATGGTAAATGTGTAAATGAAAAGTATACATCCGAAGATGTAGATTTTTTCGCTACCACTTATCGAGATAAATGCTATTTGATTCCATAGAATGAATGTAGTACCTCTAAAAAATTAAGGTTTATTCCTCCTGCTAATGGTCAAATAAAAGGTATTTCATTCGCAAAAGATTATGAATTAGAAACAATAATAGCAACATTGTAAGAATGTAAAAAGCAATCATCAGGTCGGGATTTCGAAATTCCCAGTGGCAGCAACCCATAAGAACAGTTTTCAAGTTGTAAATAAAATTTTGCTTATCTTTAATCAAAATTATGTGAGAACTCTTAATAAGTTAAGGCTCCTTAAAAAGCCTAAAGCGCTAAGTGTCTTAGTGGCAAGTGCATACCCTGCTAGCAAGGAGGGAGGAGAGGAAGTAGCGACCCTCAGACACAATTCGGACTTGTAGCTCAGTTGGTTAGAGCAACAGACTCATAATCTGGAGGTCCTAGGTTCAAGCCCTAGCTGGTCCACTATTTCTTTTGTTGTTTAATTAAATAACACATTAACATATGAAAGATATAAATAAAATTATTGATTCATTAAGTCCAGTAAAACAAACTATAATGTATAATGCTTTACAAAAGAGACTTAATAGAGGTCCTGAGTACACAATTAGTAAGGATGAGCATGGTTATTATATCAGTTCTCATAATGGATTACTTGGGGCTTGTCGATTTGAAAAGAAGGAATATGCTGAATTAACTTATCAGATTTATAAGAACATGAAACCTGATGAGAATTTACTACACCATATTAAATATGTATTCAGACTTCTTAACATTGATTCAGAATGGACAAAGTAAAATTACAAGTAGGTGACATCTTTTCTCAAGCATGGGAGGGATGTCAGAAACCTATGTGGTTTAAAGTTCTCAGTATAGATAGAACTACTAACAGCATAGAAGTAGAATGTCATTCATTCGATAGTCTTAATGTATTTCCTGAAGTTTGGTCTTTAGATTCTACAGAAGCAGGATTTGAAATTAGTGACTATAAATTAGTTAAAATGGAAAATAAAGAACGTGATGCATTAATAGAGTCTATTTATGAACAAGTAGACTCTCTTTGTGATAAGTTATATAATGTAGTATGAGAGCCTCAAGATCCTACTAGAAAAAATCATTTTGATACTCTTCCTAAAGCAGAGCAAGTTGCATTAGTAGGATTACTAAATGATGCTAATAGATTTAAGAACTCTCTTACTATGTATATTAGTTGGTTTAAACATAAATAACTATGTGTTGGGCTGAAATTAGAAATAATATAAATGTTCAAATCGCTGATAAGGACTTTAAGGTTTATAAAATAGTATCAGACGCAGGTAAGCAATCTTGTAAGTCTATTATTATGGGCTTTGATTATACAGTAAATACTCCATATTATACACCTACTATAGAGTATGAGGTATTTGGTTTTAAGTGTAAGGTAGTTAACATAAAAAAAGCATACCATAGTTATACTGGGATACATTTCATATGTAACTCTTCTTATCATAAGAGAGCAACTAGATTCAAAACCATGTTATTTGGAAGGAGACATGTGTCTATCTCTTTTGAAAATGAGGCTTATATAGCAACTTTTATAATTCCTAAAGGTGCTACATATATTATAAATTCCCAAGGTGAAGTTGTGTCTGATAAAATCATTTATACTGGCAAATACATAAAATTATGAAGAAAGTATTATTAATTATGGGATTATTACTAACTGTTACTCTAGTTAATAGTTATAATTATCCTGCTAAAAGTGGTTCTAAAGTACAGGCTTACGATTATAAAACATTAGAAATAATGTATGATTCTAAGAAAAGACCTCATAAAATAGTTATCTATAGTAGATGGAAAACAGGTATGGCAGCTATTGATTTAGATACTAATACATATAAGTAATCATGCCTTAGTGTATACAATATTTCTTATCAGTCTCTATAGCTCAGTTGGTTCCGTAAGGCTTGAGAGCATCGGACTTTTAATCCGAGGGTCATGGGTTCGAATCCCATAGGGAACACTACAAATCTATTTTTCGTTTCATAGAAATTATAACCTAACAGAAATCAATTTGACAAAATTAAAGATTCTTAGTCTGTGAAGATAGAGAATCTACTCGGCACTATCGTCTACCTGGTTAGGACGCCATTCTTTCAAGATGGAAAAACAAGTTCGAGTCTTATTAGTGCTGCGCCATACGTAAACAAATTAAATGGTCTTAAATTATGCATAATCAGCGGATTATGTAAAAAACGTTAAAGAGTTGGAAGGGCTTCTAGTCTGTGAAGATAGGAAGCCATTATGGTCCGTCTGGTGTAATTGGTAACATGACAGATTGTGGTTCTGTAGTACAGGGTTCGAGTCCCTAACGTGACCACATGGTAGTCAAGAGATCTCTCCTGAGAATGTATAAGGCATGAGAAACTCAACATCATTAACATCTGGATAATCAAAGATTCATGTAAATGCTTCTATTGATCGTGTGTAAGAAGGTAGAATTTGGACAAAACCAATAATTACATAGGTAACCTTGCATGGGCACCGGAAAAGGACCGAGAGATAATTAATGATGGATAACAAAGTTATTTAAACGAATCGTCCTATTTGTTTGGTACAGGTTGTTATTGCTGAATCATATCAATTGGAGTTGCAAATCAATTGAAGAAGGGAACAGCAATTGAAATATAAAATCCCTTGTATGGAAGTATGGGTGAGTGGTTTAAACCAGCACACTGCTAACGTGCCGAACTGAAAGGTTCCGAAGGTTCGAATCCTTCTGCTTCCGCAAGAAATATGAATATAACTGCCATTGTCTGAGTGATTTAGGTTTGCAAAACCTACTACATTGGTTCGAATCCAATATGACAGTCATTATATACAATAACTTGATAATTAAAATTCATCTTACAATACTTTACAAGGGAATATGCTGTAACTGGTAGCCAGGCTAGACTTAGGATCTAGTGCTCTAATAGCGTGTGGGTTCGAGTCCCACTATTCCCACAATTCTGTTTTGTAATATTTAGAGTTATGAAAAATCAAGCAATAAAAACTATTGGTTCGTGAGAATAGATAGTTTTTTAAATTATGGTACAACAGGTGACTTACAGTGTGGGAACTGTTATCTGCCGAGGGAAGGTTAGATTGACGAATAATGCGTACGTGAATAAGTCTAAGGAGTTCGAATCTCTAAGCCTGACAACTAAATAGGTACTAAACAACTCTCAGTAACTCTATTAAATAGCGTAATTACCTTAAAATTAATCATTTGGGTTAAAAAGAGAAAGAACGTTAGATAGCTGAGGACAATGGAATAGTTTAAATATAACCAGTGAAAATTGCCTATATTTAAATAGATTATTAATTTTAAATTAAATAGATTATGGAGATTAGAAACAATCATTTGTATGAAATGGGTGCTACTATTGTTAATGTAGACACTGAAAACATGGGAATCGTATTTACAACAAGTGCTAAATCTGATGAAGATATAGAACAAGCTTGCAAAGAGGCAGTAAGTAGATCTCTTGCAAGGGGTATCAGTGATGCAGTAGAAGCAGGCAAAGTAGACCCTATTGAAGGTATGTTGTTTGGTTTATCCAGAGTAAAGGATGAGTACGAAAGTGCTGAGGTCAGTGTGGTTAAACCATCTATTAAGAGTATGAAGGCATTTGTAGAAGCTGTTTACAAGGTTACTACAAGTGGTAAAATGGATGGGATAGACGCTTATGAAAAAGATGTATGTCCACTTCCTAAAGAGGTTAAGGATTATATCAAAGAACTAATTAGTAAGTAATATGGGTAATATATTATTTATTCTTTTAGTATTTGCAAGTCTTTGTCGTTGCATTGGAATATTTTGTTTACTTACTAAATAAGTAATTATGGAGGTATCAACAATAATGCTAGATTCTGATGTATTCCTAACTATTAAAGGAGCATCAGAATATAAGCAAATAAATATAAATGATATAATTAGTGTTACAACATCTGATAAATATGTAATAGTTAATACTGTATCAGGTACTAGGTTTAAGTTTATCTCATCAATAAAGGAAATATCTAGGTTTTTAAATAACTTTATACAGGTTGATAAAGGTTTCATAGTTAATAAATATTATATAGTATCTTTAACTAAGAACTCTAAAAACACAGATAAATATATTTTAACTATGACAAATGGTGTTAACAATATCGATGTTGAAATATCATCTTATTTAGCTAAGAAAGTGTTAGAACAATTATAAACTTACATTAAATAGTTGGCAACTAGCTATAAAATAAATTAGTTGCTCCTTTTTGTCTGAAGGTTGGCAGTATTATTCCACTTAGACGTTAAATACTAAAACTGCCAAATGGCTCAGTGGTGGAATTGGTAGACACGAGGGACTTAAAATCCCTTGACCAGGAATGGTCGTGCAGGTTCGAGTCCTGTCTGAGCTACTAAATTATGATTAAGTGGTTATTTAGGTATTGATAAGCATTTTTAAACTTATATTAATTTATCAGTTTGTGAAAATTTAGTAAATTAATTATCTTTTTTCTCTGTTACGATACAGTTTGGATAAAAGTGACTCATATTGCTTGTGAAAGTAGTATGAGTTTAATTAATTGGCAATTTATATGCAATGAATATATAATAAATAAGTGATTAATCAATTAAAAATAATAACTTAAATATTAATATTTATGGCAAAATCTAATATAGTTTTAAACTTTCAAAAGTAGTTAAATCAGGCGGGATTTAACACTAAAGGAGTAGATGGAATGTGGGGAAATAATACTCAAAGAGCTTGGGAACAAGCTCAAAAATAGGGGTATATCAACTCCAATGGCAGATTAGTTAAGTAGAACTAGAAACCTATACAAAATAAAGAATTACTTAGTTAGTAGACATGGTTATTTAATAATGGAATGTATGATAACTCTACTAGGTAGCAAGCTATAGATGGTCTTCCCGGTAAGCGAACTACTGCAGCTTTTAACAAAGCCAAACAACTTGGATACACCTATAGGGGAAATGGAAATTTTATTAAATAGGAAGGTAAAAACTGGCAACCTACTTAGAAAATGTGCAGAAAGGTTTATAATCCAGTAACTAAAAAATATACAACGGAATGTTCTGAATATGCTAATTAGGAATTAGCAGCATTCAAACACGGTTCTTATTATACAGGAGTAGCAGGAGATGCTTGGACTAGAGTTATGAATGGAGACAATATTCAAAGTGGATATGACGACTTACCAGATTTTGAAACTACTTGGAATCCATTTGATAATGAGACAAAAAGAAGATATTAGTATAGTGTATAGGCAGCTGAGGCTTTTAAAAAGAAGTTTAGGATAACAAGTTTAAAGCCTGGAGAAGTTTATATGGCTAATATGTATTTTAAAGGTTCACCAAATGTCGAAAAAGCATTTGCAAATGGAACTGGTATAAGAGGTAAGCATAAGGCTACTAGGGGAACTCATACTGGAAATATTTATTATGATAATCCAACAAAAACATGGAGAATATCTCATAATATACATGGTTAGGAACATAATGAAAGATTGGTAGATGTACTTGGTGGAAATCATAAATATGGTGTAACTGCTATTAGTAGGGTCAAACATTATCAGGAAGGTGGACAGATGAATCATTTAGAAGCATTTCCTAATGGGGTTGATTTGTCTTTTATAGGTATTACTAAAGATGGTAAGAAACCTTTATAGAGATATGCTAATGCTGATTCACCTATGATTGGAGCTGCCTTAGCTAGCGTATATGATAAACGTGGAGAATTAATGAACAAATATAATCTTACTCAAGACGAATTTGTTAATTTGGCAGCTAATACTCATGGCATTTTATATAAAGAGTCTAATGGAGGGTATCCCACATATTTAAATGCAAATGGTATTCAACCAAATACTAAATATGCTAAAACTCATTTAAACGCTAAGTATGATGTAGCTAGACATTTAGTTAATTCTATACTAAGAAGAGATAGTTCTGAAGGTATGGGAAGCGTTAAAAATTCTACATTCTTGGAAAAACCTAAAGTAGAATTTAAGTAGTATTCAACTTCATCCCCTTAGTATGGAGGTTTATCAACTTTCTAGGTTTAGGCTTAGAATTTTAATGCTTTAAAGAAAATGTTCAGACCTCAAGATTAGCATTTATTATACAATGAAGATGGTTCTATATCTGATTTAGCTAATGCTATGTTATAGCAATCTCATAATCAAGGAATGACTATAACACAAAGAGGAAAAGGTAAAACTACAGTATAGGATAATTATAATAAATATATAAAAGATGGTAATATAAATCATCTTACTCACTTTTTAAATCATAAAGATTCTTATTACAATGATAATGTGAGAACAGTAATAGATGGGCATCAATATTAGGGAATTAAACCTATAGGATTGCCCGAAGTAATAGTAACAGCAAATAAAATTAATAAACAATGAAAAAAGTAATTATGTTTTTTGCATTTTTATTTAATATACTAAATATTAATGCATATGGTGTTGATTTATCACATCATAATAAGGTAACTGATTGGAACAGCATAACTGCCAGTTTCATTTATGTAAAAGCTACAGAAGGTACAACCCATGTAGATTCAAAATATAGAAATTTTGTAGCTAACGCCAATAAAAGAAACATTCCAATAGGTGTATATCATTTTATGACTACGAGTTCCTCTGCAAAATCTCAATTTTATCACTTTTATAAAAATACAAAAAAACTTAATGTTCAGTTAATTCCAGTTTTAGATATAGAGAAGATAACTAAAGGTTATCCAATATCTAAAAAGAAGTTGCAAAGTGAAGTTAGAGTATTTGTAAATTTGTGTAAAAAATATTATGGTAAAACTCCTATAATATACTGTTCTCAACATTTTTACATGAAGTATTTCTTTGGTAAATTTAGTGATTGTATGTATTGGTGTGGCGATGTTAATTATCCAGCGTTGATTAATCACGTTATGCATCAAAAGTATATTAAAAAAGTACCTGGGATTGCTGGAAAAGTTGATTATAATGTATTAAATGGGAGTATAAAGAGAATTAAGTTATGAAATTATTTACTATAATATATATATTTATATTTGCTTGTATGATGCTACTTATTCATTATTTAGGAATGTACGATGATTCTTTTAAAGAATTAACTATTCTCGAATATGTTAGAATTAGTGCACTAGTATTGATAGTAGATATAATTATATATGGAATATATAAATTAGTTAAGGCTATATAGCAATACTAGTATAAGAGCATGTCCAGATGCTTAATCCCTGGAATAGGCTGTCTGACTGAATAGTATGGCAGTATGTGGTGGCACATAATCAACTAACTAGAATTAGCTATTGTGTATACTAGAATAGCATCTACGTGAGATTCGGAGTGGGGATATGTAGCTCAACTGGATAGAGCACCGGATTCAATCCGGAAGTTGGCAGTTCGAATCTGTCCGTATTCACTAAGATTATTGTTCTATTGCTAGTTGAAAGGTCTTTCCACAACCTCTATTTCAGTAATAGGCAATAATCTTTTACTCATATTTGATGTTTTACATTCATAAGTTTTTAGAGTTTTCCAAATTTTCAGTAAAAGTACTGTTTTGACGTTTTATACAAAGACATTTGCTTGTGAAAGTAGATGTCTTTTTTACTATTTTGAAAGGTAGATTAATTAAAAATATATTGTATTTATCCATTATTATAATGCATTTTGTTTAAACGTACTTTATCTCATAGGCACAACTATGTTGGTAAACTATCGGTCTGTGAAGATAGATAGTTTATTTAATAGAATACATTAAATACTAGAATACATTAAATACTGTTGGTTATATTTGATAGAAATAATAGAATTAACATTTACATAGTTAACTATTTATTGACTCTCCTCATAAAGAGGAAGTATTTGGTTCTTATAAATCTCTCTATCAGCTGTGAGAGAGCGAGAGATTGCGGAATATAATCCCCGAATAGATTGTGCACACTTTTATTTATTAAATAGACAAAAGAATTAATAAGGGATATTATCATAAATTTAGAGTAGCTAACGAAATAAACAAGAAATAAAATAAGGTTTAAATTAGTTAGTGAAATAAATCGAGATACAAGAAGATATTTAGTTAATTATGTATATAATAAGAGAAACAAAGGTTCGAATCCTTTGATCTTTATAAATAGGACGCTATTAATAAAGATTTGGTCTAATAGGAAGCAACTGTGAGCGGTGGAAGTTAGTCCAATTAAATATACTCATTAGTGCCTCAATTTGTATGTAATTGTTAATTAGTTACAATCTAGTTTGCAACATACTTTTCAGCCATGTGAGAAGACGCTCTTATTAGTTAATCTATAAATCCTCTGTATGAGTGGTTAATCTAAATAATCAAATAGTTCTATTTAGTTAGGAATATTGGGGTTTCAGAGAGTTCGAGTCTCTCTTAGATTACTTATAAATCTTGTAATAATCCTATTGTGAGTCTAAAATGTAATGGTTTGGGAAAATAGTTACATTTGTATTTTATACAATAAATAGGTTATATAATTCTTATAGTTAATAACTGTTAATTAAATAGGCAATGATTAAATAAAAATATAAAGTTATATACAGCAGTCAAGGAAAGAGTTACTTCGTAGATGCCTTGGATTTAATTTGCAAAAAACTCTTTCCAATATTCTCTGTATCTTTACAAGAATAACATTAAAATAAAAGATGATAGTCAATAAGTCACTTACTTCGTTACATAGGTTCGAATCCTATAATATCTGCATTGGATGTTTAGCTAAGTGGATAAAAGCAGCAATTTTGTAAATTGTTTATTGATTACAGTGGCTTATAATTTCTTCATCTTACTTTGTTCTATGGTGTAATGGTAGCACTACAGATTTAGTTTAATAAATGGGATATTGGTGTAACGACAGTCACGTTGGGATTTGACCCCAGAAGAAGAGGTTTGACTCCTCTATATCCTTCTAATTTTAAGAATACATAATATGAAGTATGATTGGTCAAAAGAAAGACTTGAATCAATTATTGCAGAATGTGATTCATTATCTTAGGTATTAGAAAAATTAAATATACCTAGAGCAGGTAATAATACCACTACATTAAGAAAGAAATTAGAGGAATATAACATAGATTACTCGCATTTTACTTATGGGGCAAAAAGTAAGAAGGGAATTGAAAATTATGTTCCAGTAAAAAAATATTTAGGTACTGGAAAATATATTCAAACTACCAAATTAAAAGAAAAACTAATTAAAGAAGGTCTCAAAAAGAATGAATGTGAGAATCCTAAATGTTCCTGTAAAAATGGATATTGGTTAGATAATCCTTTGATATGTTAGTTACATCATATTAATGGTAATAACAAGGATAATAGATTAGAAAATTTACAGATGTTATGTCCAAATTGTCATTCACAAACAGATAATTATTGTGGACAAGCAAATAAAGCTGTAAAATACTTCTGTGAATTATGTGGTGCAGAAAAGAAAACAAAAGCTGCACGATATTGTTCTAAATGTGCTGCTAAAATGGCACAAAAAGTGGATTTACCAACTAAAGATGGTCTTATAAATAAATTTAAAGAATTAAGATCCTTTGTTGCAGTAGGTCAATTTTATAAGGTATCAGATACTACCATTAGAAAGTGGTGTAAAAAATATGAAATACCACATACTAAAAAAGAATTAGTAATCTTTTTAAAAGATTATAATTAAGAATTTTAAATATCACAAATGCAGTTCTGTTTTTACAAAATTAACTAGTAGTCAAGAAGAGAGTTACTTCGTAGCTCATTTGGTTAGAGCAATATTTTTTGGCAATATATGTGTAGTTGGTTCGATTCCAACCGAGACCTCATTTGGTTTAACACTCTCTTCAACATTCTCTAGTTATGTGGTCTAATTAGGCTAATTAGGTAGATACTCATTAGTAGAGTATTTGTATCTAATTAGCCTTTTGCTTTAATAAATGTAAGAATATATTTAAATTAAATAATTTAGATTATTTAAATAGTTAGATAGTCAAGTAATGAGTTTTCCTCATTGTTATTCTAAATGTTTTATGTTCTATGAAAATGAAAGACAGAAATCAGCAACTTAGAACCGCTTTAGGTGGAATTGCTGACAAAGAGAGAGTTCAATCAGTAGCTAATATTCCTGCAGAAGACACTACTAATATTGCAGGAGGTGCAGCTTATCTATTAGATGATGAGATTAGGCTATTAGCTATGCTTAACACTATTAAGTTGGAACCTCAATTTTACAGAAGTGAAAATCAACAGATGAAGGATCTTCAACAAATAATTGAAAAAGTAGCCAGTAAAGATCCTTATTTTGTATGTCAAGCTATTGTATGGTCTAGATGTATAGGAAGTGGTATGCGTTCTATTAATCATTTAGCAGCTGCATTAGTTAGTCCATTTATAAGTGGTCAAGAATATGCTAAGAGATTCTACAGTGCTTACAATAAAAAAATTAAGGGTGGAGGATGTATCTATAGACCAGATGATATGAGTGAGATTAAAGACATAGTTAAGAGTTTAACTAAGGTCACATTAACTAATGCAATGAAGAAAGGTTTTGCATCTGTTATTGAGAATCTTGATGCATATCAACTAACTAAATATAAGAAGTCTATTATAGATATATCTAATCTGTGTCACCCAGTATCTAAAAATTCTAAAGCTGAAATTAATGGTAAGAAAGTATTAGACTTACTTATGAAAGGTGAATCTATTTCAGCAGATACTTGGGAAGTAGCACAGTCAGAGGCTGGTCAAGAAGTAGCTAAGGCAGTTAAATCTGGTAAAATAACTAAAGAAGAGGGAGCTAAAGTATTAGCAGAAGCTAAGAAAGATAATTGGAAATCTCTTCTTAAAGAGGGTAAGTTAGGTATTTTAGCAGCTATTCGTAACATTAGAAATATTCTAACTAATCCAGATAGTGAAATCATTGATTTATGGTGTAAACTAATTACTACTCCTAATTTAATTAGGAAGAGTTTGATAAATCCTTTCCAATTGGATTTAGCATTTGAAGCAGTTAATCAAGAATTTAATTCATGTGAATATACACCACAAGTTAAAATGGCTTTACAAAAAGGCTTTGAAATGGCTGTTCCTAATTTAGCTAGTATTCTTCCTGGCAAAACTTGTGTAATAGTAGATTGCTCAGGTTCTATGGGATCTTATGGTATTAATATAGGTAATAAAGCTAACACCTATCTAGGTTGGAATAGACCTGATGGCTGTAACTCTGTAGCTGGAAAAGCAGGTTTAATTGCAGCAACTATAACTAAGGCTACAGGTGCAGATATTATTCAGTTTGGTTCTTATGCTGAGTTTGTAAAGATGAGTCCATATATGTATCATATGAATGTCTATGAACTAGGTAAGAAACTAGCTAATGCAAGTCAAGGTTGCACTTGGTTACATACTGTATTCAAATTATTAACTGATAATCGTAAGGTTTATGATAGACTAATTATAGTGTCTGATAATGCTATTAATGGTGCAGTAGTTAGTAACTATTATAAAGAATATGTACATGATGTATGTAATCCATATATTTATGCTATTGACTTAGCTGCTTATGGTACTCAACCTTTAAAGAATGAGAAAATGGTAAATTACTATTTTGGTTATAATTTTCAAGTATTTGACGATATAGCTAATAAAGAGTTTAATCCACTAGCTCATTTAGATGAGGTTAGAAAAGTGAAAATTTAAAATCTACTTAGGTATAATTAAAGTAGTTGAATAAAATAAGTATATAAATGGATAAATCAGATTTACAAGCAATACTTGAATTTGCTGCTAAGAATAATATAATGGACAAGCCTTTTATTACTGTATTTAAATGGTATAATAACAATGGGAAAGAATAAATATAAAACTTTACCTATAGGTACAACATTTACCTATAAAGGTAATACGTTTAGAGTTTGTCAAGGTAACAATTGTTATTATCCATGTGATAAATGTGCTTTTAATAGAGCTAATTGTTGTTTTATTAAACATACTAGAGGCTATTGTTGTCCACTTGAAAGAACAGACAGTGCTCAGGTTTATTATAAACAAATAGATAATAAGATTATGAATAAAGATGATAACAATGCAAATGCTAACATTATAAGACCATTATTTAACACGGATAATTCTTTAAATGATTTGCATATTGCATGTCCTAAAGGATATGTTATAGATACGGAACGTAGCAACCTATCTAGAGGTATTATCAAGTTTAAGAAGTATAATATCACTCTTAAAGATATTTATGAAGATAATTATACTGAATATGCAAGAAATTTAGTAATAATTAAAGAGAATACAATTTGCAATAAGTTATTATCTATTGCTGAACTGATAGATATTGCAAACTATTACAATAAGGACTGGAAGCCTAATTGGGAGAGTTTAGCACTTAAATTTAGTATTGGCTTTAATCCGACTAATTGTACGTATACTGTTAATGGTAACAGTTCTAGAACATTTGGAAATATACTATTTAAAAGATCCGAGGATGCCCAAGCGGTAATAGATAACCCCAACTTCAGGAATATACTAGATAATATCTATAAATATTAATTGTTTGAGAGTCTGGCTATTTAATTAGTTAGACTCTTTTTGTGTTTAATAATTTTAAGTTGAGTTATGGAGTTAAGTTTGGTAACATATAGAATTTCAAAAATAAAACATAAATTAGATGGATATATTGGCGCCCAACCTCTACGTAACGATGATGGAAAAGTCACAGCACTTACAATATGGAGATGGGAGGAAGAAATAGCTGATAATCTTAAAGAATCTGGCATAGAAGTAGAGGATGTGCACGTAATATCCTTTCAAAAGCTAGATGATGTAGTTATAGATAAACATTCTAAAGGTTAAGCTCATGTGTTTTTGGAAATCAGAAAAAAGTAAAGTATTGAAGGCTAAAAGAGATGTAGTAGTTTATAAAATAGGTAATAAAGCAGATAAAAATACTTTTGTACCCTATTTTATAAATAGCTTTATATACAAGACTGGTATTAAATACCGAACATCCCCGAATTTTAAAAGTAATATCATGCTAGAGGGGTATCACGGATATATAAATATAATAGCATTTAGTGCTTCTATTACAGGATCTGCTGTTGTACAAAAAAATACTAAAGATAAACCTGTAATCAGTGTTTACCCATCATGGGATAATAAAACTCTATATTTAGGTAAATTTATAGTACCTAAAGGGGCAATTTATTGTGTTAATAAATTAAATGAAATTATATCTAATCAGATAATTTATACAGGACAATATATTAGTGTGTTTGAAGCTTCAGATATTAATCTGAAAGAACTTTATTAATTAAATTTAATATTGAGCTTATGTGCTTTTGTAAAACTAAGGAAAGTAAAGTACTAGTAGCTAAAAGAGACCTTAAAGTGTACAAAATAGGTATCTATGCTGATGGTGATTCTTTTAATCCATTCTTTTATCAAGCGTTTGAATATCAGGTAAATCGAATAATATTTACAAAAGTTAAATTCACAGATATAATAAATTGGGGATTCCATAGTTATACTAACTGTGAATTAGTACCCTTCTATAATAGTGTGAATATATATTCTTGTAGAAAACTTATGTTTTGTATATCTTTACTAGGAGATACAGTATACTTGGGAGAATTTATTATTCCCAAAGGAGCAACTTACTGTTTAAATAAAAATGGAGAAGCAGTATCAGATAAGATTATGTATACAGGTAATCATATAGAAATAACTTCAGATAAAATATATAATTCTAGAGAATTATGGAAAGAAAAATAGGCGAAATATTTACCTATAATGGTAAAACTTATCAGGTAATAAAATCTAATGCATGTATAGATTGTGCATTTAGTGAAAAAGTATGTAGTGATCTTAAATCATATATAGGTCCATGTACTAACATGAGATCTGATAATACCAGTGTAATATTTAAAGAAATAGAAGATATGGAACGAAAGGTAGGAGAAATATTTACTTATGATGATAAAACCTATAAAGTAGTACCAGGTTATGGGTGCGAAAATTGTGATTTTAAAGCCTTAAGATGCAATATGCGTGTGTTCTTTGAAGTTAGAGGTGTTTGCGATAGCTCCATGAGAAAAGATGGTACTAGTGTAATATTTAAAGAAGTGAAAAAGTATATGGATATAAAGAATAATCAATTAATTATTGAGATTCCTGAGGGAATGGAGATAGATTTGAAGAACAGTGATTTAGCTAATGGTATAGTTAAATTCAAAAAGAAAAGGATTACTTATGAGAGTGTCGAGGATGCTTTAAGTTCCGAGAATTATGCAGGTGCGGTTATCAATACAAGTAATGGTATTAAGTTAGAGGCTTTAAATAAACTTATGAATATTGCTAAATACTATAATAAGGATTGGAAACCGGACTGGAATGATAGAGATAAACATAAATATTATATTATATATAATAATGCTAGTGATTCCTATTCAATAGATTATAATTATAGTTATATTTATAGCAATGTCTATTTCAAAGATAAAGAAGATGCTCTAGAGGTTATAACTAATCCTAATTTTAAAGCTATTCTTGACACAATTTACAAAAATTAACTATGGAGACATTAGAACAACTAAGAGAAAAATACAGTAATCTTTGTGAAGAGCAGTGTACTCTTTATGAGAAAATTGTAAAATTAGAACAACAAGAAGTATCTAATAATTTTGCTGTCGGAGAATGCTATTTAAATACTGCTTGCGATTATTTTACAAAAATTGTTGCAATAGATAATAATATACTCCATTGTGTTGTTATAACTGATGGGAGTATACAAAGAGATTTTTACTATTTAAATGGTACTAAGTGCTGGAAGAAGATTACTCCTCATCAATTTAGAGATATTTATCATGCTGTAATGAGAGATATTCAAGATCCAGACCTTGAAGATGAAGGGGAATCTAATTGGGATATAGCTCTTAAATCTATTTATGATAGTATTAATAAAGAAAAGTAATATGGAAACAAATATTAATGTAGCAGAAATCCTTAAGGGTAAGTCAAAGGGAACTAAATTGTATTCTACAGCATTTGGACAAATGACATACGATGCATTAGATTATAATGATCAAAAAATCTGGTTGCTAACAAAAAATGAAGTTTATAAAATTTATTACTCAGATGGAATATACAGAAAAGGCGGAGAGGTAACGTTGTTTCCATCAAAAGAAATGCGTGACTGGTCCAAGTTCGCTTGGAAGAGAGGTGATGTATTGGTTAGTGATGATGGTTGTATAGAGGTTATTTTTGATAAATGGTATGATGATACCTATACGAGTTTCTATTGCAAGCATTATCTAGACAGCGAAGATGAGAATGATGTAAGGTATCTTGAAGAATTCATTTGTTCAACATGGAAATATTCTCTAGAAGATACGGAATCTTTCCTGTGTTATGTTGCTACTATCGAGGACCGTTTGGGTGGTAAGCTCAATCTTAAAACTTTGGAGATTGAGAAAAATCCAGCAAGTTTTAAGGATGGCGATATTGTAGTAACAGATGCCGTTCCTTCTATGTGTTATTCTAAATGTATTTTCATATTAAAAGGAGGTTTGAATGCATGTGAAAGTCGTGCAAGCTCTTATGTCTTTTATAATATAGATAGTAATTTTATTAGTTTCGGTATAGTTGATAGAACAATAAGAGACCGTAATATTCACCTTGCTACAGTAGAGGAAAAGCTAGAACTCTTTGATGCTCTTACAAAAGAAGGTAAATATTGGGATGACTCAAAGAAAGAAGTTATAGATTTGAAACCAAAAGTTAGATTTAAGCCATTTGATAAAATTGTAGCTTTGGAGAAAATCGGTAGAGAATGGGTATGTGATATGTTTAGCCATTATTCAAAAGATTATAAAGGCAAAGAAACTATTGTCGGTATCGGCGGTCTTACATATTCTAAGGCAGTACCTTTTAATGAAAAAACAGCAAAGCTAATAGGTACTACTAAAGAATGGAAAGAATGAAAAGAGATTTGTGGTTATTACTACATGCAAAGTGGGTATTGGATTGGACAAGTGATTTAGGAGATTTCTGTAACAATCATCCGTCCAACCGCTATACCTATAATATCTATTTAATAATGTGTAAATTAATTAGATGGACATAATAGATAGTAAGAAAATTGAAGAAGCTGCAAATAAACTTTGTGATTATGGCTCAATTTATGATAGTGAATGTAGGATAGAAGGATTCAAGAAAGGAGTTAACTGGGTAATACAAGAACTATCGAGAAATTTACAGCATAAAAAATAGATATGGAAGAATTATTACCGCCGCTAGACATAGACCAAATAGTAATGTTGTTAAAGGCTATTAACTGTGAAGAGGTCGACAATGAATTCTGGATGGTATTCAGTAGCGATTATACTTGGAATGCTAAGGAGGTTTTTGGCAGTGGAGACGATACTTTCTTTGAATCAGGAGATTATATTACAGTAATGTATAATAATAAAAACCCGTTTCCTACTTATCAACAATATTCCCGAATTACTTCTAGTTTTCCACATTATGATTACTGGATTGAGAAGGATTTAAGAGTGCTTATTTTTAAAGTAAAAAATAACTTAAACAGATATGCTAAAATAAAAAGTAACTTAAATAGATAAAATTATGGGTATAATAATTGATAAAGAGTAAATAGAAGAAGAGCATGATTAAGTCAATTACTATGTACTCTGTCGTATGTGACAGATGTGGAAAATCTTTTTGCAATGGTGATAGCATAATTACTGGAGCAGATAAAAAGTCTGTAAGAAGTTATGCTCTTAAATCAGAATGGGTAGAGATAAGTGACAAACACTATTGCCCAGACTGCTGTAAGTTTAATAATATATTAAACCCATATGTTTAAAAAGAAATAAATATGAAAGAGCTTAAAGTTGGAGAAAGAGTTACTATTACTCTTGAAGCTGTTGAACAACGGGAAGGTTGTGGTGGTTGTTTTTTTGATCAAGGAGAAAATATTCCATGTACATATAATTGTAAATGCAATAGATGCACACGCTCAGACCACAAGAATGTAATTTTTAAACAGGTTAAGGAGTAAAATGTATGAATGGATTAATGTCAATGCTTAGTATGCAAACTGAGTTAGAATATCAAATGGGTGATTTCCCTTTTGGTTCTCCGCGTATTAGATTTAACATTCCCAAAGGTAACATTCCATCTGATAAACAGAAGTGTCAGCTAAAGACACAGCATGAGTTTACCATCAAGGGTGTTAAGATTATGGCAGCTTCTAAGAAAGATGCTATCAAGAAGTTTAATCATCGTAAAAAGTAAAGCGTATGAAACAGAAGTTAAAAATGATATGGCGAATCCTTCGTGACAGACAAGTTGTAGTAATAACCGAAGACCACGGAAGACTATATTATAATTGGGATACAAGAAGTCTTGAAGATGTTTGTCAAATGTGTCACAAAGTGCATGATATAGCTTTTGCGATGGGTAATAAGAAGTAAAGCGTATGAAGAAGTTGGAATACATTCCAGGAGATTTGGTAATGGTAGATGGATTTAATACTGTTTATAAGATAGATAGTGTAGAATCCCAACCACATGTTGATGATTTCCTTTATGAATTAGTTCCAATAGGTATTGGACCTATTCTATTTGATTTACCTGCTGATTCTATTTGTCCTATTCTTATTACTCCTAAGATACTTTCAATAAATGGTTTTAAAAAAGTTAGAGAAGATGAAAGTGGTGTTCTTTATTTTAAAAAAGGGTTAGGTGTTGACATTGTATATAGTTATGTATGTAACTGTTATGATATTTACATTAATGGTAATAAAATATTGAAAGGCATAGAATCTGTCCATGAACTTCAGAACTTTCTCTTTGGTTTAAAGCTTAATTATGAAATGAATGTGTGAATATGTTAAGAGAAGATATTAGGGGAATCTGTCACAGACCATGTATCTACAATGATGAAGGTAAGTGTGATATGTGGGATGAATTATCTGTTCCTGATGAAACAGAGAAATGTGATAATCAACAGAAGTTTTAATCGCCTTTAGGCATAAATATAAATAACAACAATGGAAAGTAATATTGGAAAGAAAGTAATCATCCGTGGTAATAGTAGTGGAGTAGAGTTTGGAACACTTGTAGGATATAAAGGTAGTGAGGTTACACTTCATAATGCTCGCCGTATATGGTATTGGGACGGAGCTGCATCTTTGTCTCAGTTAGCAAAGGAAGGAACTAAAAATCCTGAAAGCTGCAAGTTCACTGTATATGTAGATAGCATTACAATCCTTGATGCTGTTGAGATTATTCCTTGTACAGATGAAGCTATCAAATCAATTGAAGGAGTAGAGGAATGGAAATGTTAGAAGACAAAATTAAGGAGTTTTTAACTTTTAATGATGGCTTTGGCGGTGGGGATGGAAGTGGCTATGGCTTTGGGGAAGGTAATGGTAATGGCAGAGGCTATAGTTATGGTAGTGGTTACAGTAGTGGTAGTGGTTATAGCACGCCTGCTAACGAAGACTATAGGTTTAAGCCTACTGTTACCAGTGGTTATGGTATTGGTCATCATTGTGGTTTTGGGCTTAAAAGCATAAATGGAAACACAGTTCACATTATTGATAATATGCCTACAATTATCACATCTATACATAACAATATAGCAAAAGGTTTTGTTATCCTAACAGACCTAAAACTAATTCCTTGCTATATTGTGAAAGATGGTAATAAGTTTGCACATGGTGAAACTCTTCGTAATGCTTTTGACTCTCTTCAAGAAAAGTTATATGATTATAGTACTGAGAAAGAGCGAATTGAAGCTTTTAAAAAGAAATTCCCTGAGTATGATGTTAAGTATAACAACAAAGATTTGTTTATATACCATCATGTGCTAACAGGCTCTTGTAAAATGGGTAGAGAAGCTTTTGTAGAAGATAGAGGTTTATCTCTTAATGGCAAGACATCTGTTCGTGAGTTCATAAAGTTAACAAAAAATTCCTATGGTGGTAATATTATTAAGAAGTTGCCAACAGCATACGGTATTAAATAGTTAATTATCTTACAAAGGTATAAATAGATTATGATTAAGAAATATAAAAAGAAGCCAGTTATCATTGAAGCTGTTCAATGGACTGGAGAGAATTTATCTGAAATTGATAATTTTGTTAGTGGAAGTATTAATATCAAAGGTACTAGTCTAATAATTCATACCCTAGAAGGAGATATGGAAGCATCCATTAATGATTACATTATCAAAGGTGTAAACGGAGAGTTCTATCCTTGTAAGCCTGATATTTTTATCAAGACTTATACGAGGATGTAAATTGAACTTTTTATATAGAAAGGATAAATATGAAATTGGTATGTTGTAACATTATTAAAATACATAAGCAATGAGTAAAGTAACTGCAATTAATGAAATCATTGAAAAGAGAAATCTTTTAAGAAAATGGAAAGAGAGGCATGCTACTTCCGTTAGTATTGATATCATTTTTATGTGGTTAGACAGTATTCAAGAAGAATTGGATGATTGATTATGAGTATACAAATATGTAAAGAAGCTTATCAAAAATTGATAAATGGAGATTTGCTATGGCTTCTTAAACAACCCGAAAGTCTTGAAAGAGACCATATAGAGGCAGTTCTGAGAAAGAGTATTGAACTTTTATACGGAGATGAATAATGTTATGTAAAATAAATGTTAAAAAGTCAATTCAGGAGATTGTTGAAAACAATAATCTAGAAATACTCAAAATAGACTTGTGCAACGATGAAGAGTCCTTTGCCAGATTCTATGGTGAAGAAAGAGATGTATTTTCCTGTAAGGTCTACACTACTCTAGAGGATTTAGACTTTGAAGTTGACCCTTTCGATATGCAGAAGGAAGTTCAAGGTACAGTATATTGTCGAGATAAAGATACTAAAGAACCAGTATGGATAGAGTCTCGTGGTGATGAAGGTGGTTCTTGGTGGGAAGTCAATAGAGTTCCAGAATTCTATAAAGGTAAGGAAGGTTAAGTATGAATCGTAAAGAAGCAGCAGAGTTATTGCCTATTATTCAGGCATTTAGTGAGGGGAAACCCATTCAATACAGAATAAAAGATAATGAATCGGCAGTTTGGACTAATGTAGATAGAAACTATCATAAATTCAGTCCACATTCATTTCAATATCGTATTAAGTCAGGACCTATTTACCGTCCTTTTAATAACACAAAAGAGTGCATGACTGAAATGATGAAGCATCAGCCGATTGGGTGGTTAAAGAGTAGGGAAGCAACAGAAGATGTTTATTTTCCTATTACAGGATTGACTAATGATACTTGTGGAGTTAAATTAGGTCCATCTTCTGGAGGTTGGAGTTTCTCTGGATTACTCGATTATTATACTTTTGTTGATGGAACTCCATTTGGTATAAAAGAGTGAGGATAGTATATGATAGGAGATATAATCTTATTTTTAAAGACATGGTGGAAGCAAAATGTTACTTGCCATCATGAGTATGTCTATAAGGAGTACGGCAATATCCACTTTGAGGAGTGTCGAAAGTGTGGAAGAATAAAAAATTATATGGGTTAAATTACTGAAGAATAGTATGGCTTGGTGTTTTTGTGATATTTGTGATTACAAGGATGAATGTGAGTACTATCGAAAAGTAGTAGTTTGTCCTTATTCAAAAGTGGAGGAAGTTATGGCACTACCTAAAAATTATAGTATATGGCTTGCCGTTGATTATAATGGTATAGAAAAAGCTTTTTGGCTTAAACCGAAAAAATGTGAGAAACATAGAGAATGGTGGGGTGATAAAATGGTTCTTCCGCATGGAAGCATTAAGAAACTTATTGGAAGAGAATTATCTTGGGAGGATGAGCCAGTAGAACTTAAAGATAATTAAACAAAATAACTATGGACATTTTTTTATTAATTATAATGATTCTAATAGCAATTATTTGTATAATAGCTGCTATAGTAAGTATTTTTTCTCTAGTTATGTATTTCATAGAAGAGTATAATGATATTAGGAAAGACTAAATGATATTCTATAGATTTGGTGAAATACCTAAAAATGAGAAATCATGTATTTGGAAAGGAAATGAAAAAGTTGGAGAAGAACCTGGAGTTTCAGTTTATGAAGCCCATAAAAACATTAATGGAACATATTCTCCTGTTCTTCCATTTCCAACAAGTGAAAAAGCATTTAATGATTTTATATATCATATAGAATACTTTACTGGTAATAAATATTTAGTAACCGGTGATTTGTTAGATGAAACCGGTACTGATGGTGAACCGTTAATCAAGAATGTAAAAATATTAAAAGAATTATAGCATATGAAAGAAGAAACAAGAAAAGTTGTAGTTCTTGATTGGGAGGATAAAATTAAACTACAGCCGATTATCAAGGATTTGGAACGAATCTATGAAACTTATAAAAGTCCTTGCAAGGATCGTTTATGTATTGGTGATACCCTTTATTATCTCAAAACAATTATAGAGAAAATCAGCTAGATATATAAAACTGTTAATTGTAAAGTTATCAAAAAATAAATCCAATAAATAATTATGGATATCTTATTACTAATATTAATAAGTTCTATCATTTGTATACTAATTTTAAACTACAAAATTATAAATAGTATACAGTATGATAATTTTCCTTATAAAAAAATAACAGAGGAAGGAGAAAATATAGGGATAAGACTCTATGATCAGCATGAAATATATAGTAAATGAAATTAAAAAATAAATTACTATGAAGATATGAATGATTATTCAAAAATGTCTATAGAAGATTTAGAAGGTCTTAAAGAAGATCTTTTAAATCAAAAAAGTACTTTGAGTAATACTATAGAAGAAGTAATAAATCATATAAAATATAAAAAGACTTTAGCTAATAATAGCTCTCTTAGAATAAATCCTTACTATAAAAATAAGGTATCTTGTATAAAAGTAGTTATTAGTGATGAAGGTAAATATATTATAACTAAAATTACTCCAAGTGGAAAGTGCTCTGAAATATCTCAATATACTTTAAATACTACAGATTTCTTAAGATATTATGAAATGTGTTCTAAATCTGAATGGGAGTATGCTTTAAGTAGACTTAATATGTGGTTTAAAGACGCCAGTTTAAAAGTTAAGGAACTATGACTGCAGAGGAATGTATGAAACTTATGATAAATGATCTAAGGGAGAGTCATTTATCTACAGTCGAAATAGTTGATAAATATTGTGATTGTGCTTCTCCAGAATTAAGAGATTCATTAATTACTCAATTAGAAGAACTTAGACGTTTATATAACTATAAAAGAATACTAAGTAAATGATTAAAGCAAAAGATGCCAAGGCTATATCTAGGTCTGTAGAATTAAATCAGCAGATATTAGATAAAATAAGTTGTATTATAATTAAGGAAGCAAGTAAAGGTAATTATCGTGCAGATATTACCCCTATAATATATAATTTGCCTCATAATTATACTTATATTGAGTATCTAAAAGAGTTGGGTTACTCAATAAAAGATCTTGATCATGGAGTTCATGGAATTTATGTAGTTTGGTATTAAAAGAATAAAAACATGAATATAATTTGGAAAATAACAATGTTATGTCTAGCAATATCTGTACTAGGCTTAACTATTAGCTATACATCTCAAAAAAGAGAAATTAAAGAGTTACAAACAACTGTCACTAGACAGGCAAATGCTATTCAGCAGCTTGAAAAAGAGAGGAATAATTTGGAAGTAACTACTCCTTCAAATAGTTTGCCTGATGGAGATTAGTAAAACATTATAAATTATTTAAGGTAGATGATACCAAAGAAGAAGAAGATTTATAATTTCTTTGATGACGGTAAATGTTCACCGAGTAGATTATATAAAGCTTATGTAAAGAAAGTAATTCCTTTTAATAAAGCTAATATACATTTAAAGATACATTTAGTTAATAGTGCTCTTGATTATAATTGGATATAGAATGGAGATACTGATTATTTCGTGGGTTGTTACATTCCTAAGTATGACAATCATCTTGTTTGGTTTGCCAGAACAGTAAATGGAGGATGGTTTAGTATGGATTTTCAATCTAATTGGAATGGAGGATTATTAGATGTCGAAAGAAATGTTCAATTTAGTTTTTAACATTAATTAATTTTTAAATTATGGGAGATGACAGAATAGATATAGATAGTTGGTATGATGATTACAGTTATTTACGTAGAAAATACTAATTTATAAAAATAAAATTATGGATATAAATAAAGCACGAGAGCAAATAGCTGTAGCACTGGCTTATGTTGATACTATGCCTTACTACGATAATCCATTTAAGGATAAGTTAAGGAATAACTTATTTAGGTCTTTAGATAATGCCTACAAAGCATTATCAAAATAAAAACTCTTAAAATTAAATAAAGATGAGGTGTATTTTAATAGCAATTTTTCTTAGTCTAGGACTAATTAAAGCACAATCTAGTAATGTAATTACACATGTTACTCTTACTTGTTATCAACCAGTAAGAAGTCAGTGTGATAGTGAGCCATTGGTTACATCTGATGGTTCTAAAATTAACTTACACCATTTAAAAAGAGGTAGAATTAAATGGTGTGCAATTTCTCGTGATTTACTCTATTTATTTCCAAAGAATAAACCAAAGAGAGTGTCTATAGAGGGATATGGTATTTATGAGGTCAAGGATGTTATGAATAAAAGATATAAGCATCGTATTGACATACTCATTCATCCAAAAGACTCTAAGAGAATTAGTATTAAAAATGTAAAGGTTAAAATTCTTAAATAAATTAATTATGGCTGAATTAAAATGTCCAGGGTGTCCTGATTATGATGATTTTTGTATGAGTAACTCGCAGCCTTTATCTAAGGTTGCACCGTATGAATGGTGTCGTAAATATTTAGAAGGATTAGAAGAAGTTAATGATACTATTACTTTATCTACTGGATTGTTTCTAAGTATTATACGAAAGGCTTATTCAGATGCTTATAAGGGAGCAATTCGTATGGAGTTTAATAGGGATATTAAAGATATAGATTATCCATTAACCATACACCTTGATGATGTTGCTAAACTGAAAGAATTAGGCTTATTAGGAGATGAATAAACGTAAACTTATAATAAGAAGCAGTGTTTTATTTCTATTTGGTATAATAGAAAGTATACTTGCCGTGCAAAATATGGAACTTGATGAATTTTGTAAAGTGACCTCAATTATTGTATTTATCTTTTTAATTGTAACAGTCTTTATAGAATCTTAATTATGATAAACGATAATGCAATAAGAGGTATTCAATGTCGTCTTAGAGACGCTTTGAATATGATTAATAATATTAGATTAAGTGATGTTAGTTCTTTAGAAGAAATGGAAGAACTAATGGAGCTTAGGAAAGAATTTCAACCCCTTCATGATAAATTTAATAAATTTTTAATTAAGATATATGAAAAATAATATTAAACATGGTTTATTAGTCTTAGGTGTATCTGTCATATGGGCAATTCTGTTCTTATTTTTATGGGATACTCGGATGCTCGATGATATAATTAGTGACAAAGGACCTCTAACCTTGGCTGGGTCTCCTAATGCTATAAGAATGGGCTTCTGTCATTGTATTATCCAATGGATTTTATTTATAGCAGCTGCTATTACTGCTATTTATGCCATCTGTATATTTTGTGATGAAAAAGTAGAGGATTATTCAGACATAAACATTAAAAAGAAGTGGATTGTAATTCCTGGGATTATTATATTCTGTTGGTTTATAAGTCCTATTGGTGCTATGATAAAATTGTATAACAAGAATATTGAATATACTAATCAATTAGACAAGCAACAATATGCTCGTAAAATGTTCTTCGATAAATTATGGAAAGTATATCTTCAGAAGTATGAAATTTGTGAATTAAACAAGAATACTTTCTTAGAAGTTACTAATATGATTATGGAGGGAAGACATGATGGAGCACAAGTTACTTGGAAATGGCTTCAAGAGAATCAAAATATTCCTTATTCTGAGTTTACTAGATTTTATGGTGATTTATCTGGATTTGTAAATGGGCAACGAGAAGAATATTACAAGTTAGAAGAAGCATGTATGGAGACTGTAAGAAAGCAGAACTCTATGTTGGATTCTTTTCCTAATGTAATGTATAATAAGGTACTTGGTATTCAAAAACTTAAATATGACCCAGGATTTACTTCTACTCATACAGAACATGTGTTTAAAACTAAAAAAGAGGATATATAATGAATGAAGATGAGGTAGTAGAGGGCTGTATCCCATCTGCGGAAGTGACTTCTTCTAAGAAGAGTTCTAAAGACAGTATTCCTGATGCTAAATACTATTTAGTACGTCCTAGAGATAGTAAGACAGTGTATATAATGAGTCAAAAACCTGATTATGACAAGGGACCTTTTTATAAAGGGAGTGAAAAAAACCTGTCATACTTGAATGCTTATTGTTTAGGTTTATTTAGAGTTCCGTCTGTAGGTGAGAAGGGAGGTGAGTTTCTATTTACTATAGGATTAATACCTAAGGAGAACTCAATAGTTTATATATTCAATGAGCCTAAAGAAAATAAAATAGACCTTAGAGATGCTCTATCTTATACTGATACATATAAAGTAGATGATGAAGTGGCTGACCATTATGTGATTTATGATTGGCATATTTCAACATTACTTAATAAAAAGCCATTTAAAAAGTATATTCAAGAACATCTTGATGAATTTAAGGTTGAAAAGTCTGAAGCACTTCCCGCACCAGGTTCAACTAAGGAATCAAAGGATGCACCAGTAATTTTAAATAAACGTTTATTAATTTAATTAAGAATGAAAAGTATTAGAGAAATTGTAGGAGCCTCAAGTAAAGATTTGAAGGACTCTAGAGTTAGTAGTGCCTTAAAGAACATGGCAAGTGTCTCTGAACAGAATATTCAGAGCAAAATAGTAGATTTTCGTAATAAGAGAATGAAGTTTGATTCTCTGTTGGATCTTGGAGATGATACTACTATGGATATTGCCGCTAAAATTAGAGGTATTGATCCAATTAAGTTCACAACTGATGTTAATGCAGCTGCTGAAGAGTTGGTTATTCTTGCTCGCTCCATTAGTATCGATGTGGCTATTCACAATCAGTTGTTTAACGATAAGCAAATTGATGGTCTTGACGCTGATGACATTGATGGGTTTGTAGATGCTATCTATCCAGTAAAACCGGAATAATTGGTATAAAAAAGAGTAAATAATGGTAGATACTAAAGATATAACTAGGAAGGTAAAAAATATAGTTGAGTCTTATTTAGGTCCAACAGATGATCCTACTGAAGATTTTTCAGATATGGGATTAGATAGTCTGGATAAAGTAAATTTAATTTGTGATATTGAGAAAGAGTTTAATTTAGCTATTCTTGATTCAGAGATAGTGAAATTAAACAATCTAAATAAAATACAAACTTATGTAATTAATCATATTAAATAATGCTTACAGTAGAAGAAAGAGAATACCAGTCTAAATTAGTTAATAGACTAAATAGAATAGCTGACAATTTAGAGCATATATCTTCAAGCTTAGATAAGTTATATTTAATTATGCTAAGTAATAATAAATATGAAGAACATGTCGATTTAGAAGCTGATTTTGAATTATCTCAAGACTAATAGGATTATAAATAGAGGCACAAAGTCTCTATATTAATTAAATAAATAATATAATATGTTAAATTTATCAAAAGGTGGTAACATCAACCTTGCTAAGGAAGCAAGTGGTGTAACAGAGTTTTCAATTGGTTTGGGTTGGGATGTAGCAGCTCAGGCAGGTGTAGAATTTGACCTCGATGTAGCAGCTATTCCTTTGAACGCACAAGGTAGAGCAGACGACCCAGACGAAGGCTTGATTTTCTACAATCATCCAAATTGGAAGGATGCTATTAAGCATTCAGGTGATAATCGTACAGGTGCTGGTGCTGGAGATGATGAAATAATTGTAGTGAACACTACTAAAGTTCCTGCGAGTGTTGAGAAAATCATCATCTTGGTTAATATTCACGATGCTAAGAATCGTCAGCAGAACTTTGGTATGGTTAACAATGCTTATTGTAACTTGTATGCTAAAGGTAGTACTACTCCTTTGGCTAAGTTTGACCTTACTGAGGATGCAAGTATGTCTCGTTGTATTGTCTTCTGCCAGTTGTATCGCCACAATGGTGATTGGAAGTTCAAGGCTCTTGGAGAAGACAAGGGTAGCTATCAGAATGTTATCTATCGTGATATTCTTCGTAGCTATGGATTCGTCTTGCCAGATGCTCCTGCTATTTAATTAATAGTAGATTAATTTGGTTTTAATTCTTGATTCTATAAGGGAGTATCTTTAATTAGGTACTCCCATTTTCGTTTAGTCAATAATTTACAATTATTTAATAAAGTTTTTTATGATTAATTTAAGTAAAGGTGGCAGAATTAATCTGTCTAAAGAGTCTAACAACGGTTTAGAAAAACTATTCTTTGGTTCAAACTGGGGAGCTATTCAGCGTAAAGGCTTCTTAGGTCTTGGTTCATCTATTGAGAAGGTGGATTTGGATTCTTCTGTTCTTATGTATGATGCTGATAAGCATTGTATTGGTGAGGTAGCTTATTACAATCTTAGAGCTTCAGGTATTCGCCATAGTGGAGATGATCGCTCAGGTGATACTAATGGTAACGATGGTCTTGATAATGAAACCATTGAAGTACATCTGAATGAGCTTGACCCAAGAGTTGAATACTTGGCTTTCATTCTCAACAACTTCACACATCAGAGATTTGGTGAAATTCCTTACATGGGTCTTCGCATTTATACCGCTGACAGAGTTCAAACTAATGTAAATGCTAATGTGAATGTCTTAGCTAAGTTTAACCTTGAAGATGGTAAAGAAGGTACTAAGATTGCTGACAAGCAAGCAGTAGTCCTTGGTATTGCCTATAAGAAGGATGGTGAATGGCGCTTTAAGGCAGTTGGTGAATTTGGAGGTTGGACATCTATTGATGCCATGAAAAGACCTACTATTGCATTTCTTTAATTAAACAGAACAATGACGAATATTAATAAAGGATTAAGTAGTTCAGAAGTACAGACTCTTCAATCTTCTTTTGGTTATAATGTACTCACACCTCCTAAGAGAGATCCTTGGTATGTAATGTTATTAGATGGTTTTAAAGATCCTCTAATTATTATATTACTTGTAGCAGCATGTGTCTCTTTAGTTATAGGTATTTTGAAATCAGAATATTCTGAACCTATTGGTATTATAGCAGCTATAGCTATTGCAGTAGGTATTGGATTTTGGAATACTTGGTCAGCTTCTAAGAAGTTTGATTTACTTTTAACTAGTAGTGATGATACTCTAGTTAAAGTAAGAAGAAATGGTAACGTCTTAGAAGTAGCTAGAAGAGAATTAGTAGTAGGTGATATAGTTCTACTTAGTGCAGGTGAGGAAATACCAGCAGATTGTATAGTTAGAGAATTTATCAATTTAAAGGTTGATGAATCTTCGTTAACTGGTGAAAGTGTTCCTGTATCTAAATATAACTATGATAAAGCTGATGGTACTTATCCGACTAATCACATTTATAAGAGCACTATAGTATCAGAAGGTACTTGTGTTGGTGAAGTATTCGCAATAGGTGATGAAACTGAAATAGGTAAGACTGCAAGAGAAGCTTCTTCTATTACTGATGTAGAGACCCCTCTTAATAAACAGCTCAATGGTTTAGCTAATTTAATTAATAAAATAGCATTTAGTGCTGCAGGTATCTTAATTATATCTCTGTTAGTTAGGTATATTTTTATTGAACAAGGTTATATTGGTAAGGAACCTATTGGTATTGTAAATGATTGTTTGCAATTCTTAATGATAGCAGTAGCTCTTATTGTCGTGGCTGTTCCTGAAGGTTTACCTATGGCTGTTACCCTCGCACTTGCATATTCTATGAAGAGAATGGCAAAATCTAATAATTTAATTAGAAAGATGCATGCTTGTGAGACTCTGGGTTCTACTACTCTTATTCTTACTGATAAAACAGGTACTCTTACTGAGAATAAGATGAAAGTTGTTCATACAAATGGGGTTAATCAATATTCTCACTTTAATATTGTACTTAATTCAACTGCTTGCCTTAACAAGGATAATGAGACAATAGGAAATCCAACTGAAGGAGCATGTCTTAAATGGGCAAAGCTAAATGAAGAAGACATTGATACTATTAGAAAGGAATATACAATAGTAGATAGAGTTGACTTCAATAGTAAGAATAAGTATATGATTACTACTGTTGAAATGGATGGTAATAATATTACTTATATAAAGGGTGCTCCTGAAATTATTAAGAACTATTGTAAGAATCAAGAGACTATCCCTGATGTATCTGAACAACAAAAATTAGGTCGTCGTTGTATAGCATTTGCCCACAAAGCTACAGTAGGTAAATATTCACTTGATGACTTCATATGGGATGGCTACGTGGCTATTGAAGACCCTGTTAGGACTAATGTACCTGATGCAATTAGAGTGGCTAGAAACGCAGGAATTAAAGTCAAGATTGTAACAGGTGATAATCCTGAAACTGCATGTTCTATAGCTAAAGATGCAAATATATCTAACAATCCTAATTATATGTTAGGAGGTGACATAGCAGGACAGACTATGTCTAACCTAACTAAAACTGATGTATTTGCAAGAACTAGACCAGAGGATAAACAGGAATTAGTTAAGAAGTTCCAGCAAATTGGAGAAGTAGTTGCTAGTGTAGGTGATGGAAGTAATGATTCAGCTGCCCTCAATCAAGCTGAGGTTGGTATAGCTATGAATAATGGTACTGATATTGCTAAGAATGCAGCTGATGTTATCTTATTGGATAATTCCTTCCCATCTATCATCCTTGGTGTAAAATGGGGTAGAAGTCTGTATAAGAATATTCAGCACTTTATTCTGTTCCAGCTTACTGTCAATGTAGTAGCTATTCTTATTGCTTGTGTAGGTCCGTTTATTGGTGTAGACTTACCATTCACAGTAACTCAGATGTTATGGGTTAATCTTATTATGGATACATTTGCTGCTTTGGCTTTGGCTACAGAGCCAGCTAATGATGCTGTAATGAATGATAGACCTAGAGATCCTAAAGCCTTTATTATAACTAAGGCTATGTGGACTGAGATACTTGGAGTAGGTATTATCTATACTGGTATCTTATTATATCTATTAATTAGTAATATTTGTTCTCTTACTGAGTTCTTCACTATCTTTGTCATGTTGCAGTTCTGGAATTTATTTAATGCCAGAGTATTTGGACAGGATAGAAGTATAATTGATGGCTTGGGTAAGAATATTGCATTTATAGGTATATGTCTGGTTATATTTATTGGTCAAGTACTTATAGTTCAATTTGGTGGAGATGTATTTAGAACAGAACCACTTGATATTGAGACTTGGCTTAAGATAGTAGGTATTACTGCAATAGTTCCTGTAGTTAGAGAACTTCTCTACTGGCTTAAGAAACTATCTAAAGTATGATAGTACTTACATTTATGCAATGTGTATGGGTGATTGTGACTATTTTCATAGTCGCCCTATTACTAGATTTATGGGTTATACATAAGTTCAAAAAGAAGAAATGTTAGAGTTTAACAGCTTAGACAAACGAAATACATGGGAATTTCAGCCTAATTTCTATATTCATGGTAATATTAGAACTAGGTACGATTCAGATTTAGTAGTAATTAATCCTGCACATTTAAATAAAATATCTCAATACTATAAAGAAGGTATTGGATTACCTATTTATTTTTATGATATACCAGAAGGAGAACATGATGTCCTATTTAATGGAACTCATTGTAAGTTGTTTACTTGGAAAAATATTAATATAGCTAGTAAAGGTGCTATAGTTTGGAAGAGTACAACTAATAAGACTTATGAGTTTGACATTGAATTATCTCAAAAAGGACTTATTGTATCTCTTACAGATATAAATGGATTAAAAGATGCTTTAGATAAACTTATACATAAACCTATAATTATTTAGTAATATGAAATTTGAGATAACCTATTATGATAGTTTAAAAGGTAAAGAACAAACTATTAAATTAACTGGTATTAGTGAGGATAAGGTTAAAGCTAATTTTATTAGTCAATATAGCCAAAAACAATATCCTTTTATCAGTATTAGACCTATTTAAATGTTTATGGATATTTTAGGAACAGTTTTAGTCTTTTTATTATTATATATAGTTATATTTAAAATTGACTGAAGATAAAGCTAAGGCAGCTGGTGAAATACTAAATAAAATGGCACTAGCTAGGAACTTAATGCAACATGAATGTAGATCTGACATACCTGAATATTATATAAAGAGCATAAAACAATTAGTTAGTTCTGATGATGGATTTAGGTCAGGATTCTATAAGATAATGTCTGCATTAGGTTCTAAATATTTAGATAGATATAAAAGTATACTTAATAGTTTGTAATTATGGTAATTAGAGGTATATTTACAAATACTAAATTAAGTCCTGCTAGAATGAATTCAGAAACTACTGTACCATATATAGTAGCTAATGAGTGTCCAGGACTTAAAAGAGGTGATTTGGTACAACTTGTAGGTTATGATAGTAAGTTTCAAGTTGTCTGGGTTTTTGCTCGCTCTAGAGAACAAGAAAATTATGAGATAGTAACAATTTCTGAGATTAATGGTAAACAAATTAATATTACAAGTAAAAATAATATGGAACAATTTGGAAATATGGACATAAATAGTGCTTTTGGTGATTTAACTAAAGACATGTATAATGAGTTTATGCCACAGGAAGAAGAGAGTGCTAAGATTAGTATTACCGATGGTGTTCTCTGCTTTAAAAATAGTGACGGCGCGTATGTAGGTGTATCTCCTGCTGGCAAACTCAAGAAGTATAAGATGACTTTCCCTATGCCTTGTATTTATAATATTAGTAAGAACTCTGACCAAATTGTAGTTGGAGATATTATAAAGTCAGGCAAATCCTATGGTGTAGTTAAGACCAAGGCAGAAGATGGTTCTATCAAAATCATGAACTTCAATGGTAATATTAATAATAAGATTGCTATTGAAGATGAGTTGATGGGTTCAGCTACATTCCGAGTTATTGTAAATCCATTTAACTTTGATTCTTCCAACGGATTTAATCCACTTGCTCTTGCATATATGAGTGGTAATAAATTTGATGTTAAGGGTCTGCTTATGATGTCTGCTATGAATGGCGGTGGACTATTTAATAATGCTGGTAAGGGATTTAATCCTATGATGCTTATGGCTCTTGCTGATAACAATAGTTCAGATCTTATGACTATGATGCTTATAGGTCAGCTTATGGGAGGTAACAATATGTTTGGCAATATGTTTGGAACAGCAAACAAACCTGCTACTGAAACTCCAGAACCATCAGAATTAGATAAGATTAATTCTAAAGTAGATGCACTTACAGATAATGTAAATGCTTTGGTTAGTGCAATAGCTAGTAATATTAAATCACAAGCAAAGGAGGCAGAATAATGGGATGTGGTAGTTATTCATATAATACGGCTATAACTAGAAGTCGTAGTTATAAATCTCAGTCTATTGAGGAGACATTTAGTAAGAAGAATATGGATTCTGAAATGAATCCTCTTAATATTAGTGTTAGAGAATCTTGTGATTCTGAAGAACATCCAGAGTCATTCCCTATCATTATTGCTCTTGATGAAACTGGTTCTATGGGGGAAGTTCCTAAGTATCTTATTGACAACACCTTACCAGATTGTGTAGCTAATATTATTAAGACAGGTATTGATAATCCTCAAATCTGTTTCATGGCATTTGGTGATGTAGAGGACTGTTATGAAGAAGCTCCTCTACAGGTAGGTCAGTTTGAATCAAGTGATGAACTCATGGAGAAATGGCTCCGTAAGGTATACTTAGAAAGAAAAGGAGGTGGCAATAACGGAGAAGATCCTAATATGTGCTGGTACTTTGCAGCTAAACATACTAAAACTGATGCCTTTGATAAGAGAGGTATCAAGGGTTGCTTAATTACAATCAGTGATGAACCAATTCATAAAGTTCTTCCTAAGGAGGCTATAACTCACTATATTGGTGATGAGTGTGGTGAAGATTTAACTACTTCTTCCATTTATAGAGAATGTGCTAAGAAGTGGGATATTTACCATATTCATGTAGAACATGATGGCTTTTATAGTGTGGAAAGCGTTTCTAGATGTTGGAAGCCTTATGTAGGTGACAACCTCATTATTTCAGATAAAGAGCATGTAGGTGAATCTATCGCTCGTATTGTTTCTAATAGTTATGGACAGCAGAAAAATTCGTAATCAGATAGTATTGGGATCACTATTTGGAGACGAAGGTAAAGGCAATGTGGTACAATGGCTCTGTAAAAACAGCTGCAGACCTATTGTTGTCCGATTTAGTGGAGGTCCACAAGCAGGTCATCGTGTAGTTTATAAGGGTAAATCACATGTATGCTCTTCTTGGGGTAGTGGAGTTCTTTTAGGAGTACCAACTTATCTATATAAGAGTGTATTTATCGATCCCATATGTATCTATAATGAGTATAAAACCTTAATTAAAGAAGGGATAGAAGTTCCTAAATTATATATAAACCCTGATTGTAAGATTATTACACCTTATGATGTATTATCAGATTCTATGAATGGAAGGGTAAAACATAATGGAACTTGTGGTAAAGGAATACATGCTTGTTTTAAGAGAAATAAAGATAAGGTAACTTATAGTGCTCGTATGTGTCCTTATGTGAAAGAATATGCTAATGTAGCATTGCAAACAGTAAGGAATTATCATAATCTAGAACGAGATACTGAATTAGAGAATCTTTTTAAAGAAGCTTGTACCTTTATCAAAGAAAATCCTGAAACCTTTATAATTGGAACTTATTATCCAGATGAAGTAGATACTATCATTTGGGAAGGTTCACAGGGTCTTCTTCTTGATATGGAAAGAGGATTTATGCCTCATTGTACTCCTAGTAAAGTAGGATTAAATGGAATCCCAGAGAAGTGTCTAGAAAATGCAGAAGTATACTTAGTTATGCGTCCATATTTAACTAGACACGGAAATGGGTATAATCCTTATTCCATGGACTTAGGAACGTATTTTACCTTAGAAGAACCATCAAATACTAATGATGGACCACAAGGGGAATTTAAGACTGGTCCTTTTGATTATCCTTTATTTAAAAGAGCTGTAGAAAGACATTGTTTAGATAATTATAGCGAGACATATCATTGTAAATTTAACATTGTCATAACTCATTGGGATTGTTTAAAGACTACATATGTTCCTACTATATGTGATTATCAAGATAGGTCTCCAAGGATTATTGGTATAATGCGTTTTATAAAACAATTGCGTACAAGTAATTGTACTATAAATGAGGTATATCTAGGAAAGTCTGAAGATTCTAATATAATCGGTAACGATGATCTATGATTAAAGCATTGTTCGCAATATTTCTATTATTTTTATTAGTAATTTGGCTAATTAGTAGTTTTACTCTAGCTAACAGATGTGACCAGAAGCAAGTACCAGGTAATTGTCTAATATGGTTTCTTATAATGTGTCCTATAATTAATACTATATTGGCTATCTATTTTTGTTGTAAACATAATAATTATAAGGAATCTTTAAAAATCCTATTTAGTAATGACTGATATTGAAAAATATAATGAATTAGCATCTAAAGTAGATTCTTTAACTAAAGAGATGAAAGAGATTGAAGATACTTTAAATAAAGCGTCTTTAGCTAAAGAAAGATTTAGATTTATTGACTATTATAATATCAAATATTGGATTAAGATAATTTCTGTTGAAGAGAATAAATGTGACACAATTGAATTATGTTATGATACTGTAGCTAAGTCTTATAAGATAGAAAGAAATCACAGTACATTTAATTGGTTACTCTCTGGTATTCCTGTAGTAGAGGAATTATTTAATGCTAAACTTAATGAATTTATAAACAAGATAAAATTATGAAATCAGATTCTTATTTCAGTGAAACAACACCTACAAATATTTATCCTACACATAAATAATTGTGGTAAATGGTAATTTCTAAGTGAGTAAGAATTTTTAACAAAATTTGATTTGGCACTTTAGAAATTATTCTAATATACTTTCCGTAGGAAAGTTGCTGAAAGCCCAAAACTATATAGGTGTATTCTAAAATGTACTTATTTATGGTATTGAGTTAAACTCAGTGACCTTTCTACGGAAAGTTCTTATTGTTGTTCGCCCTGCTTCTATAGCACAATGATAGTGCAGCTCACTTGTAATGAGCAGGTTGTAGGTTTGAGTCCTACTGGAAGCTCACTCCTTCTGTAATACTAATAGATTATTTAATTAACAATTAAATTTTTAAATGTATGAAACGAATTGTGAAATCTTGGTGGAATGGTATGAAAACTGTAGCTAAATGGTATAACATTAGAGATTATAGAGTTCTTCCATTCACAGTAATTTAATTTCTATTTAATTATTAACTAGATTTCTGAGAGTAAGTGCCAAACGGGTACTTACTAATGTAAGGGGGTGATAAATTTTACTTACTAATTCTATATATCTTGGGTGGTATATCAGCTGGTCAGATAGCTTGCCTGATAAGCAAGAGGTCGTGAGTTCAAGTCTCACCCATCCAACAAAATAATTTAAATTAACTAAATCTAATTTAAGGGTAATTATGAGATTAATTGTAGATACAGAAAATCCTGTAAAGATTGATGTAGATAATATTAGTGTTGATGATAGAATCAGCTTAATGGAATTATTAAATAAGTATCATCAAGTTATTATGTTTAGTACTAAGAGGATAATCAAATCTACATCAGATTTAGATGGGAGTGAACCAAAATGGATGTCGGAGTTATTAAAAGATGTTGGTAAAACTGTGGTATCTCCTTATAAAGGAATTTTCAAGGGTATCGAAGAAACATTTGAGGATTATTACTATATAATTGAAGAAGATAATGGGGATATTGTTTATGAGACATGTGTCTCTCCAATAGATTTCCATGTTTGATATATAATAATCATTTATGGTTAAGGCTGTTCATTAATTTGGACAGCCTATTTTTGTATAAATTAATACTTAATAGATTGTAAATAAATGAATAAACTTGAAAAATGGCTATGGGTTAATTGTACATTAAAAGACAATGGACAGACTAGTAATTCTTTATATTTCTATTATAAAAATTTAGAAATTAGATATTCTGACCATATAGCAAAGCAGAGTACTGGAAATTTACAAATAATTAAATCTTCTGTATTTGACTCTATCAACTATGCTGTATTTATAAAGGGAAGTGCTAAGATTATGATAATTAATGCCTCTAATGCTATAGACTTTATAATACACTATGCACAAGTTAATGAATTGTTAAATACTTCGACTATAACAGTTTCTGAATCTGTTAAGAAAGATGAATTAATTTTACCAGAAACTTTATATACACCAAGACCTATAAAAGACTCTGCAACAAATAGGATATTTAAAAAGAAAGAAGAATACTGGTCGAACACAGAAATAAAGTGTCTTAAACAAGCAATCAGACAATATTTTAATCAATCTTGTGGATTTAACACTATATTTACTAAATACTTAAAGGAAAACAAAGTAAGTTTTATACAGGCTATAAATTTATATAAAATATTAATCTTTAGTAATAAAACTTTATTTAGTGAAGGAAATCTTAGTAAGGTATATGATTATATAAAAAGTTTAGAATCTAAGGGGATTCAAAAAATACAATTAGGATGATTATACAACAAGTTAGATGTACTAACTATAACTTATATATTACAGGTGTATCTCCTAAGGATGAAACACATGGAACTATAGTATATAGAATACATAAGGATGGTAATATACAGAAATTTGTAGAAGAATATGAACCAGATCCTGAACATAAAGACTGTATATTAACTATTACTAGATTTATTCCGTTAGCTTATTTATATAGGTTTATAGCTGTAAATCAAGGTCTAGATTTAGATAAAGAGTTTGAGTTAAAAGAGACTCTTATAGAATCATTAGAACCTGATAAACCATTAGGAGGTAATTTCGGATGATATTTAAATTAAATTCAGCTGGAGTAATTCGAAGAATAATAAAGAATTCAGAAGATGCTAAAGATTGTAGTTCTCAAGTACAAGAGTTAATACCTTTTATAGGACACAAATGTAAATCACATGATATAATAGGTGTGTTTAAAGGTATAGAAGAATTTTGGAAGAACTATTATTATATCATAGAATTGGAAGATGGCGGATTAAAATGTCATACAATGGCGGATACTATTGAATTTATAGATTAACAATTATTAACTAATAAGTAATTAAATATTATATATTATAAGAACATGAATAATGTCTTTTTTAAAGATGGGTTTCTTACATCAACAGAAGCTCAAAATATTTGCAATGTGGCTAACGAAGTTATTGCAGGATTGACAGATTCACTAAATACTGTTCAATTTTATGATACTACAATAACTAGTATTGTATCTTCAGATACTGCAGTAAATGCAGGCAAAGGTACTACAGATACTTCATGGATTCAAGATGCCATAATTAAGATAGGTCAGTATAATTCTTTGATTGCTTGGCTTAAAGAAGCTATTAAGAACAAAAATGAAGCTATTGAAGAGTTATCAATTATGAGAATTCAGGAGTGGTCAGAATATGAATATCGTCCTAATCCTATAGCACCAAGTAAAAAAGATACAGTGACTAAAGAGGATGTAATTAGCAATTTGGATACGGCTAAACTAAATAGGTATTTTACTTTACAATCTAGAGCTGCTGCTATTGGTAAATTTATACATGAGAATGGTAGTGTTTCTAGAGCTAAGGTAATGTTAAATAAGGTAATTGCTGAACCAAATAAAGTTAGTGGCGCTGGTAGGGATACTGTCGTGTGTAGATATACACCTTCAGTTGAAGTAGATAAAGTAAATAATATGTTCTTATCTTTAATGTCAGAACATAGAAATTTAAATGCTCAACTTAATAGTATTAAAGCTGATGCTATTGAAGAAGCAAATAGACAGAACATTGCTAATGAGCAAGAATATCAAAAAGCTAGAGTTGCTTACTCTAAAGAGCAAAATGATTGGATTAATAAAACTGAAGATTTACAGTCAAGATTCAATCAGTATATAATTGCTGAGAAGGAAAAGATTAGTAAACTTAAGATTAATGTTCCTGATTCTTTGATGGAAACATACAAGTCTATTAAAGCTTTACTTACTGAGTAATTAAGAATAGCGTAAGGATTAGCATTAAGTATATTACATAAAGAATATAATTTGTTGCGAGGATTATCGCAATAGCACATGTTAAGTGTTTATTTTATGGTCGTTTCCACACAAATTTTTATCTCTAAGTATCACTTAAACATAATAGGGCTAAAAATATTATGTAGTGTTACTTGGTCTAAGTCTCAGTCTAAGTCGTGAAGACGAGTCTAAAGCTAAAACACATTCTAAGTCTATGCTGCTAATCCTTATGGTATTCTCTAGTTTGTCCTATGTTTCTTTAAACTGTAGGTGCTTCTATAATTAAGATTATAGTGACTTTTAATTCCTATACTTTTCAAGATGAGAAATCGGGAGGTTGATTTCCTACAATCAACGGGGGGTGGAGAAACTCTCCACCCTTTATTATTTAATTTATTTAGTTATGAAGAAATTATTTATTTTTGCTTTTGCAATCATTGCCCTCTGTTCAAGTTGTGGTAATGGTTGTTCTAGGTCAGTAGACTCTTCAGATAGTACAAGAGTCGATACTACCATTGTAACAGATACTTTAGCTAAAGATTCTGTAAATAAATTAGATACAGCAAACGTTGATTCCACTGTGAACTTCTCAATGGTTTGCCCTGACTAATTAATTAAGCTACTCTAATTGAGTAGCTATTTTTGTATATGTTTAAAAAACCACAAATTAGTTTAGAACAAAAATACGATGTTCCTTCGTTAGAAAATCAGTATAGAGATATTCTTAACAACTTTGATTTCAAGACTGTAGCTATGGTTATGTCAATGCCTTGTCGTCCTGTTTATGAAGATGATAACTATGATGAAATCATTGGTTATAAACCTTGGAAAATGTGGAGTAAACAAGGAATGAGGTTATATAATGAATCCGAACTTCGATACATGGCTAGTTGTATGTTACAAGAAGTAATGAAACGAGCTAGAGAAGGAGATACATTGTATTGGTCTTCATGTGGTCCATTTAAGGTTACTTATAGATTTGGTATCTTAGAGTTAAACTTCGTAATGGAAACGTGGAGTTGGGACTAACTAAACTAATTTGCTTTACTGATGGAGCTTGTCGAGTATCTACAGGTGATGGTGGAGTGGGAGTAGTATTTACAGATGGTGAAAAAGTAGTTCATCAATTCAATAAATACTTTAGTAATGTAACTAATAATCAAATGGAGATTATGGCAATTGTCTATGCTCTTCATAGTATTAGTTCTCCCATGGAATCCATTACTATTATTTCTGATTCACAATATGCTTTAGGTTGTATAACTAAAGGATGGGTTAGAAAAAAGAATCAGAAATATTGGAAGTTATTTGACAAGGTCTATGAGAAAGCAAAAGCCTTTTGTTCTAACATTAAATTTGAATGGACAAAAGGACATGATGTAGATGAATTTAATAATCTTGCAGATAAATTAGCTGTTGAAGCATCACACTTCGCAGATTTATAATTCTATTAAATATATACAATGAAATACAAGCACAAACTTGAAGCTTTAAAGCAGAAACAGAATTGGTGGTTAAAACTTCCTGCTGATGTACAAAGAGCTACAACTAAGCCAGGTTCAATCAAAACACGATGAGAATTCTATTTACAGTTATTATTCTTGGTAGTTGTTTCATTATGTTGATGGAACCAAATATAGATACTCATTATAAGATAGTCTGGTATAGTTGGTTTGGTAAAAGAAAATGGTTTAGATATGGACATTAAAAAACTATCTAAGAACTATGGTAAGGTAGTATTTTACTTCTTATCGTTAATTATTGATATTTGGTTAATTGATACTTCTTTAGGATTTATTAATTCACCAAGTGATATTGGAGTAATTGTAGGCACATGCCTATTAATTATGTCAATAGGTATCCTATTAGTATGGGGATATAGCATTGCAGTTAAATTTATTAATTTCATAAACAAATTAGGATGAAGAAAGTTTTTGTTTTTGCAAGTGCCTTAATTATGGCAATGAGTTTCACAAGCTGTGAGAGAATTGATGCTGGCTGTGAAGGTATTTTAGTTAATCTCTATGGTTCAGAGAGAGGTGTAGATGATGTATCTATGGTTACAGGACGTGTGTTTTATAACCCATTTACACAAGAGGTTTATGAATACCCTACTTATGTACAAACTATTGATTATCCTGTGTTTACTATTAATGCAAAGGATGGTTCAGAGTTTAAAGTAGACCCTAATGTCAACCTTAAAATAAAGGATGGTGCAGCTCCTAAAGTATTTCGTAAGTATCGTAAAAAATTGGGAGATGTAATTAATGGTCCTGTATTTAAATATGTTAAGGATGCTTGTCGCATTGAGATTAATAAATTTACAACTGACCAGATTGTATCAAATAGAGAGGCAGTAGAACAGGCTATTGAAAAAAGACTCTCTTCTCTTCTTTATAAAGAAGGGTTTATTCTTGATCAATTCACTAGTGGATTACAATATCCTAAGACTATTGTAGATGCAGTAGATGCTAAGAATAGAGCAATTCAGTTAGCACAGAAAGCTGCTAATGAAGTACAGGTAGCAGAAGCAGAGGCAAAGAAGAAGATAGTAGTTGCAGAAGCAGAAGCTAAAGCCAATACTATTGTAAACTCTTCTCTTACTCCATTACTTGTTAAGAAGCAGTGGATTGAAGCTTGGGATGGACATCTTCCTAAGGTTACAGGTAATTCATCAACATTAGTAGGTCTTGATAATTAATTAAATTTATGATAGAGTTATTTATATTTAGTGTAGTTGCAGCGGTAATAGAATTTCTATTGCTTATTGATTTGGAGCCTAAACAACCAATTCCATTGTGGGCAATTGTAGTTAGTATACTAATTCTGCTTATACCAGGTCTAAATCTGATATTAGTTCTAGGATTAGGAATAATATTAACTATAGCATGTTATAATGGTTTAAGCTTGAAAGGTTCAAATCCAGTAAGTAAATTCTTTAAATCTTTAAATAGAACTATTTAATTGACAATCGAAGGTTCATTTTATAAAATTGTACCTATAAATGATAATTCTCCTTTTTATGATTTGTATTTATTAAGGAGTATTAAGAGTAAAACTAATCCCAGAGATGAATTTCAACTTGAAGGATATGGTATGCCTCTAGATTCAGCAATAGGTCGAATAATTAGATTTGCTATAAATAATGAACATAAAGATGAAGTTCTTTCTTTAAAAGAATACTTAGAAGAGTATGAGCGAATTAGTAAAGGATTGTCTATCTGATAGTTACCGTACTATTTATAAAGGTTTAGATGCAATATGTGAATGTCTAAATACTCTTTACAATACAAATAGTGGAGGATGTTGTTATGTAGCATATTGCATTGCTCAACTTTTGGAAAAAGACTCTATCCCTTTTGATGTTGTAGTATTTGATGATTTTGATGCTGACTCTTTATCTGAGTTAGGTGAAGAATGTTATCACATAGCCATTAGAATAGTTATAGATGGCGAAGATTATATAATTAATCAGGGAAATTTTGAACTTGATGAAATTACTATCTTCGAAAATGTAACATCTGATGACCTATTTAAATACTATAAAAGATTTAAGTGGAATGAAGTTTATGAAATCTTTAGGAATAAATTTATCAAATATGTAATTACATTGCTTTATGAAAACTTTACCCATTCTTTACGAGAAAGAAGGTCAAATTGTACAAGTAAATGATAAATTTATTTATGAAGATTCTATTTATCAAGTATTTAAAGGTGGAATAGCATTATATGAAGAGAAATATTATGCTAGTTCTAAACCTATAAAGCTTAAAAAGAAAGACTTAACAAATAGGAAAAAGAAAGCAGATACATATTTAGTTAGATACTTCACACTTGAATTTGCACCTGAATCTTGGTTGCAAAAGGAAGGATTCACAATTATTACAAATTAAATTATGGATTACATTGATTTTAAGTTAGGTACATTTAAAGACTTTAAAGGTCAGTATCGTCTCATTGTTGGTTGCTGTATCAGTGAGCCAATTGAGAAAGGGTTAGTAGCTACATGGGGTGGCACACAAGGAACTCCTCTTCTTAGAGCAGTTAAAGTAGGTATTGCTGTATATAATCCTACAGATGACTTTAGTTTGGAAGTAGGTGAACAACATGCAAGAGAAAGAGCTGAAAAATCTCAACCTATCCTCTTTACCACAGCAGGTTCAGTAATTAGTAACGAAGTTTCTGTTGCGCTTTTAAACCAAGCTATGACTAACTTTGCTAAGGATCCAGAATCTGTAATTCCTGGTTATAAAGAGGCTACAGCTAAGTATGCTAAAATCAAGGAGTCCGAGGACTTTATAAATAATACAGACGATGATAATGTTGACACTGTGCTACAAATGATAAAAGACGGTGTTGATGTTAAAGCTTTGGTAGATAAAGTATCACCTTACGTAAATGCACTTAAAAATGATTCTTCGTTAGTGGATTAAAAATATAGGTTTGGTAGTTATTGGTCTAATTATAGGGTTTAGTAGTTCTTATTTAATTAAGAAACCAGAAACTATAGTTAAACCTATAACTACTGAATTAGTTAAGGATTCATTAGTTAGAGATACATTATATAAAACTAATGATTCTATAGTTACTAAAATTATCTATTTAAATAAAGAATATGAAGGGAAGAAAGATAGCATTATTAATAATGATGTTAGTTCCGATTTGCTCTTTTTCTCAGCATATATCAAATCCTACATTAATAGATACAATTCACTTGTCGATTCCTGTAAACGAAGGTGAATTAGTAACTATTACTGATAAACAATTGAAAACTGCTAATCTCATATTTCTGGAACATGAGAAACTTTCTAAAGAAGTTCCCTTGTTAAATGAGAAGATAAGTAATTTGGAGAAGATAAATAGTATTTGGCAACACACTGATTCTATTAGAAAGTCTAATGAGCTTAAATATATTAAAACTATTAATAATAATGATAGTAAAATTAAACAGCTTAAAAAAGACAAAAATATACTATTAGGTACGTCATTTACTAGTATAGCTTTATTCTTGCTTAGTTTATTCTTGTGAAAACTAGAGATGCCAATGGTGTGTATTATAAATTTCCTGATAGAACATGTAAAGATTGTCTTAAATATCCTTGTTTAGATGGCATGAATAAGTTGTTATGTGATTTAGCAGCTTATGGATGCAAACATTATACTACGAAAATAACTGAGGATGCAGCAGACAACACTACATGCTAAATTACTTGCTGAATGTATGGATTCTATGGGATATACTAATTATGTATTTGAAGATATAGAAACACAAGAACCTGACTTTAAATATGTAATGTGTGTTAGATTTCCTAATTGGAATCAGAATACTATCGAGATAGGTGATGTAGGATATTTAAATATACGATTTGTAGAAGAAGGAATTGATAAATGGTTTGATGGAACAGATTTTATACCTTATAAATATACTAATATAATCTTTATAAAATTTATAGAGGAAAAATCTAAGGTTGATATTACAGATATAATAATAGATTAATATAACTAGATTCACATAATTAGATTACTATGAAAATATTGATAAGAATTTATATATGACTATTTTAGGAGAAAAACTTCAGGCTGCTTTAGACAATAAATCTAATGACGTAAACAACTTTGTATGGAAAGGTCCAAAAGTAAACGGAGAGCAAAAAGAGATAAAGCTAGTTGATGCAACATATGAACAACTACATAAGTGGTATCTTCATTGTCAAGAAATGTTGTACAATACTGACGGCAAATATCCTGGGCGATTAACTCTGTTGGACATCATACAAGACCAAATCGAGTGTTGCAGAGCTGAACTATTAGTTAGATGGTTAGGTTCTGAGAAAGGTTATACTCGTAGTAGATGCTTGGAGGATTTACGAAATATTATAGCTACAAATAAAGAACAAATAAATGCTGAAACTATTAAAAAGTATCCTATTAGTTCAGTTATGGAAGGTGTTCCTACTGAATATAGTAAAGTAGCCATTAAAACAGTAATGAACGCTTGCTTGGATATGTTGGGTGTTGTAGATACTACACATATTACATTAAATTTCATCTTGAAGATGGGTTTATGGTTCACCCCACAGGAAATGCAAAAGGATTTGTATCGTAAAGATCCTGAAACAGGTAAGATGAAGGATAGACTACAAGTAGTGACAGAAGAGATGCGTCTTGATTTGAAGCCATATCAGAAGTTATATATTAATGATACTGGCTTATCTTATAAGGAGTTCAAGACCATTTATATGTTACGTAAGGATAAGTATTCTAATCTTGATTCTGATTTACTTAAACTCTTATCTGAAAAAGTACTTTATCGTTTCCAGGAACAGTGTGAAAGACAGGCTAAACAATGGGAAGATAAAGCTAAAGAGATTATTAAAGTAGCAGAATTGAAAGGATGGGATGTTACAAGAGACATTAACTTGTAATTAGCATAATTAAATATGCCAATTATGCATGATTTATTTGAGCCTATCTCTCGTGATGAAAGGCAGGCTCAAGCACTTAAAGCTTGGATTAAAGCTAAAGGACATGGGACTATTGTAGGATGTACTGGATTTGGTATCCATTACGAAAATTCATAGTTAAATTATTAACTTTAATATATAGGTAAAATTTATTTTGCACCTGTAAAATATTTTAATATACTTGTTAAGTAACAATAAAAAATTACTTATGCAAGAAAAATTAAAATATTACAGAACTTTAGCAGATGAATTTTTAAATTCATCAATCTCTCTTACTAAAATGGCAGAAAGAGAAGGCATTTCTAGACAAACATTAGCTAAGTATTTCAAACAACTTGGTGTAGAGATTGTTAATAAGCAAAATAGATTAAAATTTGATAATACAGTATTTGATTCTATAGATACAGAGGAGAAGGCATATTGGCTAGGATTCATATTTGCTGATGGGACTATAAACTCTAGTCCCTTAGAAGCTGGTAAGAAACCTAAATACACTATGGAAATATCATTAAAAGTAGATGACTTTCATCATTTGGAAAAGTTTAATACTTTTATGAAATATGAGAAAAATGGTGTTAAAATTCAAGATACTAGATGTGGAAAAGTTACATGTAAACGTTGTAGATGGACAATAACTGATAAACATTTATGGGAAACTCTTAATAACTATGGGTGTACTCCTAGAAAGAGTTTAACATTAAAATTTCCTGATGAAGATATATTTAAGTCTAAGGATTTAATAAGGCATTTCATTAGAGGTTATTTTGATGGTGATGGATGCTTTACAAGACATATATATATTAATACAGTGTCTCCATCAGTAAGCTTTCTTGGAACTAAAGCATTTCTTGATAAAATCTTAGAATATTCTAAAATAGAATCAAATTATAGACATGATAAACGTCACACAGAGTTTACATGGACACTAGAATATCACAAAGAACCTGGAATAAAGTTAATTAATTATATGTATAATAATTGTACTGTTTATTTAGATAGAAAGTACAAATTATATGAATTTTTTAAAAATGGAAGCCGTTCTGTTCAGGAATGGGCAGAATTATCATCGAGCAAAATCGGTGGAGGCCCTGTAGAGGGTAATACCGAGGTAATAGAAGAAATTAAAGAATCTTCTACACCGTACAGCATAGAGAATGAACCTAATGAATAGTCTAGTTAATACTAGACTATTTTTGTTAGAATATAATTTCTCCACGAGTGTTCGATGCCCCAACTGAAATAAGTGGGTAAAAATCTATGCGGGACTTACTAGTAATAGTAAGAAAGTAGGATAAAAAGCCTACTGATAACAAAATCGAAGACTAGAGTAGCTTTAAATGCCATAACTAAATTACGATCAAAGTATCCTACAATTTCAGTACTAGTGGTAGTACCTTTTGATAATTTAAAAGAACAATGGTCTAAAGAACTTGACAAAAGAGGTTTGGGATTCAATACTGATGTAAGAGTAATGATGGGAGCATCTAAAAAGGAATGGTCTTGTGATTTACTAATTATCGATGAAGCTCATAAAATCAATAGTGAAGTTCTTAGTAATGTTCTCACAAATACCAAGTTTAAATTGATACTTGGTTTAACTGCTACTTTTGAAAGATTGGATGGAAGACATGAAATTTTAGCTAAATATGCTCCAGTTGTAGATACTATAACTATGGAGGATGCCCTCTTTAATGGGTGGGTAGCTAAATATAAAGACTATGTAGTTGTTATTGATGTCCCTGATATTGATGTTTATCAGAAATATAATAAAGAATTTAATGAACACTTTGAGTTCTTTCAATGGGACTTCAACAAGGTCATGTCTATGACAGGTAAAAATGGTTTTACTAATAGATGGCAATATTGTAAGGATATCTATCCTGATGATTATGCCATGCAAAAAGACTATTTAAAATTTGTCACATTTCATGCTATGGGTTTTATGAAAACTATGCAGTCTAGAAAGAAGTTTGTACAAAATCATCCTGAGAAAATAAGAATAGCTAAAGAGATAATTAAGTATAGAAGTGATAAGAAAATTGTCACTTTTAATGCTAATACTGCTATGGCTGAAGCATATAAAGAGGGATATGTTTATACTGGTAAAGAAGGCAAAAAGAAGAACAGAATAACACTAGAAGAGTTTTCTAAAATGCCAAGTGGAGTATTAAACAGCTGCAAGATGGCAATTGAAGGCTTGGATGTGCCCGATTTATCAGTAGGTATACAAACTGGTATAGATAGTAGTAAAACTAAAGCTGTACAGTCTCTCGGAAGAGTAGTACGATTAGCAGAGGGTAAACTGGGTGCTGAATTTTTTACATTAGTAATTAATGATACTGTAGAAACTAAGTGGATGCAAAACGCCAAGAAGGATTCTCAGATTGAAATTATTGATGTAGAGAATTTAATGCATGTTCTGAAAGGCGAACCATACGAGCTTTATAAAAGAAAGATTAAGAATTTTACATTTAGGTTTTAATTAACTATGGAAATGTATTATACAAAACGAGAGTATAATTCTATGAAGAATGCTCTCACTAGTGAAAACAAAAGATTGAAGAAAGAAATAGAAAAACTCAAAAAGAAGATTAAGGAACTTGAATATACTAAGGAAGTAGTATTTGAGCCTGACTTTGAGTTGAATCCTGTTGACATTCAGCCAACAGATGTAGCACCAGAGGATAGTACTCCTGAGACTATATCTGAATAGCTAAGAAAGGTTTCAATAAGATAGATAAAATGATTCACGTAACTAAACTCTAAAGCTATAACTAGTATTATAAGTTTAGTGTTAACCTATTTAAATATGTTAATTAAGCGTGAAGAATTTAGAATTAAAGCAGCAGATATTATTTTGTGAAAAATATAAACTTGATGCAAATCAACTTCTGTTGCTAGAAATTATCCTCATTGCCCAAGAAGGCGATGATGCAGAAATTGTCCAGCTTTATTTTCAATCAAAGGCAAAGGGAAGCCTATTGAATAATTTAATTAAATTGCAAGAAGTTGGAGTTATACTTAAATCTTATAAAATGCCTTGTAAAGGTGAAAGATTAGATTTAAATACAATTCCTATTAATAAGAATCTTGTGAAAGATTTTTATAAATGTTCTTTTGAACTAGGTAAAGAATTATTTGAAGTATATCCACAGTTTGCAACTATTAATGGAAGTCCTGTAGGAATCAGAAGTGTTTCTAAGAAATTTGATAGCTTAGAAGACTTTTATAGATTTTATGGGAAGACAATAAAATGGAAACCTGATTTTCATAATCATATTATAGAACTAGTTAAATGGGCAAATGAGAATAACATTCTTAATACTACTTTAGCTAATTTTGTAATAGATCACAAATGGGAAGAATTAGAAGCATTAAAGAATGGAGAATTAGTTAATGTTAATTTTGATGCTGTTAAGATTGTCTAATTAATTAGGTTGTGACTAAAAAATTAAGTGGATTAGAAGAGTTCTTTCAATTAGTAGATGAAGGACGTGAGGGACACAATATAGGACTTAGTACTGGTTCACCTAAGTTAGATTTATATACCGATGGAGTTCTTCCAGGCACTTCTTATTTAATAGGAGGTGCTTCAGGAAGTGGTAAGTCTACCTGGGCACTTTGGACTTATGTATATCAACCATTAATGCATTATTTAAATGGAGATAGTCCAGAGCGTGATCCTAGATGGTTATTATTCTCACTGGAGATGACCCGAAGTCAAGTATATGCTAAGTTAGTTAGTATGTACATATTTGACAATTACGGAGTTGAATTGCGATTCAAGCAGATATTCTCTAGGGGAAAGGATTGTGTATTGTCTGATGAAGAATATGAACTCTTAACTAAATGTAAAGACTTTATTAAGATTCTTGATGAAAGGTTATCTTTTTATGAAGGTAGTCTTACTGAAGCAATCTATTTAAAGGAAGTAAACGAGGAATTATTAAAATGGGGTAAATTTGAGAATGGTAAATACATTCCAAATAATCCTAACATGTTCTTAGGTATTATGATTGACCATATGACCTTGGTAAAGGCAAGTGGCGGTCGAACTAAGAAAGATGAAATTGATGCAATTTCTAGAGATTCTGTTCAAATCAGAAATAATACTAAAATTGTATCTCCTATAATGATTTCTCAGTTTAATAGAAATGCTAATGGTCAAGAGAGAATGAAACAAGGCTTACAAGATCCATCTATGGAGGATTATAAAGACAGTGGATCACTACTTGAAGATTCACAGGTAGCTATAGGTTTATTTAGTCCACATAAATATAAATTGTCTACTTATAAGAAATATAATATCAAGATACTAGAGCAGTGTTTTATTGGAGTATTTATTTTAAAGAGTAGATTTGGTTCTTCGGACTTAATGATTCCTACTGGTTTTTATGGTGATTGCAGTCATTATGTAGATTTACCTAAACCTGAGAATATATTTGACTGGGAGAAATATACTAGTCCTAATTGGTTATTAGAAGATGAAGTTCAACAACTAAATGTTGAATTAAATAATGTAGATGAGATAGAGGGATTAGATAATAGTGAAAATAAATATTCATTTACGTTATGAGTCAAATAATTGGACTTGGTGGTTTTTCAGGAAGTGGTAAAAGTAGTTCTTTAGCATATTTAGATCCTAAAGAAACATTTATTATTAGTTGTACTCCAAAACAACTTTCTATTAGAGGCTTTAGAAAGAATTATAAGAAATTATCTCAGACTAAAGTTAAGAATAAGGAAGGAAAAGAGGTAGTTAAAATAGAGGGTAATTGGTTCTACAGTAATGATTTTACTAAGGTAGAAAATATTATGAAAATTGTAGATACTAAAATGCCTCATATTAAGGTGCTTGTAATAGATGATGCCAACTATCTTCTTTCGCAAGAATTAATGTCTAGAGCCCTTGAAAAGGGATATGACAAACATACTGAGCTTGCAATGCACTATTACACTTTACTTACTGATGCAATGAATCTTCGGGATGACCTTGTAGTTGTGTTTATTTCGCATATTGTTAACGATGGAAATGATTTAGATCCAAGTTACAAGTTATTTACTACAGGAAAATTACTTGATAGAAGTGTCAATATTGATGGGATGTTTAATTATTTGTTCTATGCTGAAAAACTTATTGATAGTGTAACAAATGAGGTAAGTTATAAATTTAGAACACATTCCTTAGGTAAAGATACTTGTAGAAGTACTGCAGGCTGTTTTGAAGATATGTATATTGAGCCAAACATGAAGGCTGTAATAGACAGAATTAATGAGTTTGAGAACGAAGATTAATTTAACTAATTAACTAATATAATATTTGAATATGAAGCTGGACATTATTTTGCATTACGAATTGAATGAGAAAACTCAAGAGATGACTTATCTTGGCGAGGATAAGGTAGAAGTAGATACCGCTAAGAAAACTACTAAATCTAAGAAGAGTTCTTCTAAGAAAGATGAAAATCCTGAACCTATTGTAACACTTGATACTAACAAGCTCATACTTACCCAAGGAGCTGTGGACTTGTTACAAGTCTGTGAAGATTGTCGTGTGGACATCAAGTATGACAAGAGAGGTAAGAATTTAGTTCCTTGTATAGGTACTGATTCTGCATTTAAGTGTAAGGGTGGTAATCTTTTAACTGCTAAGAATACTATTAGATATGGTGGTGCTAACAATAATAAGTTGGCTAGCTATGGTACTACTTTTAAAATGGAACCAACTGATAAAGAGGGTATTTATTGGCTTGTAGGCGATAAAACACCTGAAGAGAAGAAGGTTCCTAAAGAATTAGTTAATATTGAGTCTGAACTTGATTTAACTGATTTGGATAATATAGAGGAATCTACAGATGTTAGTTCTCTAGATTTTACACTATAATTAAATAGAATAATTAATTGATTAGATAACTAAATATTAAGAGATTATGAAACATTAAATTTGAAAATTTTATAAAGTATGTCATTTAATTTTGGTCTTTCTGCTGAGTCTGCTGTTCGTTCTACTATTCGTCCTCTTGCACCTTGGGAAATTCACGATGTTGAATTTAAAGGTGCTGAAATTCGTAAATTCCAGGGTAAAAAGGACCCTAATGCAGTTTATGAGTTGCTGACGATTAAATACGAAAATGAAGATGGTTATTTCAATGTAGATTTGTTCTTCCCTAAGGATGGTGATGATGTCCGTCCTGAGTTCGATGGACAGAATGGAGGTAAAGTACATATGGCTTCATCCTTCGAAAATACAATGGCAATAATCAAGCAGACTGTACAGATTTTAAATCCAAAAGGTTTTGATACATTGCAAAAGGCTAGTGTTAAGTGTACTAGTTTTGAACAGCTTGCTGGAATGGTAGTTAAGGTACTTACTCCAGTAATAGGAAAGAAGATTAAGATTAAATTGACAGGTCGAAATCGTGATGGTAAAGTGGTTGCTCAGATTCCACGTATTTTAGCTCTTAATAAGGAAGAAGAAGCATTTATCTGTGATAACTATATTGGAGAGAAACTCTTCTGGTCTGATTATGAGACTACTAAACGTGACGAATTCTTGAAGGCTAAACCAACTGACCCAGAGAAGGCTGGCGAAGATACAGTTGGAGTAGATGAAGCTCCTAAAGATGATTTAGATCTCGATAGTTTGCTCTAATTAAATAATTCTCTATGGACTTTAGCTTTGAACCTAAAGTTACTAGGGAGTTTCTTCTAAGTCAGAATAATGAGGAAACCTATATGAGTTATTATTTAGGTATTCCTGTAACCAAAGGTTTATTTTGTAGTCCATTGCGACAAGATAAGCATACTACATGTTCATTTTTCAGGGGCAAGTCTGGAAGGTTATACTTCAAAGACTTTGCCACTGGAGAATGTCTTGCTTTTGAGAATGTTGTAATGAAGAAGTTTGCTTGTGGCTACCATGAATCTCTAAAAATTATTGCTAAAGACTTTGGACTTATTAAAGGTAAGCATCCGGAATCTAAGCCAATAATTAAACAAGAGAAATTTAGTGGCGATAAGCAAACTTTTATTCAGATAGAACAGAAGGAGTTTTCGAAAGAAGAGTTAACATGGTGGGCACAATATGGTATAACTAAACCTATATTAAATAAGTATAGAGTATTTAGTTGTAAAACAGTCTTTTTAAATGGTTCTATATTTAGTCAATCTACTCTAAAGTGTCCTAGTTATGGATATTACTTTGGAAAGAAAGAGCATATAGAACAATGGAAGATTTATTATCCGACTAAAACTGATTACAGATTTATAGGTAATATTTCAACCAAGACTATTCAAGGTTACAGACAATTACCAAAGTCTGGTAAGTTACTTGTAATTACAAAGTCACAAAAAGATTGTATGTGTCTTTATAGTATGGGGATATCCGCCTGCAGTCCTCAAAGTGAAACTCAGTTTATTTCTGATACTATCTTAGAAGATTTGAAGCAACGATTTGAGAAAATAGTGCTCTTATTCGATTCAGATTTGACTGGTGTACACTATACTAATGTACTCAGAAGAAAATATGATTTCCTAATTCCTTGTATTATACCAAGAAAGTATGGTGCTAAGGATATTAGTGATTTCTATAAGAAGTATGGAAGAGAGAGTACTATTGAATTTATTAAAAAATCAATTAAATATATAAAAGAATGGGAAAGACATAGGTGAATACACAAGTAACAGTAACATATAAGAACGGCAAAACTCAAACATTCCAGACTATAGAAGAAGCTTCCGAAGTAACTAAATTGACAGTTAATTCAATTAAGTCAAGAGCTAATAAACCTGGCTCTGGTGCTAAATCTAAAGATGGTATGACATTTCAATGGGCAGATCCTGCTGTCAGAAGGAGTCTTACTGCTAAAAAGAGTAAGAAGAAGGGATCTACTTTTGAACTTGAAATTGTACATAAGTTGAGAGAGATTGGCTATCCTAATTGTATGACTAGTCGTAATAAAGATAAAACTCTAGATGCTAATAAGGTAGACATTTGTGATGAGGAAGTTCCTTGTTATATACAGGCTAAGTACACTCAGAACATGCCTAATTATTTTACAATTAGAGATGCTTGCAGCTTAAAGGATAAGCCATTTGTAATGTGCTGGAAGAAAGCAGGAAAAGACGGAGAACAAAGTCCAGGTACAGTTGCCGTTATACCTATAGATTACTTTTATGAACTAATTAATAAGGTTAGTTAAAATGAATACCTATTTAATTCCTTGGAGTGACTCAGGAGAATGTGATATTCTTAAAATTACAGCAAATAGTTATGAAGATTGTATAGATAAAGTAATTGAACATTATGCTGAAGAATTTGACTCAGATGCTTTAGCGGAATGTATGGATTATGATGAGTTTTCACAATTAATGTGGGATAATCACGATATTTTCTTAGGAAACATTCATGAAATTGAAGAATACGAATCTTAGGATTGCACTAGACTTAGATGATACTATATTAGACTGGTGGGGAGCTTATAAAAAGAGATTTCCTAACAGTGATTTCACTAATCAAAGTACAATAACTAGGAATGTACGTAAGTTAAAATATGATAGAGACTTCTGGGAGAATTTGGAGTTGTTAGAAACTCCTAATTTTGAGCCTCATATCTATGCAACTAAACGTATAATACAAAAGAGTTACACTCGTAATTCTTTAATTAAAAATGGTTTACCAATAAAACCTATTTACCAGATGTATTATCAAAATGGTAATAAGGCTGACCTAATTAAGGGCAGGTGTGATGTTCTTATTGATGATAGTTATAGTAATGTAGCTAAAGCAATAAAGAGCGGATTACCTGCTCTTCTTATTGATAGACCACATAATCAGAATGTGGAATGTGAATTTCGCATATATCACTTAGATTACAATGAGATTCTAGATGCCTATTTAAATGAATTAGATATTCTAGGTTATGCAACTTAGTGAAATTAAACTCACACCACTTCTTGATACTCTTCAACTAGTTAAAATAAGTGATGCTGAGTATTTTTCACCTAAATATGGTGAATGTATAAGCAATTCTAGATTAGGACTTCTTAACCCAAGACAAGGGGGTTCTCCAGAATCGTTTTTTACAGGGTTTAAAGATGAAGGTTTCATTTCTAGTTTAGTTATAGGCTCAGCTGTCCATGAACTTGTATTGCAAAATGAAAGTTTTGAACTAGCTCCTGCATTGGGTAAGCCTACTGCTAAGATGGGAGCTATGGCTGATGAACTATATCCTATATGGTTAGAACATCCTATTAGGACTTCTGATATTACAGAAGCTTCTAATAAGATAAACTATTATAAAGGAAAACTAACTCCTGACCGAATTAAACAAGTTAATGAGCAATGTATTCCTTATTGGAAAGCTAGAAAGCAATTAGTTAGTAATTCTGATAAAGAACTTATCTATTTAGATGATAAAAGTAGAGATACTGTATATAATTGTGTTGAAGCCTTAACTAATAATCCGCAAGTTCAAGAATTGCTTCATCCTTCTGGACTTATAGATGCCCCAATATCTTTAAATGAGAATGCACTCTTATTAGACGTTCAAGCGGAATGTCCAAATGGTAAAACATTTATAATACACTTAAAAGCTAAGCTTGATAATTTTACTATTGACTTAGAGTCTGACACTGTAGTAGTTAATGACGTCAAAACTATTGGTAAAGTGGTTTCAGAGATAGATAGTAATATTAGCAAGTATCATTACAGTCGAGAATTGGCTATGTATCTTTTCTTATTACGTTTGTATGTAATTAAAGAGTATGGAATTGAAAATCCTACAATGAAAGCTAACTACTTAGTTGTATCGACTGTTCCTCAGTATTATACTAAGGTAAGAGCTATGACTAAAAAGGAATGCTATGCAGGATTACATGAGTTCCGCACTCTTTTACGATATGCAGCTTATCAAATTGGCTATAATGGATATTCTCTTTAATTAAGATTATAGGTTAATAAATATTTTAATTAAAGTGGAACTTAGTGATATAAGCTTTGATAAAACATTAGCAATATATCAGAAATTCTTTAGTTTACATTTCTTAAATAGTAATTTAGGTGATAAGTTAGCAGTTATTGCACTAACTTGCTATTTAACTAATGAAATTAGAAAGAAAAATCCTGAAACTACTTGTTATGATATTTTGCTAAAAGTGGGTAAAGATTTTGGCAAGGTAGATAAAAATACCTTTCTAAAGTCATTAGGGGCTATCTGTCAAGATTTTATGTATGGAGTTAAGGATTTTCCAGACTTCGGAGTAGAATTAAAGAAGATGCCTCAACAACTCAAAAAATTATTAGATTCCTATGTACCATTCTAATTTAATTAGATGGTCATAATTTCATTATTTTTAGATTAATAAATTTTCACAATTTTATATTTGGCACTTTTTTCTAAGAGCCTTATAGTTGTAAGCATTAGTTAAGTAATTAACTATAGATTAATTAATTAATAGATTCAATGAAAATGATTTATGTTTTAAAAGGAATTAATAATTATGAGTACAACTATTTTGAATTTTAAGAGTGTAACAGTAAGTGCAGCAAGTAAAGAAGAGGCTATTGCTAAAATCGAGGAGCAGCATTTTCATGTAAATGGCGATGCAACTCAGGCATATAAGAATGCTAAGGCTAAGCATGAGGGAGTTTGGACTGAGAAAGATGAGAAAGCATTTAAGCTTGATTATTTGGAGAAGAAAGTAAAGAGCTGTCCTGGTGCTGGTTATTATATTACTGTTGAATCTGCTGTTGCTGATACTCGTCAGCGTCCATATAAGATTGAGGATGTAAAAAATGAGGGTAAGCGTAAGTTTAAGTCATTCTACAAGTGGGTTGATGCTAATGGCAATGTAGTTTGCAAGGTTGATACTAACAAGACTGATGCTAAGAACGCTATCAAGGAACTCTATAAAAATGGTGAGTTCAGAGGCGATGCTAAGTTGATTAAGACTAAGGATGTTGTAGAGGGTAACGCAGTTGTTGCTACAGCTAAGTACACTCCTTCTAAGAGTACTAAGACTGGTACTTGGACATTCTTCGGTATTGAAGTTGCTTAATTGTAAAATACGAAATATAAGTTAATTGTTAAGGTGATTGTCCGTGAGGATAGTCACCTTTTTTTTATATTTTTAGATAAAATAGGGTCAGATACATCTAATTATATAATACAATACATTTTAATGGAAATTACAACCGAACAACTTCTCCTAGGAAAGGCTACAAAGATTAAGGATAAAGAATATTTCACAACTGAGCAATATGTTACTCCTTTTATAGATAGAATGTCTAAATTTACTGATAAGTTTACTATTCAAGTTAAACCTGCAGATCAAATTAGTTTAACTAAGGATGGTGAAGTAAATTTTGAGAATATTGTCTATAATAGAGTATGGGTAGAAGCAGAATTACCTGGTGAATATGCTTATGAAGGTCATACTCAGTCTGTCAGTCTTTTGTATGCTTTAGACACTCGTAAACCTATTTATAAGATATTTCAGAATGCTGTTCGTAGTGCTTGTCTTAATATGTGTGTCTTTTCACCAAATCTTTTACAGGTACGTGAACTAGAACCGGAGACGGCTATGGAATATACCTTTGTAAACCAGGTAATGGAAATGACAGATAATACGAAAGCAATGTTAAATCAATTATCTAATACTTTTATTAAACGTAATGAACTAACTAATTACTTAGGTAGTTGGGTGGATAGATGTATTGGAGCTAAGTTTAATTCTGGATTTGGAACAGTAAAATTAGCAGAATCTACAGCTATTGATGCTTATAAAAAGTTAGTAATTGATGAGAAGTCTGACTATTATACTCCAGAGGGAGATATAAATATGTTTGATGCCTATAATGCTTTCACTGATATTATCACACATGACAAAGGACGTGATATAGTCAATAAATATGAAAAGATTTATTTGGTTAAGGATATCTTAGGCATCTAATTAAAGAGATTATAACTAGTTATTGCAAAATCTGATTATAATTAGGTTTTGCATTTAACTAAATATTAAATATAATTAATAGATTTAGCTTATGAAAAGATTACAGAATTTAACAGCTTAACAGCTTATTTAAACATTTAACAATGAAAAAAGAAACCAGAAATCGTATTGAGAAGTTATTTAATTATGCTAAGGACAATAATTTGAGTGTACTCGCAGCATGCAAGGCTAAAAAGTATAACTATAATACTTTATTAGCTACTCTTAATTATGCCCGAAATAATTGCACAGATACAGATATACTTGAAATGTACGATTCTGTAAAGAAATCTGGAAATAATGTAGAACACATAGATACTGATGAAAAAGCAGAGACAGAATTAATTAGGGATGAAGATGGTAAGATTATAAGTTATAGATTTAAGATATTTCGTCGTGATAAATCTCCTGTAGTTGGAGTATTAACTAGAGATGAAATGAATCTTATTTATAGACTTTATTCTTATTACGGTTCTAGTCTTACTCAACGTCAGGTCAGTCGTCATTTTCCTGACTATTCACTTGTCGACTTTAAAAGAATCCTAAGAGCTTTTAATATTACGAAAGCTTGTAGTCCATTTGCACCTCATGTTATTGAAGAACACTCTAAAGAGGAACTTCAAGAAATGCAACTACGAGAAAAAGAAAATGATTTCTTAAAGGCAGTAGAGAAAAATGAGGTAAGAGACCTTAAACAATTAATTGTTAAACTAACACAACAGAACTCTAAACTAATTACAGAAGAGAAGTTGGTAGAACTAATTAAATCTACTAATAAAGATTATAAGGAGCTTCCAGTTAACATTAATAATGGTAATCCAACTTATCCAGCATTAATTATATGGTTGTCTGATTTGCATATAGGAGCTTATAATGCTAAATATAGTAGTTTTGTAACTCTTTCTAATTATGATAAAGAAGAGATTAAAGCTAGATTAGCTAAGATAGTTCAGACATTTGCAGGACAGTCTTATGGTGCTGTATATGTAGTTAATCTTGGAGATTCTATAGATGGGTATAATAAGGAAACTACTAGAGGTGGACATCAACTTCCTGAGGTAATGGATAATAAGGAAATCTCCGAAGCATTCACTGAATGTATGGTAGAGTTCTTTAAATCTCTTAAATCCAACATAAAATGTGATGAATTTAACTATCTTTGTATAGGCGAGAGTAATCATGGAGGTGATTGGGAATGGGTAAATCAAAAATTACTTGCTGCTTATTTAGCTAATGAAGGTATTAAGAGTTATATTAGTAACTTTCCCATTGACAATTTCACTATTGGTAAACACTCATTTTTGTACACACACGGTAAAGATAATAATAATCAGTCTCGTCAATTCCCACTTACGCTTAACCCTCAAACTGAATTATATTTTGCTAATTACTTGGTAGAAGCCAATATTAGAAATGAGCATATATATATAGTAAAGGGAGATTTGCATAATTATGCTTATACTACAGGTAAGCAGTTTGATTATATTTCAGTAGGGAGTATGTATGGAAGTAGTAATTATATAGTTGCTAATTTCGGACATACTAAATGGAGTATTAATTATTCTATAGTTACAGAAGACAATATGATGATGGGAACTATTAAAGGTTCTAATTAATTAGATAAACTAAAAGTATTATTAAATAAGAATTTCATGTTGACAAGAAATGATGTTCTAGGTAAAGCAATACATGAATGTTTAGTAGACATGTATAGATGGGCACAACCATCCATAGATATAGATAAACTTATAGAAAGTGGTTTTAAAGACTCTGAAGAAAATCCTCTTTATAAGAGACATTATCTCTCACAGGATAATTTTATTTATATAAGAAATTCTTTTAAAATTGCTTATGGTATTGTAGATGATTGGGATGATACTTTTGATACTCTTATTGATTATCTAGTTAAAGGAGGAATAGAAGACGATTATAAACCTGCGACTAAAGATAGACCAGGTTATAGAGATTATAAAAAGGTTCCGTCTTTAGAAACAATTGTAGGTAAAGAAACAACTGATTTATGTCTTACATATATTAAAAAGTGTAGAGACTTTTATAAAGGTCATTGTCTGGAGGTTAATCAATTTGATATGACTATGGCTTTAGGTGTTGGAAGTCCTAATTCTTGTGCTAAGGTTGTAGAAGACTATTGGCATGAACATGGAAAACCTGAATTTCAAGTTAAAGAATTTAAAATTGAAGATGTTCTTTACGACGAAGAGTATCCTGATGTTGATGAATTTTTAGAATCCCTAAAGTGATGAAAGATATTATATTACCAAGTGAAACCTCTGATGCTATTGATTTAGGTGCTGTTAATAGTGATACTAGAGGTATAGTCATACCTTATAAAGGTAACTATGTTGTCGGTTACATAGCTTATACATGTGGGGAAGCTAATCCTTGGGCATTCTTCAATACTATGGATAATACTATAATAGTTGGAGATATTCAAAGTAATGATTATGCTGAAGAATCTTTAGCTGATTTAGTTAAAAGACTTATAAAGGATAAAGTGGCAGATAGTTTTAAACTTATGGATTTCACAATAGATAATTACGAGTTAGATGATATATTTTTAGATACCAAAGAAATTAATAAATAAAAAGAATATATGCTCATAATTAAAAGAGACGGTACTAAGGAAGAATTTAATGCGGATAAAATATTTAATGCTTTAACTAAGGCTTTTGAAGCCTGTGGTTATACTTCTGTTGAGAATGTTATTCGAGATATGATTTCAGAAATGAGCTTCTGGGATGACATTACTGTGGAAGAAATTCAAGATGAGGTAGAAGAAACTCTATATAACTATGAATATTTCGATGTAGCTAGAGCATATTCTATTTATCGAGAAGAACATAAGAAAGCTAGATTTATTAGAGGTAGACTTAACTATATGGATACTTATAAGAATTCTGGCGTAAATGCATCTACTTCTTCAGAAACAGATGCTAATGCTAATGTTGCTTCTAAGAATGTAGCCAATCTTGAAGGAGAAGTATATAAAGTAACTAATAGAATTATTCAAAGACAACGAATGAAAGATAAACTTAATAAATTGTATCCAGGTCAAGAACTTGGAAGACAGTATATTAAGGATTTGGAAAATCATATTATTTATACTCATGATGAGGCTAGTACTCCAGTACTTAAACCTTATTGTAAAGCAGTTACGTTGTATCCTTTAATGCTTGAAGGTGTAGGTAATATTGATGGAGTTACTCCTAGTGCTCCAAATGATATTCAATCATTTAGTGGTCAGGTAACTAATGCTGTGTTTTTATTTAGTTCCCAATGTAAAGGTGCAGTTGCTCTTGGTGATTATTTTATAGCTCTGAATTATTATGTAATTCAAGAGTTTGGACCTGTATGGTATGAGAAAATAGATGAAGTAGTAACTAATTCTCATTTCTTACATCAATATACTGTAGGTCATTATATCCGAAAGGGTATGAAACAATTTATTTATGGAGTTAATCAACCTGCAGGTAATAGAAGCTATAACTCGCCTTTTTCCAACGTTTCTTTTTATGATAAAGTATATTTCAAATCTCTCTTTGGAGAATTTTATTATCCTGATGGAACACAACCTGAATGGAATGCTATAGATAAGTTGCAGAGAATCTTTATGCAACTCTTAAGAGAAATTAGGTTAATTAAACCTCTTACTTTCCCGGTAACTACTATGGCTCTTGTACATAATGGTAAAGAATATCTTGATCCAGAGTATAAAAAGCTATGTGCTGAAGAGTGGGCTAAGGGTGGAAGTTTCTTCTGCTATACTAGTGACAATCCTACATCTTTGGCATCATGTTGTAGAGTCTTAAATGAAATGTCCGATAATACATTTAGTTCTACTACAGGTATGACAGGAGTTATGACTGGTTCTTGTAATGTAATTACTCTTAATATTAATAGAATTGTTCAGGATTGGATAAAATCACCTTTAACTCCTGATGAATTGGATTCTAGTGAGGAATGGGCAAATAAGTTTAAACAATATTTAATTCCAATTCTAGAAAGAGTATATAAGTATCATATTGCATATAAGACAATGCTTTATGAAATGGAGGATGCTAAAATGTTCTCTGATTGTAATGCAGGATATATTTATATGCGTAAATTATATTCTACTATTGGATTGATAGGTTATTGTGAGGCTGCACAATTCTTAGGACTATCTGTATCTAATAATAAGGAATATAAAGACTTTCTTAAATTAGTATTTGGTACTGTTAAGGAAGAAAATAAGAGAAACTCTATTCACGATAGTAAAAGACCATTCCTATTTAATAGTGAAGCCATTCCTGGAGAAGGATTAGGTGTAAAGCTCTATAATTGGGATAAGAAAGATGGTTATGTAGTACCTGAAAATCAGAATCTGTATAATTGTTATTTCTATAATCCATGGGATGAAACCTCTATTCTTGATAAATTTAAACTTCATGGTAGAGGAGTAGCTCAATACTGTGATGGAGGACAGGCTCTTCATGCTAATCTTGATGCTCATTTAAGTGAACAACAGTATTTACACCTGTTGGATGTAGCTAAAGATGAAGGTACTAGTTATTTCACATTCAATATACCAATGTCTCAGTGTAGGGAATGTGGACATGTAGTAAATGCTCCTATTAGTGAGTGTCCTATTTGTCATAGCAAGCATATTAAGTATTATACCAGAATTATTGGATATTTAGTGTGTGTAGACAATTGGAGTAATCCTAGACAATTAGAATTTGCAATACGTAAGTATAAGAGTGGAGATAAAAGCTTTACATATAAACCAAATCTTTAATATGCATACAATTTGTGGAGACCTTGATTATGTTTATGGCTATTTAAGGTATGGTCATTTAGAACTGGAATTAGATGATGAAGATTTTGAGAAATTTAAATCTTTATCCTTAAAAGAACAAAAAGAATGGCTTCGAGATGAAGGAACAATAGAAGTAGATGATTATAGAGTTGAAGATTGTGGTAGTATTACTGAAATAAATTATTAATATGACAGAAATTGATTTTTAATGAAAGAGTTATTGAAATTTGAAGCGGAATGGTGTGGTCAGTGCAAGGCTCTTAAACCCACACTAAACAATGTACTTAAAGACTTTCCTGATGTTAAGTTAACTATAGTAGATTGTGAGGTAGATGAAGAGGAAACTCTTAAATATGGTATTAGAAGCATGCCTACTCTTATCTATTTAAAAGATAATGTAGAAGTGGGCAGATTGACAGGTGCTGTTCCTGCTAATAAAATTCGTGAACTATTAAATAAATAATTTTTAATTATGAACTTAGATGCTGTAATTTCAATATCTATTGATGAAGAATCTCTGGTTAAAGCTCTTATTAAAGAAAGGAAAGGAGATTCTCCTGAAGATATAATAAATTGGATATATACTAGAGCTGGTGAAAGCTGGCTTTATAAGTGGATTAGCGATCATGCTAATAAATCAGAGTGGGATGAACTTGATGACTATTCATATCAGGAATTAATAGATTATATTGAAGATTCTATTTAAGATAATTTAGAATTATAACTATAAAGGAGGCTCAAAAGAGTCTCCTTTTTTATTTATTATAATTAATGTCATCAGTAGAAAAAAAGAAAGTAAAGTCGCTAAATATTCCTTTAAAGGGATTTACATTAAGTAATGACTATTTAACAGTTACTGAGTGGTCTAATGGTGAAGGTTGGGATATAGCTATAGGAGATAGATTATTTAGTTTACATAGTGGTGAATTAGTAGCAATTAATTATTTAACTACTATGTTAGATTACGACTATAACTAAGTATAAATCCACAATGGACGAAGTAATATTGTTAGACTATGCGACTAATGAAGTATGGGTTTATAAATTACCTAGACTTCACATGATAGATGAAGAAATAGAAGATTGGTTAGATTCTATGGGGCATTATTTACCAGATTGTGAATGGATGGTAGGTCAACATATTTATATTAAGGATGAAAGGATTTAATTATGGACATTGATAAATTAATTACAGAAGCTCGTAAGAATGGCAATACTACAGAATTAGAGATTTGTCAGTTAATTAAAGCAGCTTTTATTGAGAATAAACATGCTAAAAAACCTGTTTCTGAGACAGATGTACTTAGAAAGATGGTTAAAGAGCGTGAGAAAGCTATCAAAATGTATGAAGAAGCAGGAAGAAATGATTTAGCATTTAAAGAAGCTAATGAAATTACGTTTATTAAGATGTATCTTCCAGCAACTCCTACAACAGAACAAATTCGTGATTGTATAGCTAATTTAGCTAAATCCGCTCAATTAACTATTAAAGATACTAAAAAGGTTATTGAGACAGTTCAGACTAAATATCCAAATGCCGAGAAATCAGAAATAGTTAAAATATTTAAATCTCTACTATAATGTATTTATACGGAAAATTTGATGGCAGTTCCATTACTGAAATTTCTTATGATTTGAAAGCTTTCAAAGAGTATGATGATGTTTATTATACTACTAAAGAAGCTGTATCAATGTATGATTTTTATGAACCTTTTGAGGGAAATGTAGACGCAGATTGGCTTCCTTATAATTGTACTATCACAGAAGATGAAATCTTTTTCAAAGATGGTAAGTACTATTATGAAGGATATGAACCTGATAATTCAGAAGAAGGTGAACGAATACTTGAATATAAAGAAGGTAATTTAGTAAAGCAATGTTTTAAACCATATTGATATGTATTTTGTATATCAAAAAGAAATAAACTTAGCTAGTAAGTATAATTATTCAATAGAATCTATAGTTAATTGGTTTATCGAAACCTGGGATATATCAGCTCCTTTGGAGGACTTAGGAAATACAGCTACTCCAGAAGATTTAGTTGATGACATATTCAATAATCCTGATTGCTGGTATGACGGCTTTGTAAGAGATATGGATTTAGAACAAGATATTATAGATAATATGACAAGTGATGATCTTTGCCAGCAAATAAAAGAGGTGGCAGAAGATAAATTATTAGATTATTATACTAAACATTTAGAAGAATTAAAAGAAGAATTAAAAGAATAATGATAAACTTAACATGGCGTGAAATTCGACAAGTGTCTGTTGAAGATTGTAGTCTATATGATGCGTTATATGCTGTGTACATATATTATATCGGGAATAGTAATGATAGTATAGATGAGATTATTGACGGTATTCGAGATTATATAGAGGATTATATAGAAGAGTTAATTGACTATGCCACTCCTTATGATCGTCCTGTTGGTAATATAGATTCCGAAAATATTACAGACTTGGTTACTGAAGAGGAATTCCTAGAAAAATTTAAAAAATGGTATGAAAATGAATGATGAAATTGAATTATATTGGACATTAAAGGTAAGTTATTCTTTTTCAAAGTATGGTCTCTTTGAAGCCTTAGCGGATTTATGTCTCACTTATTATGGTGATATACCAGAAGAATATGATTATGCTGAATTTATAATTACTTGGTTAGAAGATAACTTAAAAAATTATAAAGAAGAATTTCTTTCTATATTAGATTCCGAAATAGATACCGAAGGTGAAATTAGTAATGATAATATCACCGATTTATTAGATAACGAAGAATTTATGACAGAATTTAGACAATATTTGTGTGACTAAAATATTATGAAAAAATTAAGTACAAAAGAATTTATTGATAAAGCTTCTATTAAGCATAATGGAAGATATGGTTATGATTTTGTAAATTATGTAAATAGTTAGACTCCTGTAATCATAACTTGTCCCATTCATGGAAACTTTGAATAGAAACCATCCAAACACTTATTTGGTCATGGATGCCCTGAGTGTAATGGTACTAAAAGAAAAACAATTAAAGAATTTGTTTAGTAGGCTAGACAGATTCATGGAGATAAGTATGATTACTCTAAAGTTGAATATTTTAATAATACTACTAAAGTAGAGATAATATGTCCCGAACACGGAAGTTTTAAACAAACCCCCGTACATCATATTAATTGCAGATGTGGTTGCCCAAAATGTAATATGTCTCACGGGGAAGAATTTTTAATGAATTATTTTAAAGATACTAATATTAAATACATATCTTAGTATGAAGTATCTGTACCAAGTAATATACGTATTACAGGTAAAATTTTTGTTGATTTTTATCTACCGGAATATAATACATTTGTAGAATATAATGGTAAACAACATTACATAATGCAAAAAGGATTTGGAGGTTAGTTAAAATTCGATGCACAACTTAATAGAGATAATTATTTACGAGCATACTGTAAAGAAAACAGTATTAGATTAATAGAAATTTCCTATGAAGAAAGAGATATTATTGGGTATTTAAAATCAAAATTATGAGTAAAATATTAATTTTAGGGGATATTCACGGTCGTAGTTTTTGGAAAGAACCATGTGACAATTGGAAAGATAAAATTATATTTTTAGGAGATTACCATGACCCATATGGAGAATATGTAGATGGAGAACCTAATAAAGATGAGTCTTTAGCTAATCTCAAAGAATTAGCTGCTTTCGTAGAAAATAGACGTCATACTTCTAGTACTATATGTTTATTAGGTAATCACGATTTAAGTTATTTCAATGGCAGTTGTAAATGTAGATTTGATTATTGGCAACAAAAAGAAGTAAAGGAATTAATTAGTAGCTTAAATCCTCAATTATATTATATATATGAAGACTTAACTACTAAGGAACCTTATAAATACTTATTCTCACATGCTGGTATTACTAATGATTGGTTAGTTTGTAATAATTTAGAATTAGAAGACCTAAATAATATAGACATAACTAATATCAGTCCTTTGGACCAAGTTCCATACTCTAGAGGTGGGTATAGTATTTATGGTTCTTGCGTATGGAATAGTTTAGAAGATTTCCAGATACAAAATCCTTATAAAGATTACTATCAAATATTTGGACATACTTGGGGTGGTAGAACTAAGCCTCTAATTACAGATAAATATGCTATGTTAGATTGTTGCAAACCATTTGTGTTAAATACAGAAACTAAACAGATTGAAGAATGTCGTATATAAATCTTAATCTTTATGAAGAAATAGAAGCTAAAGATTTTATTGATTTTGTAAAGTCTTTAAATTCTATAGGTGCTTCAATGTCTGATGAAGATTTGAAAGTGTATATAGATGAAAATATAAACACTCTTGTTCTAAAGTATCTAGATAAATTAGGAGTAGAACATGGAGATGTAGAATGGGGAGATGGAATAGATGAACTTTGGGAAGAGTGTACTGATTATTTAAGTGATTAAATATGTTAATTCGATGGTTACTTTCTCAGAGTTTCCTGACGAAATTAGCTTATGCATTAATATTAGTCAATGCCCTTGCCGTTGTACTGGTTGCCATTCATCCTATCTTGCTGAGGACATAGGTGAACCCTTACTAGAATCAACCTTACATAGGTTAATTACAGAAAATAAGGGTGTTACTTGTGTTGGATTTATGGGTGGAGATATAGAGCCAAAAAGTGTTAATGCTCTTGCACAATATATTAAAACAGAATATAATTTAAAAGTTGGTTGGTATAGTGGAAGGCAAACACTTAGCAAAGATATAGAATTTGATAATTTTGATTATATCAAAATTGGACCATATATAGAAGAATATGGACCTTTAAATAATCCTAATACTAATCAAAAAATGTATTTAGTAGATAATGGTAAATTAATAGATATAACTAGTAAATTCTGGAAATAATTAATAATGTCTATTAAACCAACATTAGAAATTACGTTTAATAATGATTGTGAAGATTTTAAAAGTAAAATAGTTGATTTAGTTACTAACTATCCAAATCTTGTTTTTCATGCTTATAATGAATGGTATTATAAAGAAAAACAAAAGGCATATAAGCTTAAAGGAGGATATAGTGCTAGAATGACACCATTTGCTTTATTTAGAGATAATACTCATACTATTCCTTTTTATAGTGAATCAGATGACTGTACCATAGATAATATCAAAGAAATTTTAAACCATTATTGTAATGATTAAAGTACCTGTAGTTAATGAGTCTAGTAACGAACTTCCTGAATATGCAACATCTAAATCTGCTGGATTTGATTTTAGAGCAGATGTATCAAAAGTAAAAGAGAAATTTACTTGGAATTGTATTCTTAGTTATGATGAAGACGGGATAATTAATAAAGTGATTGTATGTCCTGGAGGTCGTGCACTTATCCCAACTGGTTTACATATGAGTATTCCAGAGGGCTATATGCTTGCAGTAGTAACTAGAAGTGGTATTGGCTTAAAGAATGGCATTACTATGGCTAATTCTTATGGTGTTATAGATGCAGATTATCGTGGAGATATAGGCTTAATAGTACAGAATAATGGATTTGAACCCTTTACAGTTGTAACCGGCGATAGAGTTGGTCAAGGTTTACTTTATAAAGTAGAGCAGGTTGATTTTCAACCAGTTACTGAACTAGAAAAAACAGAGAGAGGGGAAGATGGTTATGGTCATTCTGGGGTTAAATAAACTCCAGAATTTTCTATTAAATAGATTAACTAATTAATTAGATAACTTAATTAACCTATTTAATTAGGATATTATGATTACAAAAGAACAATTCACAGAATTAATTAATACAACACTGGCATTTAATAAGGAATTAGATAGATGGGATGAATTTGGTATTGATTTATTTAATCTCCCTATTGGTGACATTTCTGCTAGAATGTCGGAACTTACATATGTCAACTTATTTGATGATGAAGGAATAGATTGGATTAATTGGTGGATATATGAAAGACCTGCTTTGTTTGAAGGTGATGAAGTAAATAAAGCCTATGATGAAGATGGTACAGAGATTCCAACAGAAACAGTAGATGATTTGTGGAATATTGTTGAAAAGTTTCGTAAGTAATGATTAAATATCTTTTAGGACGCGCTAGTACTGGTAAATTTCGTTTTGCAGTTGTAGAATGTGATGAAGAATGGCATTCAGTTGATGACAATGGACGAGCCGGTTATATAATTCAACGTAGTTATGGTCAGGTGAGGGGAAAAACAACCTTCTCACCTCAAATTATTGTAGATAGAACTAAACAGAAGAGAAATTGGCAAGAACAATATACTTTACAATTTAACTCTGAAGTTAAGAAATATTTAGATAAAGGCTATAAGGAAATTGATAAACATCCTAATGAATATACTGATGATGAACTTCTAAGTATATTTGGAGATGTTAAAACCAATCAGTACGGTGTGATTAAACCCCAATTAGCTAAACAAGCTGATAAGGTTACAAATCCTAAGATATTTAATAAGGAATGGTTAATTAGTAGAAAACTTGATGGTGTGAAGGCGTTATTTTATTGGGATGGTAAAGCCATCCATACAGCTAGTCGAGGAGGTGAGCATTATGACTATAGTACAGTTCATTTGCGTACTAATCCTGCTCTAGTAGCCTTCTTTAAAGAAAATCCTACTATTATTCTCGATGGTGAATTGTTCGTAAGAGGTAAGACTCTTCAGCAACTTTCAGGAGCTGCTAGAATGGAGAAGAATGCTTATGATTGCGATTGGTTGCAGTACTGGGTATATGATTGTTATAATTCTGCAGATATTGACATGATAGCTTCAGAACGCTATAAGTTCTTAGAGGATAAATTTGCAGAAGCTCATAATTTTCCTATTTATAAAGGTAGTGAGGATGAATCAGAAGCTCCAATCAGACTCTTGGGACATGAATATGTATCTGGCTGGGACAATATGAAGAAACTTCACGATGAGTGGGTATCTGCAGGATTTGAAGGAGCAGTAATTACAGACCCTTCTAAGCCTTATAAAGTAGGTTCTCGTTGTAATAATCTTATAAAGATTAAACAATATAAGTCTGAAGATTTTAAAGTAATTGGATATAAATTAGGACTTAGAGGTTCTGAGGATATGACATTTACTTGTGAATTAGAAGATGGACGTACTTTTGAAGCTATGCCAGTAGGTAATAGGGAAATTAAGGCTGAATATGTTGAAAACTTTGAAACTAAGTACAAAGGGCACAAAGCTGAATGTACTTTCTTTAACTATTCAGATGATGGCATACCTACTCAACCTAAGTTGAGAATATTTAGATTTGACTTAGAGTAATCTCATTAATAACCTTATAAGAATATGGAAGAATTAGAATTTTTAAAAATTGATAAGTATGCAATAGGAAGCGCCTTTAGTGTACTGGAAGCATTGATAAACTCTGACGGTAAAGAAAAGTATAAGAATGTCCGTATTTTAACAAATGATGGTACGGAAGTTTCTCCATTTGATAGAATTAATGACGTAGTCTTTAATACGGAAGAGGATTGTGTTCAACTGTCTTTAAGTATTGAGGAATATTTAAGAATATTTTATTCTGAACTAAAAGGTAGTAAATGGATTACTCCGTTTTTGCTTAAGTTTGAAAGATATAACCACAAACCAACTTACATAATTATAAAATTAAATACAGAAGGTCTAAAAGATACCATACAAAAAATAATAAAGAGGTCTAATGAAAATAAAACTGATAGGTAAGGGACATTATGAAGTAATTCATAAAAATAAAGTTATAGGTAGATTTGATAAATATGATTTAGATACATTAAATAACGCTCAAATTGGAGCAACTTTAAATTTTGCAGACTAATGTACTTTAAAGGAACTGTTGTAATTACAGACCCATGTTATGTAATCAAGGAGAATCCTATCGAATATCCTAATGCCAAGGATTTTGGACTTCCTGCATTTGTAAATAGTAAAGCGTTTAAAGATTACTCTACCCCAGAAGAGTTAGCCTATAAAGCTGCTTTAGATCGTTACTATAAAGAATCTCCTAAATATGATGATTGGGATAAATGTGATTATGGAGAAAATATGGAAGTATTAGGTATTCATAATTATATTTCTAAATCTACTATTTATGGAGATTGGAGTTGTACTACTTATCAAACAGAGAAGAAACCAAAAAAGCTTCTAGAAGATATTCTACAAACTTTAAAAGATGGTATACTTGAAGATTTAGCTGCTTTTGATGAAGGTGAGGCTATAGGAGGTTTCTGTGCAGATTCAGGTTACGTAGGAGTATTTTTACTTGATGAAATACTTGAATATAATCCTAAATGGGAATCTTGGATAAAGGAGCATTCTTGGTGTGCTACTATAATCAATGATTTTGAAGGTGAAGTAGAATACTACATAGATAAGGTAAACGGGGAAGCTCATATAGTAGGAACTGGAAATATTAACTTTTATACAGTACAAACTGGATTATGAAACATTATTTAATTAATAGTAGTGTAGATTGGTGTGATGAATTTGATATGCCTTTCTATGAACTGTTAGATGAGAATATGTATCGCATCTATATGTATGCTAAACTTAGGTTAGGTAGTGCATTTACTACAAAGGGATTTGGTTCTAATGAAGCCTGGGAATATGAAATATGTCAAGGTCGAGAATATGGTTTGGATCTATTACAATTTGAACCAGTAGAACTCTCTGATATAGAATATTCTATAATTAAGGACCATATGCCAATAGGAACTTTAGATATATATGATGATTTATTAGAGTATCTAGAAGACAAAGCATTATTAGAAGATTCTGAAGATATATATGAGATGACTCCTGAACAAGTAATGAAAATTATTGATGGAATTGCCAAGTGAGTTTAAGTGCGCTGGAAATACTATTAAAGTAAAATTAGTAGAAAAAACAGATAATGATAATTATGGAAATTGGTGTGATGCTACAAATACTATAACTATATCTAAGACTATAGAATTAGAGGATAAAACTATAGTAAAGCTAACAGAAGATCAAATAACTAATACATTCTGGCATGAGCTTATTCATTGTTTCCAATTCTATTTTGATAATAGTTATAGTGAAGCACAGTCACAAGTTTACGCTAATTTTATGTGTGAGTACTTCAAATCCACTGCCTCGGATGATGAATTTGCATAATGCCAAGAAAGAAATCAGTTGTTCCACCAGTAGTTATTGAAAAGAAACCAAAAGTTAAGTATGTTTCTAAATTAAAGGAATATGCTATTAATTTCGATGCTACTATAAAAATACATCAAGGAGGGTTTGAATCAGCCCTACCTTGGTGTATCAAAGTAGATAAAAGTAAATATGCCAATTTAACTAAAGAACAAGTAATAGAAAAGGTTAAAGAGGCAATTAGATTAGCAATTTTAGATAAATGTCCTTGGGTATCTGAAATTATTTCGTTAGATAACATTAAATTCTCTCAAGAATTAATTGATAATGAAGCTAATCAAAAGCAAGAAAGCAAATGAAAACTATCTAGCTAAGGTAGTTAATATTAGAGTTTTTAGAAACCATTCAAATCCAGAAGTTACTCGTTTAAAATGTGCTACTATAGATGGATTTAATATCATTACATCAATAGATGCTGAACCAGGGCTTTATATTTATTTCCCTACAGCTTGTTGTATTAATCCTAACTTATTATCATATAATAGTTTATTTAGACACAAAGAATTAAACAATAATCCAGAAAAAACTGGTCTATTTGAAGATAATGGTAAGGTCAAAGTAGTTAAGTTAAAAGGTGAATTGTCAGAGGGATTTATTATGCCTGCTGTTGATTTTACTAATTGGATAGTGACTGAAACTAATAAAGAGATAGAACTTGTTGAAGGTACAGAATTTGATGCAGTAGAACATGAAGGTAAGACATTTTGGGTTAATAAAAAATTCATCATTAAAAGAACACCAGGAACTCCAGGTGGAAGCTCAAAAAAGACACGTAAGATTAAGAAAGAACTCGATAAGGTCATCCCTTCTCAATTCAGATTTCATTACGACACAGTTATTATCAAGAAATGTCCTAATGTAATACAACCAGATGACTTAATTAGTATTACTGAGAAAATACATGGAACTTCCCATATCTCAGCGTATGTAATGTGTCATAAGGAACTTACTTGGAAAGAAAAATTAGCTAAATGGCTTACAGGTAATAACTTCGATATTTACGATTATTTATATTCTTCAAAGAATGTAATTAAAAATCAGTATTATAATCCTAATGTAACATCAGGCTTCTATGGTTGTGACACTTGGAAATATGCTGATGATTATCTGCGCCCATATCTTCAGAAAGGTATGACTATTTATGCTGAAATTGTAGGATATAATCCAACTGGTACATATATTCAAAAAGGATATGATTATGGTTGTGAGCAGCCTAATGCTATTGTAGATAATTTGGTATATGAGCCAGAGAAACATTTTAAAGTAAGACCTTATAGAATTACTTTAACTAATACAGATGGTGAAGTACATGAATTTAGTGCGAAAGAAGTACAACAGTATTGTAAATCAGTTGGCTTAATTCCTGTAACTGAGTATTATTATGGTTATGCTAGAGACTTATATCCTGATGTTGAGGAATCTCAACATTGGTGTCAGAATTTCTTAGAGCGATTAGCTAATGATAAGAATTTCTATATGGAGTGCAATTCACCTTCTTGTAAGAATAAGGTACCACATGAGGGTTTAGTAATTAAAAAGGAAGATATGTTGAGTCATGCTTGGAAGTTAAAGTGTTTTAAGTTTCTTGATAAGTCACAAAAAGACCCTGAAATGGATGCAGAAGATGAATAAAATAATTAAATGGTTTAAATATAAAGCTCCATTTACTAAGTTATGGAATGAATATCATAATCCTTTTTATATATGGTGGAAATGTAGAAAGTGGTTTAATATGCCAATAATACATTTCTATTGTGGGAAAATGACATGGTTCTTTGGAATGCCTATATCTAAAGACAAGTATAATAAAATATTTGATTTTAGAATGAGTGCATTAGGATGGAAATGGAAGTATGAATATATAAGGCATGAGTGGGATCCATATATTGTATTTACTTTCTTTAGAAAGTGGCAAATAATGTGGATATTTAACTATGTAGTTAAGGGAAATAAAGATTCATCCACGCGAAACATTGGCACTTGGGAAGCTATGCTAGATATGCTGTACAATGATAAATCTCTTAATTATGTAGTTAAAGCTCATCAATGGAAAGCACTAGATGGACGAACAATAAATATTAAAAATAATTTAACCTGGAATGGTTATTTTGAAGTATTGAAAAATGATAAAAATAGCAGCAATAAGTGATTTACACGGTACTTTACCAAAGATAGATGAATGCGACTTATGTTTGATAGCCGGAGATATAGTACCATTAGATATTCAAAATAATAGAACTTCATCTATAGTATGGTTATTTAAAACATTTCTTTCTTGGGTTAATAAACTACCTTGTAAAGAGGTATTTATGGTTGCTGGTAATCATGATCGCGAACTTGAAAAGAATTATCCTGTAGCTAAGGCTCTGGAGTATCTGTCAGATTTTAAGTTAACTTATCTACTTAATGATTGTGCTGAGTTTGTATTAGGTGATGAAGAAATTAAAGTGTATGGTTCTCCACAATGTCATAAATTTGGAAATTGGGCATTTATGCATGATGAATCTTATCTGGAAGGACTATATAGCCAAGTACCATCTGATATAGATATATGGTTAACACATGACACACCTAAAATAGGTGACTTGGATTTACTCCCACCTAGTCAGTGGAATAAAGAACCTCTTCATGCAGGGGGAGAAAGTTTAGCTACTATGATAAAACTTAAGCAACCTAAATTGGTTGTATGCGGGCATTTACATACATGTAAAGATAAGTATTTGGAAATTGGTGAAAGGTCAATAGTTCCTACAAAACTAGTTAATGTATCTATACTTAATAATGCTTACCAACATGTATATAAACCCACATATATAAATTATGCAAATGGCAAGATTAACATTTTAGATTCACATAAAGAGGATTAAATAATCAAATATTATGGAACAAGAAACATTTAACAGAATGGTAACTGAGTTTGAGGAACTCAATGAAAAGACTAATAAATTAAGAGATTTTCTTCTAACTAAGGTAAACAAGGTACCTATAGATAATTTAAATAGAGACCTATTGATTTCCCAACTTAAAGCTATGGAGGCTTATCAAGGTATCCTGTCTATTAGAATTGGTTTAAATAATCAAGAAGGTTGGTTAGATAAATCAACTCCTGAAATTTCTAATAATAAATCAGATAATGAAACTACTGCTGAAGATATTTCTAACACTAAAGATACTAAAATTACTGAAAATACTAATGAAGTAAGTGAATAAGAACTTTATCGACCGAAGTGATACCTTAATTAGTAAATATTTTAGAGATGTATCTAAATATAAGATGTTGGATGCTGAAACTACTAATGATTTAATAGTTAAGGCTCAAAAGGGAGATAAAGTAGCTAAAGATAAAGTAGTTTGTGCTAATCTACGATTTGTAGTAAAAGTAGCTAAACCTTTTCAAAACAAAGGTATTCCTCTAATTGATTTAATTAGTGCAGGTAATTGTGGTTTAATTAAAGCTATAGATTACTTTGATACTAATAGAGGAGTTAAATTTCTTACTTATGCAATATGGTGGATTAAACAAGCTATTTACACTTCTATTTATTGGCAATCTAGAGAGATTAGATTACCAATATCACAACAAGCATTAATAATTCGGATAGTAGATGCTACTAATAAATTCATTAAAAAGAATGGTAGAAATCCAAATACTATCGAATTACATGAACTAACTGATATACCTACTAAGCAGATAGACTATTTAAGTCAATTCTTTAATAAAATAGCTAGTTTTGATGATTTTATTGGTGGAGACGAAGAACATAGTCAATTAGGGGATGTTATTCCAGACAAGAGTATTAATATAGAAAATGAAGTAAATGACCGTATGGTATCTACTGAGTTGGATAATTATTTATCTAAATTAACACTCAGAGAGCATGATATTCTATTATTATGTTATGGTATTGGAGTCCCACAAATGAAAGTAACTAAAATAGGAGAGTTGTTCGGATTAGGTAGAGAAAGAGTTAGACAAATAAGAGATAAAGCATTAGAAAGATTACGAAAACGATTTGGAAGTGGTTTAATTAAATTATTATGACAGCAGAAGAGTTAATATCTGGTAATTGGTGGTTAGTTAGAGCTATATATCCTGTTGCTTGTGATGCTTCTATTAATGAAGTACTTGAATCAGATGAAGATCCATTGAATGAAGTTGATTATGCAAATGAATTAAAAGAAGATTGTGTTAACTCTTTTAGTTATTTGGATGACTTTATTTATGATGAAAATTCTGATGATAGTGAAGAAGAACAATATGATATGTGGTATCGAGACCAATTAGATGCTATATCTCTAGAATCTGAAAGAATTACAGAAAAAACTATAGATGAATGTGGACTTGAATGGTTAAACAGTCATATTTAATGGAAGACTATACAGAAGATATATTTGTAGATGAATTTACATTATCAGATACAGATAAGTTACCATTAGAGGAAATATTTTAATGAATAGCGGATATTATCCAGCAGGAGCAGAAAATGATCCTAATGCTCCATATAACCAGCCATTAGATAGAGATATTGAAGTAGAAGTTAATGTTGAAATTGGTACATTTATAAATATTACTTTACCTCAATATTCAGAAAGTGGACATTTAGTTATAGATGAAGATGAATTAAAAGAAGCTGTAGAGCAAGCAGTCAAAGATAAACTGAATATAGACGATGAAGATATAGTATTAAATAACGTATTTATAAATAGCTATAAATGATATATTTAGTTAGTCATAATAAAAACTTATTTAAAACTGACAAATATGTAGAAGCGACAATAGAGCAGGCAATGTCTGTTCTTTTGCCGCTCAAACTATGTCAATTAGATACTGAAACTAAAGGACTAGACTGCCATACTAAAGCTTTATTAACTATACAGCTGGGTAATAGAGATAATCAAGTAGTTATTGATTGGACCACCTTAACTCCAAGAGAAAAGCAAATAGTTAAAGACTACCTAGAATCAGATAGATTATTTCTAGGATGGAATTTAATGTTTGATTTAACCTTTTTATATGTTCAAGGTATCTATCCTAAGCATATTTGGGATGGCATGATAGTAGAGCAACTCCTATATCTAGGATACCCTACTCAAATGCGTGAAAAGAGTTTAAGAGCAGCTGCTTGGAATTATCTAAATATTCATATTGATAAAACAGTTCGAGGTAAAATTGTTAATGATGGTTTAACTACTGAGGTTGTTATTTATGCAGCAGGGGATGTCACATATATAGAAGATATAAAAGAGAAACAAGATATTGAAGTAGAAAAACAAGGCATGAAGCTAGCAGTAGAGTTAGAATGTGAATTCGTTAAATCTCTAGCTTATTTTAAATATTGTGGGGTTCATTTAGATGTAGCTAAATGGAAAGCTAAGATGGCTAAAGATCAAGCTAAACTTGATGAGGCTATCTCCGAATTAAATGCTTGGGTTGTAGCTTGGGATAAAGAAAATCCTCATAGTGGATATGATATACAGTATCCAGAATTAGATTATCCTAAGTATTCTGCTGATTATGAGACAACTGTTAAAAAATTATTTAAAGATGGGTACAAAAGATTTCCACAAGAGGATTTAAATACTCCAGATGGAAAAGTTGATGCCTATAAGAAAGTAATTAAAAATCAGTTTACAAGAGTAGATACACAAGGGGATTTATTTAATGGATTTGATTTAGAACCTAAATGTGTTATTAATTGGAGTAGTCAAAAGCAAGTAATACCTCTATTTGAGCTACTTGGAATTAATATAGAAACATTTGATAAAAAGACTAAACAAAAGAAGAAGTCTATTGAAGCAAATGTCTTAAAACCTCAGAAGAATGACTTTCCAATTATTCCAATATTTCTTAAATATCAAGAAGCAGCTAAAGTCGTTTCTACTTATGGTCAAAACTGGCTTAATGCAATTAATCCTGTTACTGGTAGAATACATGTAGATTTCCATTCTATAGGTACTGATACAGCAAGAGTAAGTTCTGGTGGAGGTGTCTGGAAACTAAATATGCAGAATTTGCCACATGATGCAGAAACTAGAGCATGTTTTACATCTGAAAAAGGATATGCTTGGTTATCGGCAGATTATCAGAGTCAGGAAAGTAGAATTATTGCATCTGTCTCTAAAGACAAAGCAATGATAGATCTATTTGAACATGGCTGTGGTGATGTACATTCTTTAGTTGCTTATATGAGTTATCCTAATATTATTCCTAGAGACACTAAAATTGAGGATATTAAAGAGAAATATCATAATGCTAGGCAAGAAGCTAAAGGAATTGAATTTGCTGTAAATTATGGAGGTGATTATAACACTATAGCTAATAATAAAGGTATCCCAGTAAAAGAAGCAAAACAAATTTATGATGACTTTATGAGGGGTTTTCCTGGAATTAAAGCTTATCAAGATTATTGTAGAGCTGCAGTTATGAGAGATGGCTATATTTTACTTAATCCTATAACAGGTCATAGAGCACATATTTATGATGCTACTGAACTACAAGAAACTCATAAAAAGATGCAAGAGCCTGGATTTTGGGAATATTACCAGAACTTAAAAGAGAGACATCCTCAAAGTGAGATAGTACAAGAAGTAAGACACTATATGCAGCGTAAATCAGCTTCTGAAAAACAGTCTATTAATTATAGGATTCAGAATAGAGGTGCAATGTGTTTTAAATTATCTTCTATTAAATTATTTAATTGGATAGTAAAGCATAATTATCAAGATAAAGTTAAAATGTGTGTACCTGTTCATGATGAGTTTAATTTAGAAGCACCAGAAGATATTAAAGAAGAAGTAGGCAAAGTTCTTATTAATTGTATGATAGAAGGGGCTAAACCATTTTGTCCTAATGTATTTTTAGGTGCAGATATAGATATAAATGACCATTGGGTTCATTAACAAATGAATAATTAGAAAATTAAAAAGTATAATCAAAATTAGTATGAAATATTTAGTAAATATGGTATATAAATGTAAGGGTAGGAGTTATCTTACATGTGTAGTAGATGCAGAATCTGAAGATGAAGCTATCCAATTAGCTCTAGATGGAGACGTAATTAGTACAGATGAATGTTTTGATGATATTCAACTGGAAGGTAAACCAGAAAGTATTGATGTAGAAGAAGATGAGTAAACTTATTATTTGTAGAGGGCTTCCAGCCTCAGGTAAAAGTACTTGGGCTAAGCAATGGGTTCTTGAAGACCCAGAACATAGAGTTAGAATCAATCAAGATGATATTCGACTTATGCTTGGTAAGTATTGGGTTCCTAATAGAGAACCTCTTGTACAACATATACAAAAAGAAGCTTTAATTGAAGCCTTAGAAAGAGGCTATGATATAGTTATTGATAATACCAATTTAAATAAAAAAGTGTTAGATTGCTATCGTGCACTAACTATAGATCACGGAAATCATGCTATAGAATATAAAGACTTCTTTGATACTCCTTTATCTGTATGTATTGAGCGTGATAAGCAGAGGGATTTAAAAGTTACTGAAAAAATAATCAGAAGTTTCTTTGAACGTTATAAAGATATATATCCTTTAAATGGTAATTAATTGTAATATATTTAATTAAAGGTTTAAAACTTTTAGAAAATACGAAAATAATATGATATTCATAATTGATTATAACGTTCAACTTACTTCTGGAACTTTATTTAATAAACAAATTAGAGTTAAAAATAAAGAGAATGAATTAATAGCCAAATGTTCACTTGAAGACTATTTAAGAAGAAAGTATGGTGATTCCTTTGTATCTTTAACTATAACTAGATGCAATGAAGATATGGTCAGTAAATTTGAGGAAATGTTTGGATCTGATAATTTATTTAATCCTTTTAGATGGTAAATAATTTTTATACAATGTCCTCTTGGTTTGATAATCTCACAGACCAAGGGGATTTTTTCTTTGTACAAGTAATACAGAGGAAGAAAGAATGCAACATTGGAAGTAATAATGTAATTAAAGATTATAGCTTCTTTGATAAAGAAACATTTTTGGCTAAGAAAGATGAAATAATTACATTATGTAAAACCTTTAATGCAAGAGCTTATTTTTGGGTAAATCCCAGAAATTGTAAACAAGTTCAATTTGAGATAATTAGAGAAGCTACAGAAGCTATTGAGTGTAATTCTAGAAAGTTATTTAAATGTATATCTAAAGCTATAGGTCAAAGACGAAATTCTAATTATAAATCTATCTGGATTTTAGATTTTGACACTAAGGATACAGAATTAATCAATAAATATTTAAATATAGCTATGGAATGTAGACATTCTGGAAGTGGATTAATTTTCAATCTTATTCCAACTGTGAATGGATTTCATGCTTTAACTAAAGGATTTGATTTAGAGCAGTTTAAACAGAAACTGGCTATAGCTAATTTAGATAATATAGATATACATAAAGATAACCCAACTGTATTATATTATAATAATGAACAATAAATTAGGAGTTTCTCTAGTTAAATACTTATGTCCTATATGTGGTAATGAAGCTGATGAAGGAATTATTATGAATTCTTTACTTACTGAAAAGAATGCTAAAGCAGTAGAAGAACTTCATGGTAAAGCGATTGGATTTGCTGAGCATCCTTGTAAAGAATGTTCTAAATATAAAAATGATGCAGTATTCTTTATAGGTATAGATGCCAAAAAATCTAAATCTAATAATCCATATAGAACAGGAAAATTAACAGGAGTTAAAAAGGACAGTGATTTAGTAAAACATCTGTCTAAATATATCTTAGAGCTTAAAGATCATACTAAATACTGTTTTATTGAAGATGATGCTGGTAAACAAATTGGGTTATGGTAAAATTAGATAAAAGGATTTCTATGAATCCAGACTTATTAGACCCCAGAGAGGTTATGATAGGTAAATTAAAAAGTAAAATAGAAGCCTTTAAAAAGTATGATGAGGAAAGAAAAGCTTATTATAAGGATGCTTTAATTAAATTGGGTGAGTTAGAATCTTTAATTGATGAATCTGACCCAGAGCGAAAGTTAAGAGATAAAATAAAGAATCAAAAGAAAGTTATCCAAAGTTTACAAGCAATGTTAACTATTAAAAATGTAGACTTTTCGGAAGATATGGACTTAACTATAGCTAAGGGTAAAATAATAGAATTAAAATTAAAGATTAATGAACTAACTAATCAATTAAATAAACATAAGCGTACTATTTCTGATTTAGTTAATAAACTAATTAAATATGAAGTTAATTAAACAGTCATTTGAATTTATCAATCAAACGGATTTCTCTTTAGTAGGAATTAAAAAGCATATTGAAAGATGTGCAAGAGTTAGTTACAAGAGTGAAGATAAGATTACAGATACCTCTTATGAGAAGTTTGTAAATATGCTAGAATCTAGAGGACATGATAGACCTCTTGAGTTTGGTACTGTTTACCTAGATATTCCTACAGAGAATATAGAACCAGGTTATGAATACATAAATACCGTTGGTAAGTATTCTCTTAATCCTTGGAGTATTAAAGAAGATTTCAATAATCACGCTTATATATCTACTAATTATAGAGTAATTAAAGATAATCATTGGGAGAGTGACTTACAGTATCTCTGTGAACCTACAGAGCATCATCATAAGAGATATACAATTCACATGATTCTTGACCGTGGGGTTATGGATGAGTTCAGAACTCATGTAGGATTGTCTCATTTGGCAGAAAGCACCCGTTATTGTAACTATTCTAAGGACAAGTTTGGCAGAGAAATTACTTTTATTGCACCTTGTTGGGATATTAGAGGTAGTAACTATATTGATTATTTACAAGTAGCTGAGAATGGTTATTTTAAAATGTTAGAAAATGGTTGGACTCCTCAGCAAGCTCGTTCTGTACTTCCTTTAGGTATTAAGTCTGAACTTATCTCTTGTGGATTTGAAGATGCTTGGGAAAACTTTTTCAAAAGAAGAGATGCTCCTGATGCACATCCAATGGCTCAAGAAATAGCTAAGCCAATGCATGAAGAATTTTTTAAATTAACTAGAGTATAATGATTATTTTATTAACAATATATATTATATCTCTCATAGGTACAGTTATAAGTATTAGATATAATCGAGCCTTATTTGATGAGAACAGCTGTACTGTATTTCTTGTATTCTGCCCATTAGTAAATAGTGGTATATGTTTTATTGAAATAATAGACTTATTGCCTATTAGTTTGTCATATCTTAATAAAAAACTATATAATTTGATTACTTATAAAACTCATAAAAGAAAATGAATTTTTTAGATAAAAAAGTAGAAGAGATTCTTAAGAATCATCCTAGTGGTGAAGACTTTTTCAATCACTTAGATGATATGATTCGAGGACATAAGAGCATTATTGACGCTGCCTGGGATAAATTGGTTCAATGGTGTTATGATGAGCATTTGTGGATAAATAGGGGTATTCCTACATTTGGTTGGAATGGTTTGATTCTCACAGGTGCTTTCGGAAGAGCAGTATTTAATTACATGCCTTATGAAATACGTAAAACCTTTGAGCAAGTAATACTGGTTAATGGAGGATTGCGACAAGAAGATACTAAAGCACAAATATTAGTTAATCAAATAGATGTTGATGAATTTATTCTATTTGATGATTCTTTTTATTCAGGTACTACTAGAAATAAAATAGAAGAAGCCCTCAAAGAAATTCGTCAAGGCTGTAAAATCATTCAGACTGTGTGTATTTATGATGGTGGTAAAGACCCTAATGTAACTTCTTTATACAAATATTATAAATGATAGAACTAGTATCAATATCAAATATATATGGGGATTGTACTTCTGATTATGAGATAATCCATTCCCCTTTAGATACTGTTGGTGATATTATAGATCACGCTACAGAAAACGATGAATGGGGCAATTTCGTAATTAATGGTGAAAGGTTTTATTTAGGTAAATATGTTATTATGAATGTGCCTGAAGAAATTCGAAGTAAACATATACGAAATGCTAACTGTAGCGGAGGTTGGGGAAACATGAACTATTATATAGAAACTTGTTAAAGGAATTAAATGGGTAAAAGAATTCTTTATACTTGTGATTTCTGTGGCTCTACTATAGATTTAGATAGGCAAGTGGGAATAATAGAGTATTATACTCGGTATTGGACACTTAATGAAAAGAAATATATATGTAATAAGTGTCTCGAGAAAATTTCATTATTTTTAAACAAATGAATCAAATAGGTAAAATAGAAAAATCTTATTCTTATACTATTCCAGATGGTCCTCATAAAGGAGAAACACTTTGGAGTGGTAGATATGTAGCAGTAAGCTGTGTGATATTGGCACACGAAGTTGTCAACGATAATGAATGTTGGTTTGTATTAGCTAATAAAAGAGGTAGTGGTACTCCGGATGATCAAGGTAAATGGAATATGCCATGTGGATATTTAGATGGTGGAGAATCTGCTACTGCAGCATGTGCTAGAGAAACTGCAGAAGAGTGTGGTGTTTATATTGCTTCTAGATTATTTAAATTAATTAATGTAGAAACCGCACCTGAGAAATGTAATAAAGGTAATGTTTCTCTTAGACATTTATGTATCTTATCTAAAAGGGCTGATATATTAAATAAGCTCAAAGGAGGAGAAACTAATGAAGTAGATGATGTACAATGGATTCCTATTGAAGATATAGATAAATATGAGTGGGCATTTAATCATAAAACTACTTTATTAGCTGAAATAGTGCCTACCTTGGATAATATTTATTATAAGTACCTCACAGATGACCTAACAGTGACTTATGACTAAAATACTTATATTTAATATACTTTGTGTTATAGCAATAGTAATTTTAGTTATAATTGGTGCACATGATACTAATTCTATCGATATTGGAGGAGGTTTACTGTGTACTATGATTGCAGATATTGTAGGTAATATTACCTTAGCTTATCAATCAGATATTATTAAATAATACATAAACTACATAAACAATGAATATTTTAGGAAGTTCTTTTGATTCAAGATTTAATAAGATTAAATCATCTTTTCAGACAGCTCACGATAAAGCTTCTAAGTTAATTGAGGAAATGGATACTAAAATTTCTGAAAAGAAGGGGGAAATTAGTAAGATTCAAGATGATATAACTAGTATAGAAACATTGAAAGGACAAACCAGTAAGTTCTTATCTAACCTTAAAAGTATCTTAGTATAATGTATAAAGTTAAGGAAACCTTTGAATATCTTGTAGAAGATTCAGATAATTTTGACTCAGTACAAGATGTGTTAGATTTTGAAGCATCTTTAGGTTCTGATGCCTCTTGGGCAGACATGGAAAATGTTCCAGAACATGATTATAAAAGTGTTCCTTGGGGTAATAGTACTATTGAAATTAGTAGTAATGATATAGCTATAGATGTAGACACTCTTCTACAATTAATTAAAGACTCTGAAGAATTAGAAGCTCTAAAAGCTGAAGGAGTTACTGATTGGGAAAGATATTATGAGGCTATAAAAGAACTTAATATCGGTTATCAAAAAGATGCAATAACTAATGAAGAATTAATTAAACAATATTGTAAATGATTAATTTTGAAACTAAAAAAGTACTGTTCATTGATTTGGACAGTACTTTAATTCAAACTATATCAGGTAAAACATTTCCTGAAGATATTACAGATTTTAGAATACAACTTCCTGTATTAGATAAAATTAAAGAGAAAATGCCTAATTTAGTGTGTTTCTTTGTAGTGACTAATCAAGGAGGTATTGGTAAATTTGTATCAGACTATGACTTTGATACCAAAATATCAAGTATCACAAGTTTTAGTGCTGGCTATTTATGTTGTGACATAGGAGATTATATATATTGTCCATCTAATGACAATAATAATCCCCTTAGAAAACCAAATGTAGGAATGTTAGAAGCTATGTGTGAGGGTTGGCATGTTTCAGATAAACAGGAAATGCTAATGATAGGTGATGCTTCTGGCAAACCTGAAGATTTTTCAGACTCTGACAAGAAATGTGCAGAGAATTTTGGAATTGATTATATTGATGTTAGGGATTTTTTAGAATTATGAAATTAAGACTGGATGAATATTACTCTATAATTAGTGGTGAGTGGGAAGATATAGAGAGTTATATGCCTGAAGATATGGCAGAAGAATTACTAAAATTTGAGGAATCCCATAGCCAAGATGAAGTCTTTGATTATTTAGAAAATCTATATTCATATATAGAAGTAATAAATAATAGATATAATATTAATGATATTGATTTAGAAAAAGCTTTTATTAATTATACTGCTATTATAAAGATTAAAGACAAATATTATTCTTTTGATTGGTATTATACTCGGTATTGGACTCTTGAAGATCAAGTAAATGCAGATGCTGATTTAACAGAAGTATTTCCAAAGAAGGTAACTGTCACCAGATATGAACCAAAATAATTTTGAGTTTTATAAAACCTACCTTATAGATTACATTGATATTAGAGATTTTCTTAATTTATAATTTTTATAATTATGGCTCAATATACTGTAGTAACTTCTGAAGATTGTATTATATATCGAACCTATTTAGTAGAAGCTGATTCTCAAGAAGAGGCAGAAGAGAACTATGAAAATGGAGAAATTATAAATATAGAATATAAAAGTTGCTGAAACAAAGTAATTGAATGAATAAAATTCCAGAGTCTCTTAATATAGTTCCTCATTTAGTTGAATCTCAGGAGGAATTAACTAAATTAATTCAAAAATTTATTGAGGAAACTGACGTACAATTTGATTATCCTAAGTTACCAAAGTATTGGTTAGAGGATTATCACTGGGATGTCTTGTGTAAAGAAATAAATAATGAAAGATGATATTATATATTTTATAGAGAACTATTTATTATTTAATGGGTCACATATAAAACTAAATAAATTTCAAAAGCAATTTATAAACCATTTATATGACACTAATATTTTGTCTACAAAAATGAAGAAACATGAATGAATATGGATATGTAGAAGACATAGAGTTAGCTAAGGCTATTCTAACTATGTACTTTGGTAGCAAGTTTATGACTGAAACAGAATTACTTGAACAAATAAAAAGTTCATTAGTGTATTATGATGGAGGTTTTACTTTTGATACGCCTGATGGTATTTATTTTGGAGGTCCATTTGGTATGAGCGGTTATATAATACAAACTTTAGAAAGTTGGCTAAAAGAAAACCCTAAAAATCAATGTAGCGTATTCGGTCAAGTGTTTGATTTAAATGGACACGAGCTTGTGTTTTATGAATTAGAAGGCAAATTGACTTGCTTTGTATTAAGTGAATGGGATTAATTTTTAATTATGTTAAAACTATGGCAATACTGTGACTTAATATATGTTGTTACAGAAGATAAAAAAGAAATAGTTAAAGCTAGGATTATAGGAAGTAATATAGATACTCGTAGACATATTATTATTCATTATAGCCCATGTAGCAATCATAATGTTAGTTATACAATAGATAATGAATATTGCTTTGCTACTGAAGCTGAAGCTCTGTTATATTTAAAATCTAAAAAAGAAAAAGATTTAGCTTTTGCAATCGAAGAAATAGATAGCTATACAGCTTCTAAGGCTAACTTAGAGCAACAAATATCTGACATAGAAGATAGATTAACAGAACTTGGTTTATGTATTAATTAATATGACATTAGTATTTAATTTAAAAAGAAGTAGTACTAAAAGTAAAAGAACTCATAAGAAGTTTCCTAGATATAAGTTTAAAGATTTTACAGCTATTCCCAGAAACTTAAAAGAATGGGGGTATTGTAAGCATAATTGGAACGATGATGACTATACCTATCTTAATGGTGATATTGAAAAGTTTTTAAAATGTCATATAGGACATCCAATTAACAAAGTGTTTTCTAAGTTTCTATCTAGATGTAATAATCTGAGTAAATTTAATCCTAAAGAAGAGTTTTATAGCTTTATTCAAAATAAAGAAGATATAAATTCTCAACGTGGAGGATTTTATGTAACTAATGGTATTCTTAATTACAAGAAACCTGTTAAAAAGAGTAATTATCAAGTAATTAATAAATATAATGAGAATCAGAAAAGATTTAATAAATTATATTTAAGACCTTTAATTAAAGCTTTAATAGAATCAAGAGTTCCACAGTGTATTGGTAAATATTTATTAAGAGAGGGTGAAAAAACTATCTATATAGATTTTTATCCAGGTGTTGGGTATTATGAAAACATTTGGAATAAAAGACAAATAACAAATATAATAGGAGTAGGTCGTGGAATCAACTATGATGTTATCAATACACAAAGTGGTAAAATTAAGTACCTTTATAGTGTAGACACAAAGTGGTTTTCTAACAGACCTGATATTTGCTTTTATTTCAAGAAATAAATATATTATAAATGGTTAAATATACATTAGAAGAGGCAAAACATATTTGGGTAACTTCCGATACCCATTTTAATCATGCTAATATAATTAAATATTGTAATCGTCCATTTTCTTCAGTAGAGGAAATGAATGAAACTATAATAGCAAATTGGAATAAGGTGGTTTCTTGGGATGATACTGTCTATCATTTAGGAGATTTTGCTTTAGGTGATAAATCACTCATCCCAAATATTTTAAGGCATTTAAATGGATGTATCAAAATTGTTATAGGTAATCACGATAATCTTGACCTTATGCTAAAATTAGGTAATGAAGACCGTTTGATTACTGATCTCTTTTGGGAAGAAGTGATTAAAGTAGGAAAGAAAACTATTATTCTTAACCACTTCCCTTTTGGTTCCTTACCAGACCCAGCTACTAATTATCCAGTAATTCAGTTACATGGTCATGTGCATAGTACACCAAATAAGCCATGGAATTATTTTGATAATCAGTATGATGTAGGTGTAGATAATAATAATTTCACACCTGTAAATCTGGCAGAATTATTAGATAAAATTCATTATAAAGTACATATCAAATAATGGGTCAATCTAAGAAAAAGAGGCTATGGTGGTTATATGTAGCTAGAGATAGACGCCAGCAACATCCTAAGTATTCTGATGAATTAGAACATTATGGAAGATTACACGTATTTTATGACACTCCAGAATTAGAAAATGGTAAATGGGGATGTGCAAGACAGTTAGGTGGAGAAATTCCAGCATATATGTTTCCAGATTTAGAAGAAGAACATTGCCAAAAGTTTGTTGGTATAATTGGTGACCTGGACAATAAGATGCCAAAAATAGTAGAATTTTTAAATAATAGTATTTAATGCAATTAATAACTCCTGAATATATAAATAATAATCTTGATCTTTTTAAATATTTACAAAAGATTGGAATACTTCCAGATGATTCTAATGTAAGAGATAAAAATATTGGAGAAAGTAACTATTCTAAGTCTATAATTCAGCCTTGGTCTGTATGGCAAGATTGGAAATTAAATCCTTGGGATGCAGATATAGTTAAACGTATATATAGAACTAAAGTACTAAAAGGAAAGACTGAGAGTGAAGCTAGAATAGAAGACTATGAGAAAATTATTCATATATGTCAAGAGAGAATAAGGCAATTACAAAATAATTAATGAAGAAATTAGATTTAGGAAATCTCTATACTAGAGATGAATTTAGAGAGCGTGTTGAGGATGGATTGTTTATTGATTCTGATGGTGAAGGACAATATTCTAATGAGAACGGAGATTGGACTGGTAAATGGTTATCTCCTTCTTCCTTTACACTGGATGAAGTTAAAAACAAAAATATGGAATATACACATGTAATATGGTATAACAAATAATAATTAAGGGCAGGTCAGTGGAGTAGATAAAAGTAATAATATAAAAACTAAAAATAATGATTTATTTAATTGATTTTAAAACTTGCTATAAAATAGGTAGAACTAATAATTTAACATAGAGATTAAAAACTTTTAAGAATAGTAGAGAGGATTTAGAATTGATAAGCTTAATAGCTTTCCCTGATAAAATAGTATTATAGGAAGTATATGATCAGAATGGAGAAACTTATCTCCATAATAAACTGAAGAATTTCAATATTAAAAATGAACTTTTTTCAAGAGATCCTTAGGTATTATCTGAGTTTTTGAATTACAAGTATAATATAGTTAAAGATATGGTTGATTGGGTTGAACTTTATTATAATTCTATATAGGATAATAAACAAAAATCTGATAATACTATTTACTAGTATAATATTGATGGTGTATTACTAAATACATATAAATCAGGAGCAGAAGCTAGTAAACTAACTGGAACTTGTTATAGAAGTATCATTAAAGTTTTAAATGGAGAAAGAAAATCTGCTAATAATTTTATTTGGTCTAAAAGATTATTGTCAGAAGAAGAGCTGCTATTAAAGATTAATAATCCAAAAAATAAACATGGAACTAAGATAATTTAGATGGATTTAAATGATAATTTTATAGCTGAGTATAAATCTTTAACAGAGGCTAGTAAACAAACAGGTATAAATATATCATGTATTTCTAATAATATTGCAGGAAGAACTAAAAGAGCTGGAAATTTCCACTGGAAATATAATTAATAAGGGTAGTATGTTGGCGTAAAGCTGGCATACTACCCTATTTTTTTTACTTTATAGGGGTGAGTTAGCATTAGCTAGCTTGCCCCTATTTTTTTAATTTATATGTGATATATGATATTTATTACAATAAGTACACTAATAAATAGTATAATTATCTAAATGCATCTTTTTGAGATATTTCTCAGCTAAATCTGTGGTATCAAATGTCATTTTAGTTTTACCTAATTTATTATAATGGCATCTAGGATATTTAGTAGATAAATTGTCTCTAGGTTTCATAAAAATAATTATTGATTTTTAGCCCATAACTTATAGGTATCTTGAAAACTTCTAAATAATGCCTACGAATTCATTACTGTTTCTCCTAAAGATTTATTTCCAGTAACTAAATTCCAGGTATCATTAACAATTTTGGATTGAAGTTTATAGGTAGCAGGATTTGTAGAATTACCTACATAATCTAATACTGCTAAAGGTCCTTTAAATCCATCAAATGCATTACTACTTCCTTTATACAATAATTCCGTTACAGCATTACCTAAGATATTCTGTCCTTCTGCATTTTTTTTATGGTCTTTATACATAGGTGTAAATACTAATCCAAATAAACCTGCAACTACCAAACTAGCTAATAAGTCCGATAAAGCCTTTTTTAAATTAGCTCTCTAAGTTTCATTAGCCCACACATTTTCTTTAAATCCATCAATTCCATTATAGTGTAGTTCTACTAAAGAATCTCTTAAACTATATATAATTCCCTAAACCATATCAGGTACATACTTAACTACAGGACATTCTTCGTTGCCTCCCTCACTAAGAGTTACTGCTTCTCCTTGATTATTCCAATATAAAGGCTGCCCATTTCGTGTTTCCTATTCTACATGAACTGATGTATTAGAAATCTATCTGGATTTGCCATAATTATCAATAAGACCATTCATCCATGTAGAGAATACTGCGAAGTTTCTACCAATTGCAATATTCTCGTATTTAGCTTTTGAACTCTAGTTATAAGCACCATAAATAGTATCTGCTAAGTTTTTGAATGTAGTTATTTGCTACTAAGTATAAGCATCAGGTAAATCATCTCCTTCAACTAAGTTAGTACCTTGTTCCTAATTTGTCATTCTAAGCATACTTAAATATAAAGATCTCTATCTCTAATACTCCTTTTCATTACTCCGATCACCTTTAGCATATTTTTCAAATCTTTTATCCTTTCGCCAATCATAATTAAGTTCCCCATCCTTTATAGTATAAGCATCAAATACTCCATCATGTTTCATCTAAGCTACAAAAAGCACCATTCTATTTAAATAGTCTGGTCCATAGAGAGTAGAATAAGCCCAGTTTTCCCAATTAAGGATACCTCCACGACAAGTTTTCTATCCTTCAGAAATTTTAGCAATATCCATATTAGATAATCTATATTTAAGATTTAGCTAATTAAGTTTACTAATTGTCATAATATTTTGAGGACCTTCTTCAATTACTTCTTTATAACCACTAAGTACTTCAGAAGGAGTTATATCTGTCTAATATTTATTTATACTTCTTGCTAGATTTTCAAATAAACCTTGAATAGTATCACGAACAGTTCCAGCTACATTTCCTGCAATATAACATTTACTAACTGCACGTCTAATAGGATCAATAAAAGATTCTAAAGCTTTAGTCTAAGGTTCCATTATAGACTAATTAAATACTGATACTGATAAGAAATCATTTATAGTTTTTACAGTATGTTCTACATTTTTATAATCATCTTCAGTATCTCCTTTTATGTATAAGTCAAGTAAAATACCTTTAGTTCGAGTTAACATTTTCTAATATTCAACAGACTAAATATGTTTTTCTAGAAAATCTATAAGTATATTTTCTACATTAGTCTCAAAGAAGTCGATGCCCTTTTCATTCAGCCAATTAGCTCGTCTATTAGAATCTTCAGAACGTTTAAATGGATTATATGCTTGCAAATTTTCAATATCCTACTTTCGCTGTTCTCTTTCTTCCTCGTTAAGGGTATCATCTATAAATTCATTATAAGCATCGATAGGATGCATTATTCTTTTCATCCATCTCTAACCAAATTCTTTAAAACCCTATTTTACCTTAGTTCTACGAGTAGCTATAGAAGCTCTCTCTAATGGAACATCCAAATAATTAGAATTACCTATAGAATCAATTAAATGAGTATCATTAATGCCTGTAAACTACCATTTCTAACCTCTCATTTCATATCTTATCTTATTAATTTCAAATAAAACACTTTTTAAAAATTCTTTTTCAGAATTATCCAGAGACTAGTCGATATATGGATTTTTGAATCTTAATTCACCATTCTATTTACTAATGGGGTCAAATAAATTTTTAAATATTCTTACTTCATCACCTATAGTACTATTTCGTACTGCAGAATATCCCTTAGCTTTAAAAAACTTATTCATTATCTCACGCATAGGAGCATATTCTTTAAGCATTCTATCAGCAACTTTATTTACAGCCTACTAAAACATAAATCCAGTAACACGAACATTAGCATTAGGAATACTCTATGGTTTAAATATATATTCAGGAAGTTGTCCAAACTATTCATTATCTATAGATAAATCTCCATTATACAGATTTAAAGCTCTAAGTGCAGATACATAAACCCTAGCTAAAGTAGATAATGTTTTATCAGCAGAATAAATTAACTTTTTAATTCTTCTAGGATCTTTTGGTAATCTATCTAAAGATTCTATTTTATCAATAATAGCCTATAGTTTATTAATTCTGCCCTCTACTGTTTTAGTAGTTTCAAGACCATCTACAATAGTTCCATCAAGATTAGTTTTAGAGATAACTTGATCTTCAATTTCTCTAAGTTCTGATACTTCAGGGGCACTACTCACAGCTTCTCTCCAAGTTTGTATCATTGACTCTGCTGGGTCTATAGTTTCTATACTATTATTCTTGAAATTATTTTCTATTTTATCCTAGTTATTCTCATTAACTACATCTAGAATAGTTTTAAACTAAGGAAGTAACATAGATATATCCATCTCACAACCCTTTTTAGCATGATAACTAGATATGCCCACTACTTTAAGGGTTCCTAACTTAGGTTTAAACGGTAACTTAGGTAAAATCTGATTAAGTACAGTGAGAGTTTTAATAGCTTCTATATTACCATAATTAGCTTTCATAGTAAAGTTTTTACTATTTAAATCCATCAAATATGAACCTAATAGATTCTCTCTTCCCTTATACTTTACTTGTGTACTTACATCAAATGGAGTAATAGTAACAACATCAACCTAATTAGTAGTTTTGTGTTGAAATAATAATATATTAGCATTAGTTAATGTACTATTATTTATTAATCGCCATCTATAATTAGGCTTACCATCACTATCTCTATCTTCAAATTCAAAGTACTTATTTAACTAATTCTAAATAAAAGCACTATTTTTTAAAGAACAATAAAATGATGACCGTCCCTATTGGTATGCTGCTTGAATATCAGATACAACACGATAGGTGGCTTTCTATGCAGGTGCAGAATTAATTAATTCTTCTTCTCTAGATATAACTATATCTACAAGTTCCTTATTATTAGCACCTATTCTAGTATCTTCTATATGTATGGGCTCAGTATCTCCAGGCATTAAAATATCCCAACCTTTATCTTTAGAAGGCTTAGCTATAGTTTTCCAATTCTGTTTAATCCAACCTTGTGCAGACTCCTTAATGCCTTGGGCTGTAACTTCTACAGTCTAATTAGGAAATATTCTACTAAATTGAGAATTACAAGCTAGGAGGTCTTCATCATTTATATCTATAGCATCTATGTTAGAATCAATAAAATTAGCTACAATATTATCATATTTCTACATAGTGTAACTACCATTGTTATTCATATCATAACTAATTGCTTTAGATGCAACAATATCAGTTATATTCTGAAACTAATTATCATATTTAACTCTAATAGGAATTAAATTAACTCTAATATCAGTAGCATTTACACCATTATTTGCAAGTATTCTTTTTAAAAAAGCTAGCTTATATTTATATTTTTCTTTTTTAACTGATGCCCAATCAGATTCATTATCTATAGATACCGCTAGATTATAAATGTCTAAAGTTCCATCAGGCTTTATACACAAATAATCAATGTGACCTATAATATTTTCTATCTAATTACGTAATTTAGCAGATACATTAAGATTTTTAAGCAGATAAGGACTGTTTCCTTTATTCTTTTTTAGTACTTCTTTTTCTACATCTTTAACTACTTTTCCCATTTTATCAAATACAGGTTGTAGGGAAGTATTTAAAGTTGCTCCAGCATAATGTCTATCATCATCCTAACTGGTTGAGGATACTATAATTCTATGAACATCTGCTGCATCCTTAGAAATTGTTTCCCAATTCTATTTACGAGTTTTAATAGCTTCATCTGCCTACTATTCTGAATATCCTTCTTTAACTAACTACTCTTTCATTATAGGGTAGTATTCAGTATCAAAATTAAGTCTAAACATAGGTGACTAGCCATTTACTGTAAAATAAGTAGAATCAATAAATGTTTGTGTAGTAAAGTCTCTTCCAGCATTTATATCTACATCATCTATAGGAGATTCTTTATTTGCTGCGAACTTATATTCTTTTTTAAGTTTATCTAGTTTATCATATAATAGAGTCTATTTATCATGTTCTAAACTATATAATATAGCTAGAGCACTCTAAATATCTCCTTCACTCAATCCCTCAACCAAAGATTGATATGAATTATATACTTTACCATTAAATATATATTTACAACTCATTAACAACCAAATTCTTTTATTTTACCTAATTCTATATTGTCTTTAATTAAATTAGCTATCTTCATATTCCTTCTTATAGCTGCTGAGTTTTCTGAAATTCCTTCTTTCATAAATGTATCAAAAGATAATCCAGATTCAGTTATAGGATTTGCTACATTTTTAGGAAAATTATCAAATATGAATTTGAAATCTTCTAAAAAGTCTTGACCCTTAAATTCTTTAATTAAACTCTACTTCTAAAACATCTAATCAGCTATCATATCTGCTACACACTCTTCCAATTTATCCTACATTGCAAAGTTAGTGTAAGCTTCATTAATATAATCTAAATTAGTTTTAAATTTAGGTTTTTGCTAATATTTAGCTATAACTGCTTGATAACTATCAGGATATTTAACTTTTAAAACTCCCAAAAATATATGAGCCATCTCATGAAATACATCAGATACATTAGCATTACTACTATTTATATAGATTTGTCCATTGTATATAAAGGCTCTAGCATTTTTTACATCGATTTTATTCTACTTCCCAAAATCATCTAGTTCAGTTTGAGACATAGTATTTATATTTATACCAAACTTTTCATTAAAATATTGAACTGCCTATTCCATTGAAGCTGTAGTAGGTTTTGTAGCAGCTTCATCCCCAAATTTACCAGTAATATCTATTTTATTACCGTTATTCTCTAGATATTTAAGAGTAGCTATATTACCTCGCATTTCTTCTACTAGATAACTTTTAGTTTCAGCTTTATTTATCTAGTCTACTATCTCCTTTCCTAATTTCTAACTACTTTTAATTAACTGATTAATATCAGTATTTTTATTTTCAGCTGTTTTTAATCCCTTAGTAAATAAATAAACAAAAGCAGCAGCTTTTTCAGGAGTATTTAAAGTTTCAATACCTTCTATATCCGGAAATACCTTTCTAAAATCTGCTAGAGTACCATTTAATACCTAATTAAATATTTCAGGCAACTTACGTATATTAGGCAACTGAATATCCAAGGTAGTTATTATCTATCCTTCTTTAACTCCCTTTAATTCTATTTTAGAAGTTCGTGGAGTAGTTGGTTTCATTTTAATTGAGTATAGTCCAGCTTCTCTAAGAGTTTGTGTGGCATTCCAATTATCTATTTTAGCTTTTGCTGCTTCTAAAGAACTAAATGTTTGAGAATATGAATTAGGAGATATTATACTTCTAGATATAGCATAGTGTGTAACCTTAGTACTAGGATTATAATACTTATAAATATAAACCCCATGATACATACCGTCAGTATCAACCCCTTCTTCTGCTTTTACAGGACTAAATAAATATTTAGAATCATAGCCAAAATTATATACTTCACCTAAGGATGAATATGGAAAAGTTAGAACTAACTATTTAGCGGATTCTTTCTACTATACTTCTTCCTTAGTTTTATATTTAATCTATATTTTACCATCCTAAATAGATACCTCAGGATTTAAATCAGCTAATGCCGTTCTTAACAGCCCCATTGCCTATTCAGGACTATTCTTAATAGTTTTATCCAGAGAATCTAGTTCAATTCCCTATTTTTTATACTATTCTTGCAATTCTTTCCACTTCTTTTTAATCTCAGATTGTGGAATTTTTTTATCTATAGCCTCCTTAACCACTTCTTTAGTTTCTCCTCCTATTATTTTAGAAACTTTTGCTTTCATTAGATTAGGGTCAAATAAGAATATATTATGTAAAAATGTCTATAAATCTTCTTGACTTAAGTTATTAAAATCCTAAAAAGAAGGCATATCTTGTATATAGTTAGAAAGTACTGAATATAAATTTTTCATGGTCAGTTTATATTCAAATCTATTTTTGTGTTTAAGATCGCGTACACTTCTTATGGCTAATTCTAAATCTGACTTACCAGCATCAGAATTATATATATTCTATATCTTACATAGTATATTATTAAGGGTCTTAGAAGGAATTATATTCTTACCATTTGAATCTTTAAAAGGTTTATACTTAGATTTATTATCCAAATAATCTAATAAAAGTTTTTCCGCAGTAGTATTGTACTTATTTACTATAGAATTTAATTCATCTTGATATTCTTTTAAGTCTTCTCTAAGTGTATTATTATCTACAGCTTTTTTTATTTTCTACCTCTAATCAAGATAGTTAAATAAATCCTAAGCACCATAAAATCCATTTATAAAGAAAATATCTGAACCACCAGGGCTTATTACTCTACCAAAATATTTAGAACCATTTAGCTAAATTTGATTACAAGCTACTATAGTATGATTTTCATTAATATCTAATTCTGGAAAAGCTTCTTTTAAGTCTGGATATTTGTTTTGTAATTCTCCAATAGTAGTGTTACTAATAAACTCATGTTTTTTTACATCTGATTCCTTTAAAGCCTGTACTCTAGCTACTCTAAAAAGAGCAGCTAGTTTAGTACGTTCAGCTTTAGGTAGTTGAGTAATTAATTCAACCGCTTTATTTATATCTATATCTTCGTCAGTATTTTTTAATAATGTTTGTTCCTAGGTCTATAATTTACCATCTACATAGTTATTAATTAATACTTTTATATCACATCCCATTAATTAACAGTCTTTTATAAGTGAAGCTTTATTAGAAGTTATATACTAAGTTAACAAGTTTCTAATACCATCTATAGTCTATTTTTGTTCATCTGCATCTAAATCGTCAAATTTACCATCAAAATCTATAGTTTTAGTTAAGAATAATATATTATGCATATTGGGCATTTCTAGAGGACTATTCTCACTAAAATTCTGTAATCTATTCATCTTACTCTGATAACTTTCATCTGCTACCGGAGGTGGAATTAAGTCATACTCCTAATACTAATTATTATTGTCTAATTTTTTAAGTATGTATCCCTAAACAGGATCGTTTACTTTAACAAAAGGTTCCTAATGATAACTTTCTGCATAAGTACTAATTACAGGAGCTGCTGCTATCAGATAATCGGTATAGTTATATTCCTAATCAGTCTCAATATCCCAATCCTAATCTGATATAAACTTTAAATATCGATTTAAAATATTTTTAGGATTAGTACAAACTTTAAAAGATGTAGTAAGACGTTCACCACCATACTAATTGTTGTTTACTGCTATATTATACATTTGTAAAATATCTGCAATAGTATAATCTCCCTAATACTATCTAGTCTCAAAATCAGCCATTCCTCTTAATATATCATCATAAGCTTCTCTAGACTATATAGTTATATCAGGATTAAGCAAATCTATATCAGTTGCTAATACCTCTGTATTATTATAAGGTACTAGAGTAAGATGTCTAACTAAAGGATTATTAGAGTAGTTTTCCCTCAAGTAATTAAGAAACTCATGTTCGACCCAATGTTTTAAAGTAGCAACACCATTTATAGTACTAGGATCAATTTTATTAACTTTAATACTCTAAAAATATGGATCAAATCCATCTACCTAGTTAACAGCTATCGGGGTAAGTGTTCTCATAAAAGATAATGTATTTAACTTATCAACATACTTAAGTACTCCATTTAGCTATTTATCATCGACATTTTCAGAATTAGCTAGCAATTTATTAACTAATCTACTTTTAGATGCGAAGGTGTTATTTGCAACAACTAGTGATTTAAATAACTATAAAATCTATTTATAATGCGGAATCTATTCCATCATTTCAAATACATTTACAGTACTTTTAATTATATCATAGTAGTCAGATGCCTGTTTTCTGTATTCATCATCTACTAAATATTTATATATATCGAAATTATTAATTAAATCCTGTTCGTGAGCAATATCCAACTCATTTGCTATATACTCCGGGTCCAAAGTAGGATTATTTTCGTGTAATCTATTAATTAACTATTCCTTAGCCTATTCTGCTTCCTGAATTTCCTTCTCCTTAGCTCCTTCTTTAGGATATATTTTAGATACATTCATATTTAGAGCTTTTTCTCTATCATGAACTATCTTAGACATACGATTCATTCTAGAAAGTAAATCTAATTCAGAAGTAGGTAATCCCTAATTAAGTCCTAACCAAGCAGATGATATTGTAGAAATCTCAGATGCATCATTATATAAATTTTTAAATTCTTCTATATCGCCTCTAAAGTCTGAATCTTTCTTATATTGTGCTCTAACTCGTCTTAATTTATCAGTTAAATCTTGACAATATCTTAGATAAGAGTTTACTTCAACATCATTAGTGTCAATTAACTCTGTTAAATCCACATCCTGATTAGTTATAGCATAATTAATATATGCTTGCATAATACTTCCCAATCCATTAATATCCTCTTCCTCAGATAATCCAGCATTCTATTTAACTAAATTATAAATATCTGAATTTTTTAAATAATTAGTTACATACTTATTTTTGTTTATCCAAACATCTTGTTGCTCACCAGTATTAATATCCTCCTAAACTGTTTTTATTTGTCCATGTAAGAATTTTTTAACTCCAACAATACCCTAAGCCAAATTAATAGCCATAGAAGCATTACCGCTTTCATTCTAGAACATATTAGGATTAGCTAACTAATCTATAAGTTCTGATACTGGGCTAGTCATAAATGCAACTAAATCATTTATATTTAATCCCATCATCATTCCATATACATACATTCTAGCAAAATTAGTTCCAGCATTTATTTTAGCAAGGATAAGCTCTTTAGCATTATCTGTTGCAGCAGAAAGAAGCTAAGAGATTAATTGGTCGACATATTTATAATCTTCATTACCAAGAACTCCAAATTGACTCTGTAATGTGGATTTTATTTGTTCATCATACTTATTTAAATCAGGAATATGATTAATAGTCTACTCTATTGGGGTGCCATTAGCTCTTCCGTTTATTCTTTTGTAAGTATGCTAAAATTTTAATTTATTTATTGCTTCCTAATTACCAGATTTCAGTACTTTTGTCCAATAATAAAAAGTGTTAAACCATACCTTCTCACCGTTAGCTGCCACACTAATCACATTCTTACCTACAAGATTTTGATACTACATAATGTACTTAGTCATAGGATTAAGCATATTTAAAGTAGCTGCCTAGTTACCTTTTGGAGAATTATCAGCAGCTTTACGCATAATACCCATAGCAATAGCTGTATATGCCTAATCACGATTTCTAATATCATGCGATACCTAATAGATGTTTGCAGAAGCCACATTTTTAAAGGCTGATTCAGCTACATTATCAGAAATACGATAATTTTCGTGGTTATTAATAGTTTCTATTAAAGTATTTAACACCTTAGCATCTCCTGAATAATTAATACCATTATGTTGTTCAGCAATTCTGATTATCTTAGATAACTATCTAATGAAAGCTGCATTACCCAATTCACGTACATTCTATAATACTTCATTTACATCCTAATTTTCAGCTAAATTAATTAAAGTATTTATCTCACTAGATATATCATAATCACCTTTATATACAACGATATGTTTAGGAATAGGCAAAGTCTTACTAGCTTGTAAAGTTTCTACACTATTATAATTAAATAAAGGACTCCATCCTATATAAGCAGCATTTTCATCATAAGATTGTCCCATTATATAAGCCTTATCAATATCATAGTCAGAACCCTATAAATAAGTCTAGAAATGACTTACATAAGATATATTTTTAGAGTTTTCAGTCCATGCTATATTTCTCATAGTCATAAAAGACTGCAAAGATTGAGCAGGAATACGAGCAGCTATAAAGTCCTAAGAATCTAAGAAACTGACATATCGTTTATGTGCTTCTTTCCTTAAGAAAGCTTCTAATAATTCTTTATACGTAGCTTTATTCTCTTTAGATAGAGTTACAAGTTCATCTTTAGATTTCTATTGATTGGTAGCTGTAATTCTGTCTAACTAAGTCTCTAATAACTTTCTTACATCCTAATCAATTAACTGATTTTTTATGAAGAAACCACTTGCGGATTTAATATGCTTAAGAGCACCTTCACTATATACTTTATTGTTATTTACCTAAGCTAATTTATAATTATCTGCTCTATAAATTTTAGCAACAATAGACGCCCTCTACTTAGCAGCATCGTCTTCATTACCTAAAGCTATCTCAAAGTCAGATAATGGAGCTATTTCATAAAGCGTGTTAGTTTTATAAATAACTCTTTCTTTTACTATCTATTTAGTAGTTTCAACGTATTGTTTTACATAATCAACGCGTCTTTGAACAGAAGTCGGATCATCTAAATCCCTTAACCTATACTAATTAGAATCTAAAACTATACCATCATTATTTATAAATTCTCCGTCTCTATATGTAACCTCTGGAGCGTTAATCCATTTACCAACTTTAAATAAATCCCTATTACCTCTAGTTAAATAAATTTCTTCTTTATCATTAGTGCTTAACTAACTGGCTTCAAATCCCTTATACTAAATATAATCATTATTTTTAACCGGAGTTAAAGTAATTAAAGTAGTATTACCTGTATCTTTTACAAAAGCAAAATCATAACTAGTATTAGCAGGAGCGTTTACTTTGTTAAATTTCTTATAAAAATAATTTTCTCCCTATTTAAGAACTTCAGCAAGAGATTCATTTTCTATTCCAAATTTATCCTTATAGATATTAGACATTACAAGTTCAGCCGCATAGTTCTACAAACTTCCCTGCATAATAGTTTTCTAATTACCAAATCTATCAGTATAAGTTCCATTATGAATATTATTTAATTCAGCCTAAACTAATGATTGGTGATTAGCTTTTTTACCTTTAGGATTAGTATAAGCATCTCTAATAACCGGAGAATCAAATATATTCATATATTCTCCTGTTTCAGAATCCTGCCATCTAAGTAAAGAAGGTCTTAAATCATGGGGTCTAACTATGTTTTCCTAATATTTAAAATCATACTATTGTTTTTCACCTGTAACTACATCCCCACTTGGTAGCATAACTTCACCAACTAGCTAAGTAGCTATAGCAGATAATTCTGAAGAGTCTGCCACCCATTTACCATTAATTTTAGTTAAATTCAGTTCTGCTGTAGGTGAAGTTATTTTATATGTACCTTTTTTATAATCAACTTTTATAGATACATTATTAGCTATTTCAATGTCATTAATCCCATCCTTAAACTTGTAATAGTCATCCATAGAATTTAATTCTACAGTATGAACTTTACCTTCAGAGTCAATAATATTTACATTATCAGAAGGCATAAACCAGCTTTTATCAGGTCTTATTTCTACTTCTTGCTATTTTCTATTTAAATATCTCTAAATAAGCTAATGATTATAACTAGTTATATCCTATGTATCAATTCTATCAGGATTCTCTATTTTTAATTTTTGTACCTAATTTTCTAACTATTTAATGGATTGCCCATTTATAAAAAATTCTCCTATAGAATTAGTCTGTGGTGTGTAATCTTTGTGACTCTATAATAGGGTGATTAAAGACTATTTATAGTCTTCCTAAGCTCTTTTTAAGATGTCAGTTACCATTAATTTTTCACCACCAAATTCAAAATATTGAATCATGTGATAAGCAGGGACCATAACACATCCGGAACCTGGGTGTTTACGTTTGATAGCCTCTTTGTTAATTGTACTGGCTAATGTAGCAATAAAATCAGAATATACATTAGGGTCACTAAATGGTATTTTAGAACTATCCTACTAATGATTTTTACTTTTATAGAATACAGATTCTACAGCTTGCATAATCACATGCTACAAACTCTCTCTATCTTTAATAGAAGAAGATTTCATTACAATTCTACCAATAGAATCATATAAATCAGCCTAAGCTTGCTTCGGGTCTTCAAAATTCTAAATAAAAGTATCTACAGCTTCACTCATTTTCTTAGTAGTAGCTAAGGAAGCTCTTCCAAGACCCTAAAATATTTCATCAGTATTATCATAGGTAAATCCGTATGCTGATGTAGCAGTAATAACCTAAGAGAACTCTGTAAGTTCAGAATCTATAATATCATGGTCAGCGTTCATCTACATTCCAAGACCATCTGAGTCCACTTCGAAGTAACTAAGGTCTTTATCATCATACCAGGCACTAGATTGATTAATATTCTACGCACCATTTTTTACTGCTGTATTATTTAAAGCATAACCAATATGATACTATTTAAGAGGTTGTATATAATTATCCTAATCAAGAGGAACATTATCTGCATTTTCATTAATTTTATGACCAACTGCATTCATAAAATTAACAACCACCTCATTACTAAACTCAGAATAGTTTCCCTTACTATCAACACAATTAATACCACCTAAAGCTGTGTGTAATTCAAATAAAGAATTAATAGTATGTTTATTAGTCATTTCTGGATTAGACTAATCCATTAAAAATTCCTATGCCTATTGCCAAGTATCAAAAGTGGCATGATTACTTTTCTAATTAGGAGAATCATAAAATACATGATATACTTTATGTGAAGGAGCTTCTATACCCTTAATTACAGGTGCCTCTGTGGTATAATATAGAGTATTTCCTTTTTTAGTTATAGTTTTGTTAAAACCAGTAATTTGAATCTAGTCACCATATTTATCTTTATAGTATAACTAATTACTTTTAACACCATCAGCATTTCCAAGAATAACATTATTAAACCACCTAACTGTAGCTAAAGTTTTAGATTCATCAAGATTACCTAAAGCTATAGATTGCATTAAATCTACATCACCCTACCATTGTAAGTTAGTCATCTTTTTAAACATTCTAAAAAGACTGGTGTGAGAATTTAGGGAAGCTCGCATAGTTTCATTAGTGATAGTATCAGTTGCAAACTTAGCTAAGAATGCCGTACCTGTTACTGGGTCATAAGCATGCCAAATAGGTTTTTTAATAAATCCTACAGCCTGAGAACCCAATGCTTTATTCTCTAAAATTGACTAAAATGGATTGATTTGAGCAGAACCATCTGCAGAATCAATATCATCCTCATGGTCTCCTCTATAATCATATACCGGAGCTTTTTCATCTCTAATTACTGCACATTTAGTTTTAGCAGAAATACCATTTATAACTTTAGGTTGACAATACTATAAAGTAGCAGGTATAATTACATTACGCTTAAACTAAGTACCCTAAGCTACATTAGCTATCATAGTCATAGACTGATGATAAACATCATTTATAAAGCTTGATATATTAGTAGGTATTGTAGTATATTTTAAGTCAGCAACAGAGTTAGTTGTATTTAAAAACTCTTTAGCTTGCTAGAAAGTATTTTCATCTACCTACATTTTAGTTTTTGTAAAGAAATCTACAGAATTATTACAAGATTTTACTAAATTATAAGTAGTTTGTTTAGCCTTATCTGGATGATTAATCTCAGAGCCAGTTAAACTCATACGTAAGTTATTACTTAAAAAACCTTCAACATAAAAGAATTTATCAAGTAATGGGTTTAATACAACATCTTTATTAGAATCTATTTTAGTATTTGATATAATATTTAAACCATTCTATTTAGCTAAAATCAACTTACCTGTCTTAGCGTCTACCCAGTTTTTAAAGAATTCACTTCTACCCTTAGAGTCATTTTTATATAATCCTAGAATAGTCTACATGATAGGATTATTAGAAATAGATTCAGGTAACTTTTCACCATAATAGTTATCTACTGAGTCATTTAAATCAACTACCTGATAAGTACAATTATTATCAAGAAAGTTTTGTATAAATAAATGTTTCTATTGATTTAAGAAAGAATTTAAAACATCTGGATTGGCATACAATTCTTCAGCATAATACTATAAGAGTTCATTTACAGCTAAATGCTTACCTGCTTTCCTGTAATCAGCATCTAAAGTAACGTTTTCACCAATAGAATTAGCCAACTTAATTAATTCAGGTTCTGTTAGTCTAGATAACATCTATTGATATGTATAATTAACTGGAACACCATTATTTTTAATAGTTTCAAGTCTATTATATTCGTCAGTTATTCTCTATAATTTGCTTTTAGTAGAATTCCACACATTTTTATAGAAAGTACCTATAGTATCAATAGTATATTTAACTATAGTATTTCCTAGATTTTCATCTTTTATAATATCATCTCCAAATAGATTCTTAGTAATTTCATAATTAATGAAGGTAGTTTTATCAGAATAAGCTGTAGGCTATATTACAAATGTACCATATTGTAAGTAACTTCCCCAGAATTTATTAAATACGGAATGGAAGAACAATTCTCCTTGTGAAAAGTTTTTTAACTATTTAGACTCCTACCACTATGAAGTAGCTTCTAAGTCATGTTGAATACCCCTAATTTTAGTAGAATCCTGCACAAAGAATAAACTGCCAGCATTAGTATCCTTCTATTTAAATAAATAGTGATGAATATTGGTACCTAATTTATTTACACTATTATTTGGAATATTATCTCCGGCTTTATTTTTAGTAGTAGCTTTGGAAGCCTCTCCTGACTACATAGAATAAGCATCACTCCAAGCTTCAAGTACACTATCCTTAAAAGAAGCAACTGTAATTTTTAAGTTATTAAACATATTAGTAAACAGTTTGCTCTTTTTATTATTCTCATAAATTCGATAAATACCATCTTTACCTTTATTAGATAAATATTCTGCAAAGTCCTAGTCTCCAGCTTCATCATAGAGATAATTAACATAAGCTGCTTTAATAGCTAACGTAGTTAAATCTTTTAAATTATCTTTATTTAACTACTGAAATATTTCAAGCTACTAAATCTTCTATGAAGGGTTTTCCAATATTTTTAATCCAAGATGGTCATCAATAAAAGATAATAGGTCTTTTAATTTTCTTTCTCGTTCAGTGAGTTCCTCATTTCTAAGTAATTTCTATCTAAAGGAAGTTAAATCAATTCTATTTATATCATTAAATAAATCACTATTCTAATACTTGCCATCAGAGTTTAATATCTAATCAGATATATAAGTAACTCGTTCATCACCTATTACTACAGAGTACTATTTTCTACCATCTACATCATTAATTGAATCAAATTGCCATTTATTACGTCTAGCTTTACGTTCTGAGTTAGAAGAATTATTAATATTTCTATTAATTCTTACTCTGGTTTTGTAAGTATCTGCATTATTAAAATATCTTTTCTTTACTTTAATTTGAACCATTCCAGTCTCTCCATCGAAAGATGTTTCAAGATAATGCATAGTAGTATTTCTATCTATAATGCCTGATATTTCAGCAGATAACTAAGCAACTGTACCGTTTATCTGTTTAGCATTTTTTAATTCCTAAGATCTTAAAGAGTTTGGGTTACTCTCATTTAAAGCAGCTTCATATAGTGAATACAGTATATTTAAATCATATTCAGTAGTAGAAGTATCATTGTTTAACTAAAGGGTATCTATTAGTCTTTGACTACTTCCTTTTACTGGTTCAAATAACAAACTTAATGCTTTATATAACTAGCTCTATGGATTTTCATGTAAATCTGTCAAAGCTAATGCAAAATCATTAATAGCCTATTTCTTATTTTCACTACTTCCAGCCCATTGAATTAAATCAATTTTATTATATAGGACATCATCAATAAGGTTTCTAGCTGCTACAATAACTGAAGTACCATCTAATCGTCTGTTCTAAAATTGGTCAGTTTTATAATTTAACACCCTTATCTAACTAAAAAATGCTTTGGCTACATTTGCTATATATTTTTCTGATTCTACAGATTCACTCTATTGCCAACTTTTTTTCTAATGAGCTGTTTCCTATTTGTATGAATATTTGGTAGGGTCTCCAAACTCCATTCCTTTCTATCCCTGTTTGATGTCAATAGCATCTCCTAAAGAGTCTACTAACATCTCATCAAAATGAATTAGAGAGGTATATGCGTTTGTAGCACTTAATAAATCATTATTTTCTAATTCAAAACTATCTAATAATTCTTTAAATGAACCTGCGCCTAAGTTAGTATCAAGTAAATGTTTATATTTTTTATTATTTAATAATCTTTTAACTTCATAGTAATAAGAAGATAAATGGTCTGCTGTATATAATACAGTTTTTACGTTATCTTGCTATTTTCCTGACCTATAAATATTAAATAAAGTATTTTTAAAGTCTGTATTCTATAATAAAATATTCATTATACTAGTATATAATTCTGTATTAGATACTTTATCATAATTATTAAGCTTTTTAGAAGATAAATTATCTAGAGTCTATTGCAAATCAGGAATATGTTTTATATGGTCATAAAAAGCTTGCATTACATAAAAATACTTACTTCCTATAAATCCTTCTTCATCTACAAATTCATCAGGTAATTTTTCATATTTAGAATCTACTGATTTTAAATATTCTACTATCTACTTAAAATATTTATTTTTAAGATTAATAAGATTCTAATTTAACACATTATCTGCTTGTACAACTAATGCTCCACTAGCTATATTATAATAGCATGCCGCAAAAAGATTATCATTAAATCCTTCCTTTAGTTGTCTAATAATGTTGTATGCTCCAGTACCATATATCTCTTTAAGATGTTCATCTAAACTTGACTAATTATTATCCAACATTTCAAAAGTAGTCTTGGCTTCAATAGAGCTATCTCCCTCTGGAGTAGACCCAGACGAATGTTCGTCTAAGTCTACATGAAGGGTTTCTAATACTTTACTTTTTAATTCATTAAGTTTAGGAACAAAGTCAGGTCTTTTATTGGAATACTGGGATATTACGTCATTAAAAGCTTTGTTAAATCCTATAATAGATTTCTAAATAGCATCTTCAGAATCTAATGAATCTAATTTATATCTTGTAGTTTTAGGTATTTTATTTATATCTTTAGTTATAAATGTATTTATAAAATTATCAATAATACCAGTTTTCAGATATTTTATTACTGCCATATTTATATCTGCAACTTCATAGGTGTTTAATATATTACATGCTACCATTAACACTCAAATATTTTATATATGTCTGGATAATTATCTTTTATATATAATGCAATCTCAGGATATTGTCCTTTCATTTCCTTTAATCCTTCAGCAATTTTTTCATCATCAGTAATATTATATGCCAAGTCATTAAAATCCTTTATGAACTTATTTAATGTATTTTCATCACCAAATATCATATTACTTAATATCTTAGGTCTTATATCTTTATCATTTAATATAGTATTTAAAGCTTGTGAAATTTTCATTTCTTTACCATTAAAATCGGTTAACTATTCAAGCCTATTACTAGATGCCTATACCTAATTGCCTTTAAGAGTCCAGGTTTCAGTATCTAATTCATACTCAGTACCGTTATTTTCTACTATTAATTTAGATTCTCCATTAATACTCTTGGTCTTTAAATTAAAATCTCCTTGAACCTAAGAGCTAATTACATCCTTTAAAGTCTATTTTTTAACATCACCTGTTTTCTAATAAGTATAGGATACAGGTAACTCTAAAGCCTAGTCCTAATCAACTGTTTTAAATACATTTACTATTGAATCTCTAGTAATTTTATTTAATCTATCAACAGCCTCCTCTAGGGTGTCTTCATCAAAGCTAAAACCTGAATCATTAAGCTATCCCGAGTCGTTAAGCTACTTAAGAACTTCTGCAGCTACAGGCATTCTCTATTCTAATGGAATTATTTTAGGCTATGTAGTTGCTGGAGCAGTGCTAGTCTAAGTATTTGTAGAATTAGTTGGACTTACTGTATTATTTAATAATTCATCAATAGATAAATCAATTCCCGCTGCTCTTAAATCATTATCTGAAGTAAATAATTCATCAGAGGTTTTAATAGGATAAAATGCAGTTTCTTTTCCTGCTTTAATACTAATTATATCAGTAGAACTAGCACTTTCTTTAGTTCTAGATATATCAGGATTAATAAAGAAACCATAAGGGAATCTAGCATCATCTGCTCTCATTAATGGATTATTCTTATCATATTTTCTATGAATATCATCAGTAGTACCATGGAACATTAAGTCAAACATATCTGCAAGACTTCTATCAGGATGTTCTCCTGGTTTAGCTTTAGTATCACTTCTTGTTTTTAACAATCCTCCATCACCAAATAAATCTCCTATCTGAGTACTTACTGTTTTCTTTGTTCCATTGTCATCCCAAGATACTTTAGCGGATTCTGTATATGTTCCTGTAAGCTACTAAGGATTATACTAAAAGAATGTGACAGCTCTAAGAATATTACTTAAATATCTAGGAATCGCAGACCACTACTCACCTTGTTTATAAATAATGTCTATTTTAGATTTATCCTCTCTAGTTTCTACAATTCTTAAATCAGATGTAAATAAACCTGAAAGAGTTCTCTAATGGTCTGCACTATTTATATCAATAAATTCATTTTCTTCCCAAGGTGTATCTGGCTCTCTAGTTCCATCTGGATTCTAAGCACCAGGATGTAATAACTAAAGACCTAAAGTATCGGCATAAGGGGAAGGACATATGGCTCCTAATATTCTATTACTTAACTAATAGAACTGCTTAGCTTTATTCGGAGTTATGACTATTAAATTAGCTTCAGACTTATTTCTATAAGCCTAACTACCTGCAACTTTAAATCGCTAAATATGAAAGTCATGTTTACTTGAATAACCTAATCTAAAGGTAGGTATATCTTTACATACTTCCTAGTTAAACTTTTCTAAATTATTTAAGTCTGCTCTAGTTAATTTTTTACCAGCTAAATAAGAATCAACATCAACTCCCTATTTATTAAATAAATAATTTTGAGCTTTAATTAAGGTATCTAGTTTCTTAGCATCATACTAATTTTCCTACATCCAATTATTTAAAGCTTCATTAAACTTACTTAAAGCAGCTCTCCAGTTCCATAGGGAAACAAACATCTAAATCCCATGATAATTAGCTCTATAAGGAAGTCTGGTATCATCACCTCCCTAAATTTTATTACAGAACTCATTACTTGTCATTTGACTAAATGTCATACCATAATTATGAAGTCTAATCATTCTGACTATAGGCTAATTATGTTCTGGATCTTGAATTTGGTTTATGTACTATTTAACTAAATCCTCTGGTTTCAATAAAGTATCTGAAGAAACAAATACTACTGCTTTTCCTTTTAAGGAAGGATCAATGTTCAATAAGGTAGGGTCTTTAGCTGCATAAGTATATACTTCGGAAAATACAAATCCAGGATTTCTATCCTTCATATTATTAAAATCCTTAATATTGTCAACAGCATTAGGATCAATTCTACCTCCCAGTCTTATTTCAGGTCCAGTTCTTTTAGTAAACCAAGTATGTTTCTATCTAACTATTGCCTTACTTATATCAATAGAAAAACTACCCTCTTTGTTATACTTGTTTATCCAAGAATCAAATAAATTAGCCCATTTCTAAGACCTATTTTCGATTGTATTAAGAATATTTTGTAATTTAGATTTTCTTTCATCAGAGATAGTTGGATCAGAAAGTTCTTGACTAATTCTGTCTTTTATTTTATTTAAATTGCTAGTTAAAGTTTCAGGGTTATTAATACCTGCTAAGTCAAATTTACATATTTGTCCTTTTTTATTTTTAACCTTAAATACAATGTTAGCTACATACTTATTTCCTTTATAGGTCATACCTACTTCTGGCATAGGCTTAAAAGAAGGTTGAATTTCCCCTTCAACAGAACGAATCTCTAATTCATAAGTGCCTGCATCCCAATCAGCTTTACTAAAATTACTAGTTATACAAGTTGGCATTACTCTGGTATGTGTACCTAAAATAGTTTCATCGTAGCTATGATTAAAAATCAAAGCAGATTTTACCTAATATAGCTATTTTTCTAAATTCTACTTGTCCCTATACCAAAAAACCGATTCCTAATCTGTTAAAGCTGATATATTACGTAATTCTCCATTCTAATCTGGTCCAAAGTGCCATGCATTTCCTTTATACTCTTGACCATTTTTACCTTTATGAGTTTCTTCCACAGCTTTAGCTCCAATTAAAGTACAATCACCCCAAGACATTACTGTAAAATCACTTTTTATTGAATCTTCAATTTCATGTGAATCCTTAGTTTCTTCTTCAGAGTCAATTAACTAATTAACAGCTTCTTCAGTATCTTTATCGATGTTTAAAGATTCAGGTGCTTTAAAGTCTGTAGGATTCATAGCTTGCTAAGTAGGTTGATTACTCTACTAATTATTTTGTTGAGAATCAACTCCTTCAATAGGAGATAAGTCTAACTAATTAAGAATATTAAGTTTCCTTTCTTTTAACTATTCTATAGTACTTTTTCCATTAATTTTATCTTTAAGACTAGGAGCCTTAGCAGTGTAATCATCCTATATATTATTACCTATAATATTACTTAATCCATTATCAATAAAAATAGAGGCAGTTTTACCACGACTCATTAAAGTATATAAATCCTATAAGAAATCTCTAATATGAAAATCCGCATCAGGCTTAGTGAATGGCTAATCAATAACAACATACTCAAATTCCTAACCCTACATCTAATCTTTAGATAATACAGTAGGATTTATACCTGCCTGTTTCATAGCCTAATATGCAGCACTAGAGGTATCTCCAATAAATCCGACATCCGTAGAAGTTTTTAATTTATTAATTGTATCATTTGATAAAGACTTAGTAATTAAATCTCCTGCCAAAGTGTTCTAATTATAAACTCTAAAGTTCAATTTAGAAAGTAAAGGATTAATGGTTTTCCAATATGATGATAAATCAGATTCTGACATTTCATACATATTTGTAATAGCCTGAGATAATATTGTCTTTACATTATTTAAATTAGCTTGTTTCTAAATATTATTATCACGTAAAGATACACTTAATTCAGGAGTTCTAGAAGCAAATAAATCTACAGGTCTCATATTACCTATAGCATTATTTTTATTATAATATCCTTTCTATTTTTCATCTCCAAGTAACATTAAGGTTCCTCCATTTTTCTACATATAAGTATCTAGAATTTGGAGTACTGGAGCCGGAATATGAGTAGCTTCATCTATAGCTAATATATTTGGAATCTCATCTAACTAATTAAATGTAAAGTCTTTTTTAAGTTTAGTCTAAGCAAAATCACCTGCAGAATAACTAAAGTATTCAGAATCTTTCTTTAACTAGTTTTTACTTGGCTTATACTCTATATTTAAATCTGATTTTAAATCTGCCCAAACTGTATCTCCTAAAAGTTTTTTCATCAAGGATTCAATATCCATTGACTTTCCTCTTCCAAATGAGGTAAGTAATCCCTAAGCCTACGTAGAAGTTGGTCCTACACACAGTACCTTAGTCTCAGGTCCTAAAAAATCAATAACAGATTTACCTACTACAGAAGTTTTTCCACTACCAGCATCACCTGTGATAATTACTGTATTATTAGCATTATATAGATTACTTCCGGACTTATCAAAAGCATATTTCATTACATCTCTGTAAGTCTAAGTAGTCTAAGCAATAGCTACTTTTGAAGCATACTCCTGACTAGCTATTGGAGCTTTATCAGTGTTCTACCCTACTGAAGACTTCAAATAGTTATAATAATCAACAGGATTTAAAGACAACATAGTAGCTATATACTATAATTTATCAAATTCTGATAAATTCCCATATTGCATTTTAGGACTTAATCTAGTTACTTTCTAATCACTTAACTAATCAAAATTAATTAATTTATCAAGAATATTAGATTCTTTTAAGAACTCAGAAACAGACATTCCTGATTCCTATAAGGCTTTCTAGAAGTTACCATAAAATGACTTTTCATAATTAAATAAGGAAACATCAGGTATATTATCATCTAAACTACCCTCTAATAAATTGTAATGTTTATCCTTTACATCAATGACAAAATGTTGTTTATTAGCTTGCCACAAACCATTAAAACTTCTTGTTAATGCTTTATCAGTCTCTTCAAACTATCTTCTCTTATTTATATCATTATTATTAGATAAATCAATCCAAGCATCAAGAGTCTTTATAAACTAATTAAGTTGTTCCTAATATATAGCTGCATAATCATCATCAATTTCAGGAAGTTCTTCCCAATTTTGAACAGTGTCACTATGTTTTTTGGCATATTCGTTCATTACTTTATTATGCCCTATAACATTATTATCTGTAGGAGTACTAGAAGCTGCATATAAATATGTAGCTACCATAGCTAAAGCATCTCTAGTATTCTAAAGAGTCTTCATCTATTCACTGTCAAGTACTAATTCCCCAATATTTTCTACTTCATCAAAATTAGTATCTAATTTAGTTAAAGTGTCAATAACATCAGGCATTTGAGTTTTATCAAGAACTTTTCCTGCAAGAGATTTAACTAATTCAATTACTGGATTCTTAATAGTACTCTATATAGAATTATGTAACTTAACTATAGCATTATTACCTACATCAGCTACCAAAGAATTTACTTCATTATCTACACTCTAAGTTAAATTCTTAACATAAGCTTCAATATCAGAATCTAACTAATCCTATATTCCAATATCATCATTTATTAGTTGAGATATACTAGTATCAGGATTAATTACACTTGCTAAGTCAGTGAGATTACTAATTATCTTGTCAGACTATTCTTTAGATATTTTAAATTCATATAAAGATAACAAATCTTCTATTATATTCTTATGTTTAGGAGCTAGCTTCCATATTTGATTAATATTCTATATAGTAGCTTGAGGATCATTTATATTAGCTATAGTATTCTATATCTAATCCTATAATTCTGGGTCAGTAATAGTTTGCAATTGACTGATAATGTCCTATTTTTGAACATCATCAATATCATATAACTAAGAAGGATTATCTAATAACTCCTAAATAGTCATATCTTCTATCCCATCAATCATAAATAAATCTTCGGGATTTAACTCTTCTCCTTTAAAATTTGTATAAACTTTAGGAATACTAGCTGCTTTCTATTTAACTAAGCTCTTAGTTTTAGCTAAAGCGCTATTCTTAATAGTATCTAATACTTCTTTAGTATTACTTAAATCTGTATTAAGATTTCCTAAAATACTCTTAACTTCATTGCTTAATGGTGCTAACTATATTTTTCTAGCTAACACATCTTTAATTCTCTTAGGAATAAGTTTCTTTAGTGTTCCTGCTGCTATGGGGTCTAACTAATTACCTACTACAGCTAACTACTACATAATATTATTAGCCCAATCAGCATCTTTCTAATCATTAAGAGCTTCAATTTGACGTATTCTATTATTTTTTCGATTAATAAAATCCTAATCAGTTTCTATTTCCTACCCACTAACAGGGTCTATTAGTTTACTATTTCTAGCATTATATTCGTCATCTGATTCTGTATCTAATTTAGTATCATAATTAGCATAGCTAGAGATTAAATCTTTAGAATCCAGCTAACTAACTATTTGTTGAAATCTCTAATGCCATTGCTTAAACTGTGGAGCATTATCTGTTAAATTATGTAATTCAGGATTTATAACTTTCTCAATAGCTTTAAATCTATCCCAAGATTTAGTTATAGATTCTTTATCCTAGAACTTCTATTTTTCAGGTAAAACTACTGTATAAAAGTGTAATTTATCTTCATCAGATATTTCATCAAGGGATTTATTCCCAAACTACTTTTTCCACAATTCTTCAGCATCTATATCCATAAAAGGACTATGTAGATTAGGGTCTAGAGCAAAATTTAATTTACGAGTATAATCAAGAGAAGTATCTCCTGATAAAAATTCATCTTTAGCTTGTCTGGCTTTCTCTACTTTCTATTGTAATACAGCAAGAGCATTATTTCTATTTTGTTGCTATTCAGGAGTTAAAGCTCTAAGTTTCTAATCAGTAATTCTATTAGAATCAGTAAGTTCTGTAGATCCATCAAGTGTTTGAGAAGCAGTTCTATAATCTAATTCAGCTTTAATTAAATTAGAAAGAACTTCATTAAAATCTTCATAATAATTAGTTAAAGGGGCAACATCTTTATACATCTAATATCTTTGTTCTCCTAATACCATATTATTAAATAACTAATCATCTTTTAAACCAACTTGATTATTATTTATTACAGTATCAATAGCAGTAATTTTATCATTAATTAAATCTGCAATTTTCTAATTCTAAGAATCCTTCTCATTGTTAGTAGTAAGCCACACATTTTCACCTGTAGAAGTAGTTTCATAATCACTAGCAGATAATTTAGTACTTCCTAATTTACCTTTCTTACGTAATTTTTCTACTTCATCACGTAATTCTCCTATATGACCATTTCTAATTAAGGTAGCTAATTCCTCATTAGATTTATCTCTTTTGTAGGAAGCACCATTAAAAGCCTCTTTTGCATAAAATATACCTCCACCAAGAGCACCTCCTAAAAATGACATTGAATATCTTTCCAATGCATTATCCCAAGCTCCTACATCAGCAGTTGAAGTATCTGCTCCTAAAAATCCAGCTAACTAATATATAGATTTAGCAGTATCTGTAACTAATTCTTCACCTACTTCTTCTAAACCTTCACCTGCTGCTTTTCCAAAAAATCCAGTAGTATGATATTTTAAATCATCTGCGTAATTACCTAGAAAAGATTTAGTTTTATTTAATGCAGCATGTATTTTCTACACAGCTTTATTAGCTGGAGTATCATTAGAAGCACTTATTTGATCAAATATAGCTTTTAAACCTCCTTTTCTAACACCCCTCTCGTCTGCTTCTCCTAATAATTCATTTTTAATAGCATTTCTAGCTGCTTTAACACTATCTTCTGTAGCATCGTCAAAGAACAACTCTCCAAGATGTGCATATTTATCCACAGCGTACATACCTAGAGTACTACCAAGGGCGATAGCTGCTGCATCTTGTTTAGAAGCACCATGTTGAATAGCATCGCTATATACATCAGAATTAGATACTACTGCCATATAAGCTAAGGAAGCATCTCTACCTAGCTAAGTAGACTCTTTCATTGTCTTTTCAGCTGCAGGTAGATACTTCTTTATACAAGCAGCTCCTAAAATACTGTCTTGCCAATTACCTGTAGAAGAAACTGCTTGTAAAGGCATAGAAGAAGCTTTAGCTTTGTATAATCTAGCTGCATCTTCCATTGCTTCTTCTACATAATTTTTACTACCCTTTAATTTATTAATAGCCTAAGCAATACCTTTTTGCTGACCCCACTATAAAGCTACATCAGAGATAAGATTACCAAAGTTTTCAACACTAAAGGTATGTTCTTTAGCATAATCAGATGTTCCAGAAGTAAATTTATCACCCATAGCAGCAATAGTATTCATCCACTTAGGAGTTTCTGAATCACTAAATAAAGCAGTAGTCATTCCATATAACATAGGAAGAGATTTTGCCATTTCTCTAGCTATTAAAGCTGTGGAATATATCGTTCCAATTGGACCTCCTACAAACATAGGGATAAGAGTTGCCACATTTTTAGCTATAACTCCTCCAACTGATTTCTCAATATCATCTGAATCAAAGAAATCATATTTATTTAATTTAGTACCATCTACAGTAAGTGTATCTAAAGAAGATAGTACTTGTTTACCAATAGGACTTCTACCTCCCAGAGTCTCATAATAGTATGTTCCTTCACTATTTAACTTAAAATCACCCTTTTTATGCTTGGTACCATCTTTATCAACAGTATCTTCATCATATTGTGCAAGAACTAAAGGATCTGAGAATAAAGATTTTAACCAACTTAATCCAAAATCTGATTTACCATTAAATAGAGCATTATCATTAGGTGTCCAATTCTCAAATTTACCTGTTTCAGTATTAAAGATTTTCTAAGTCTAAGCTATTTCAGAACGACTCTATTCTGGTTTACTCCAAACATTTACTCCTTCAATACCAATTTTCTACCTATCTGGATTATATCCCCTACCAATCTTTAAACCATTACTTCTAACTTTATCATTAGGAGTTCTTAACGTATCGAACACACTAAGTTCTAATCCAGCAGGAGTTTTATCATTTTTAAAATCCTTAAAATCCTATAATCTCTAATCGTAATATTGGTCAAACTTCTTTTGAGAAAATTGTCCATCATTACCCTTAAAAGCAGGATTATTTTTAATAAAATCTGACTTTAAATACTAATCTTTCTTTAAAAATTGTGTATTATCTATACTCATATCCGCGATATTTTTAAAGTCAGAAACTGTAAAATCGGGATTATTTATATTTGCTACTAACCAATCGTTCATAATACGTCAGCGCTTGTAGTTTTTGCATCATTCATTTTCTAGAAGTTCCTATATTTCATTTCATATTTAAGAGCTTCGTTATAATCTAAGTTCTAATTACCTCCTCTAACAGCAGCACCTACATTATTAGATATTGGAATATATACAGTTGCTTTATAGATATTTTCAGTACCAAACCAATCAAATGGATTATACCAATCAAAAGTATCAATATCTGGAACTTTGGCATCTTTGCCAGTACCAACAGTAAGAGAATCTTTAATTAATTGTATCTAATCATCTGTAGGGTTTTTAATATGTTTAACAAATGCAGTGTCTTCAATACCATTCTTTTCAGTAGTATATCCCTCTGTAAGGATAAATGGTGCGGTATGTTTAGGATTTGGAGTACCATCATCCTTAAGATACTAATCAAGATGATACTTAGCTTTAATAGCCTAAACCTATTGAGGAGAAGCATTACCTAATCCTTTTATCTCATTCATTGCGGCATTAAAGTCATCAAGAACACTTAGCTTAACTGTACCATCTTCATTTACTGGAAGTTCAGCTCTAACTACACCAGTATTATTATATGTAATTTTAGATAACTACTCAGGAGTGAGTTTCTAATCTCCAAATGTTATATTTCTAACATTCTTAACTATATCTTGTAGACCAGATTGAGCCAACATATTTTGTAAAGAAGTATTAGTAATAGTATCTCCTTTCTTATCAGTTACAGCAGAGAAGAATGAGCCGTATACAGACATTTGTATTCCATCACCTTTATCAATAGTTACAGGAGCTAAATCTGACTCACCCATATCCTACATAATCTATAAAGGAAGGGAAGTTTTCATATCTGTATCATCTTTAATTCCAGCATTAGCATCTTTAGACATAGATTTTTTAGTAGGACCTCCTTCTAAATCTACAGTAAACTATTTATCTTCACTTGTCTTAGATAACACTAACTAACTAACTAGACTAAGAGCTTCTTTATCGGTTCCCCCTTCAGTTCTTGTTTTTAATAAAGCTTTTGCATTCTCTGGAAGAGTCTAATATATATAAGAAATAGCCTACTAAGCCTATTGTGCCTAAGTCTTATTAATTATTTGTGCTTTATATAAATCTTCTACAGAAGCATCATATTGTCCTGTTTCTTGTGCTGCTTTAATAAAATCATTCAATCCCTATATAAGCTAACCTCCCTAAGTAGTAGCATATGCGGTTTCAGAATTGCTATTAGTACCAAGATTTCCAATACTATCTTGTATCATTTTAGTTACCTAATTAATTCCAATGCCATTATTAACTACATTTAATATTTTATCGTTACCTGCTAAACTGGCATCATTAGCCCTCATATATAGTAAATCCTAATTAGTTACCATAGTCCAACCAGACTATTTAGCCTAATCAGGAGACATTAATTTAAAATCTTTTCCATTTGTTACATACACTTGCCCATACTAATCAATAGCAGCTTCATTCAATCCTCCATTAGATTTTACGGTCTCCATAGCCTTATCATACTAATCTCTACTAAATGAAAGATTATTCATAGTCTAAAGAGTAGATAAATATTTAGATTCTATATTCTAAGTGAAGGAACCATCAAAATCCATCTATGTAAGCTGTTCAAGCTACTTTAACTAATTCATAGCTATATTTACGTCGCTTGGAAGACCCTTAAGCTTTTCTTTAAGCATTGTATATAAATCTTTACTCGTCAACTCACCACTTGCTGAATCTTTAGTAGCTTTTGCAGCTAAAGCTTCTTCCTAAGTAGCAGTTGTTCGCTTATCTGACACAATTACTGGCTAATAAGCAACAAAGGGAGGAGTAGTTCCTCCCTATTGAAACTTAAATATCATATTTAACTAGATTTCTTTTTACGTTTTTTCTTAGTACGGCTATAATTCATAGTTCTGCTTATAGCATCATACATTCTATCTATATGGTCTTTAGTAGTCTTATAGAACCTATCAGCATCTGCAGTCTAAGCCTTTAACTAAGCTGCTGCAAGTTTCTCACCCTTAGCTGCTTCTCTTACCTTACATAGATTTATATGACCACCTTTCTTTTTAGATTTAATCTAAGTAGTTGTAGTAGGACCCCAGGATTCCTACCTAACAGTCCAATATTTAGATTTAGGAATACCATAGTATTCTCCCAGTAAATCTTGCTAAATTTGTCTAGTAGCTGATAATACTTTATTCCACTACTTTAATTTAACTGGATCTTTCTAAACATCATCAAGCCTCATAGTACCATCTACATATACTTTGTTCCACAAGGATACATCTTCAGGAGTTAAACCGTATTTAGCAGCATAATTAGAAAGACCATATTTAATAGCATTATTTATATCTCCTTGTGCAAACTAATCAGCTCTTGCTCTCATTTGTTCATAGTCAGACTTTGCTTTAAATTCTTTCTCTTGTGCTAAAGCATCCCAAACAGTAAATTTCTAATTAAGATATGCTGCTTCTAAAGCTTTATTCTCATTAGCAGTATTATAGATAGACTCTCTATTCTACATGGCAGTATTATGTCTATTAGTATGGTTAACCACTTCCTATTCCCATGCTTTTTCTGCCATATCTCTTAATCTCTAATTAGACTACTGTCTGCCCTAAGTAATGGCTTCATTACCCTTAGCTACTGCATCTAACTAAGCTGCTGTCTATAAAGAACCATCAGATGTCATAGGCTAACTAGCTAACCTATTTAACTAAGCCGCAGCCTACTGACCATTCATCTCTGCATCTAAATCAGATTGGATATAACGATGATCCTCTTGTGGGTCTAGTAATAAAGGCTACTTTTTTAACATATCTGTAACCTTTCTATTAGTTATATCAGCATACATAGCTCTAGGAATGCCCCATTTATCGGTAACATCAAGTTTATTTAATAAATCCTTAACACTAAAGTTGTTAGCCTACTATAATTTTTTATCTTTTGCTGGATCTATTTTAGAATTAGCACCAGTAAGTTCATAGTCATTCCAATAAACTGTTTTATCATCATTCCATCCAGAGGTTACTGGTTTTTCAGATACTTGATAATTCTTTATATCTTCAGGATCTACCCAATGCTAAATACCATCTTTATCCCTATAGAAGTAACGATTACCTGTATTCAAAAATACATTATGTCTAGCTCCTAAGATTTGGTCATTACGTACTCTTTTAACATAATCTGCCAAGTTATTGTAAGTTTCTGCAGGTCTATTTAAACTATCATTATTCTTTACAGTCCACTAAGCTCTTAGTTTACCTGTGTTATCATAGAAAGTCGCGGTAGAATCTGATGGTAACTAGGCATCAACTGCCTTATCCCACTTTTCTCCCATTGGAGTAAATGTTCCATCCTCATTTAATAAATCTTCTCCAAATCTCTAATAGTAATCCTAGTTTTCAATATCCATTACACTCTAGCCAAATGTATTTTTAGTTGGTGCATATCTACCTACTCCCTGACCACTCTAATTAGAGACATAAAAATCAGTTGGACCATTTGACATATCTCCTGCATACAACTAATTCGTATTATAGTTATATTTATATTTATTTACATCAAAGTCTCCCTTAGTACTAAGTCCTGAATACCAAGGATTACCATTTATACTATTACCATTAGCCAATTTCTAAATAGAACCACCTTCTTTAAAATAAAAATGATTCTAAGTAAATATATCCCTCCAAGTTTTTACCTCATTACCAGTATTAGATTGTACACTTCTACGTATATAATTATATCGTTCAGGGCTGTTATTTAGCGGTGAATTAGTTACCTACTATTTAGATTTTGAAGCCATTCTAGGAATTTCATATTTCTTTTTAGAAGGTTTACTAGGTGTAGGTTGCTTAAGTAGGGAATTCTTATACGGATTTTTTACATCTAAGTTAATGCCACGTAAGTTATTTTCTCTAGCTACTTTCCATATATTAGAGTTACTAAATGTTCCCTAATTATTTAACCTACTGAAATCATACACTGATTTAACCTATGGATTATTAAAATGTAAATGTCTTAGCTATTGCCATTTACCATTTCTAAAGAAACTACTTAGTTCTGCATTAGGATGTATCTTTTTAAATTCTTTATTTACATCTTCTAGTGATTTCTACTTTTTTAAAGTTTCTAACTATTCAGCAGTCACTTTATATTGTTTTCCGTCAGATGCAGTTATATTAAAGTCTTTGGTTTTAGTTCCCTTAGCCATAGTGCGGGCATTAAAATGTCCAACTGCACCTCTAGAGATTCCTGCTAAGGCTGAACAACCTGCTGCAATATTCTACCAATCCCTAACAGTAAGAGATTCATTACTAGTTAGTTTAGCCCAAGATGCTCTTGATTCTGGGGATAAAGCATTGGCAGCAGATAAAGCAGTAATAATTCTAGGAACATACTTAACTAAAGTCTTAGTTATTTTACCTGCTTTTCCAGCAGTTCCAAAACCAGGAATTAATCCTACTACATCCATTGCAACATTAGCTCCTAAATTTTTCCACATGTCTCCTGCTGATACAGACTTATCTGCCCAATCAGCACCAAGACTAGTAAAAGAAGAAGCTAAGCCTGTTCCAGCACTTATTGCAGTTCCATAAACTGGAACATAAGCAGAAATAGCAGATGCTACATCAAGACCTGCTGATGTTATTCTAGCTATATCAGTTGATGTAAATCCGGTATCTCCTGGTTTTCTCTAACCTTCTAATTGTCTTTTTCTATCTTCTGGAGTATTAGGATTATTAATTTCTTTCTAATTTGCTTTCTATTTAGCAGCTTCTTTTTCAGCTTTAGTTTGTAGTTTCATTCCTAACTAAGCTTTAGAAATAACCTAAGCTTTTCTTACAGAATATGGATCATCTCTATAAGCGTGTACTCTTCCCTTGTTAAACCATATATAAAGAGGTTGTCCTTTAGCGTTCTCAGAACCTTTTAATTTATATATTTCATTACCTGCAGCATCCTACACTTTCTCAAACTAATCCCAACCACCTTGTGTTTTATCAAGCAATGGTTTATAATATGCAAGAGCTTCTCCTAGATTAGATATTTTCTATTTACCACCATTAACCGTCATATTAATAGAAGTTCTAAGAAAATCTCCTTTTCTGTTACCTGTTTTAAAAGCATTCTACAAACGCCTCATCGCTTCCTAACTAGTACCACTAGCATATTCAAAATCAGAATTACCGTTTACATAACCATTACCGAAGACTTCTGTACCAAAATTTCTCTTACTTACATTAGCATAATGCTGGTTATTAGCTAACCATTGCTACCATATTTTATTGTTCTTAGCATCCTATTCCTGTTTAATAGCTGTATTATACTAGTCAGTAATATTTTGAGACTCCTAGTTATACTCTCTTCTAGCTAAATCAAGAAGATGTTCTCTCTACTCAGGATGTGCTGCAATCTGTTCAGCTAGATTGTATTTATTAATTACATCCTAATCATTATTTATATCAAATGGTTTCTACTAATTAGATTCTGGGGCTGTGGAATCCTGTGAACCCATATTAAAGAATCCATTATTCCAAGTACCAAGACCTGCTCTTGATGCTGCTAACTAAACTCCATTTTTCCATTCTTCTACATTAAAATCTTTGTTATTTGCAGAATATTCTTGGAGTTTATTTTTATATGCCTCAACATTAGCTCTTACATCATCTGGTAAATCGTCTCGTTTTAAATATTCATCGAGGTCAGTAAGTGTTTGAGCTATTCTATTAGTATATTGTCCATCTTTATCTAAAGCCCAGTATAACTTTCTATCTACCTATTCTCCACTTGGATTATATTTATTATTCCAAAATGAAGCAAAGCCGTTCTTAGCATAGTCAAATCCATTAGTATCGTTAGAAGTTGATTTTCTTGCTTCTATAGCATCTCTCAGACTTTTACCTACCTAATTAGCATAACTAGCAAATTGTCTATTGGCTTCAAATGTTTGAAACTTATTCTATTTTCTGGTTTTTAATTTATCATAGTCTTCCTAACCAATTTGCTATCCCTTATTATTATAATAAAAATTATCAGTATCAGTATTAGAAAACTCTCCATTTCTATCAGTTATAGTTCCAAACTCATCTGTACTGAATCTGTCAGTATTATTATTTATCTAATCCTATAAAGCATTAGTAAAATTAGTATAAGAATGCTTCCACTCTTCTTTTTGTTCTGGAGTCCAATCTGTTTTTGAGTTAAGAAATGATTCAGCATTATCTCGTAAATTCTATAGATATAAAGCTGTATCAAAGTTATGTCCTCCAAAATTATATTGTGATTTTTTCTTAGTTTCTGCCATAATAAAAAATTAGGGATATACCTAAATGCGTATCTAGATATATCCCTACGTTTTAAATTAATTACTTTTTAATTCTACGAATCAATCTACCACCTGTACGATAAACAGGCTCACCTTGTTCAGGTGCAGCAGCTTCTGGACCAGCACCCTCAGCAGGAGCACCACCTCCACCAAGCATTTCAAGCACCATTTGACATACTTGAATAGCAATTTGACAATCTTGATTCTGAACTGCTTGTTGAGCACCTTGCATTAACATTGCTGTTGGATCTTCACCCCCTTGTGGAGCACCTGCAGCAGCATTTGGATCTTGTGGCATAGCACCACCTTCTTGAAACTTCTTAATAAATTCCATAATTTGTTATAAACTTTTTAATTAACTAGTTAATTATCTAATTCTTATATATGCAATCATACATATTCTTTATCTATTATGCAAATAATTTTGATGATTTATGTAGTTATTTATTTTTTGTCGTTCTAATCTTTTTTAGATTAAGGAGCATTCACATACTCTGGTTCTCTGTGGTCTTGTGCATAGATTTCCTTGAACATTCTCTTACCTAATCTCTTACAGTACTTAGTAAATAAATCCTTATTATCTTTGTTAGCTTCAGCCTTTTTAGCCCAAGTAATCATCTATTTAGTGGATATACGAGAGAATATACGTTCACCTCCCTATAAATTCATTTGGGTTGAACCATCAGGAGCAAGTACTTTCATTACATATTTATTAGGGTCATCTGATTCATCAAATTCAAAATCATCACCCTCTTCTATTCCTGAATCCTAATTTACTTCTAATATATATTTGACATTAGGAAAAGGATGTAATGTTTCATCTTCAGGTTGAGCCTTATATACTGTGGTTACTTCATCATCATCATTAATAGCTATTTGGTCAAGTGGAATCTTTGTATTCTTCATCCACATTTCAACAACAGGCTATTGTTCTGACCAAATAAATAACATTCCTTCGTCAGGAGCTAAGTAATCTCTATCTTGAAGTCCTTTCTTTCTATCTTCTTCTGTTTTAGCTATTTCTACAGTATATTCTTTATCTCCTATAATTATTCTTTTCTTATCCATTATGCCATTTTCTTTAATACAGTCATTAGACTAGTACCTTGTGAGTCTTTAAAATCAGATTTACCTGTTTTTAAATATTTAGCAAATTCACCAGGACTAAACCACATTCCATAATCTACCTACAACTAACTAAGACCTCTTAGATTAGCAAATTTACTAGATGTCTTTCTATTAGCTTTGAGTAATCTAGTAGCAGCAGCTATCTGTTCTTCTGGATTATTTAAGAACTACTCTCTAGTTAAATTTGGAGCATACTATTTACGAGTACTATTTATAAATCCAAAATAACCACAAGCTGTAGAATATTTACTAGTTACTGTAGGTCTAAAACTTGATTCTTTCTCAGCTATTTTAGTTAGAGTCTATCTATATTGAGCATCTTCAGGATGTTTAGCTAGATAAGAATCCATTGCCTTTTCAAAAGTTGCATTGCCTTTACTAGGTGTCATATTTGATATAGTATTTGAATATTGTTGAGAATTATCTAATTGTTCTAAAGGTTTCCACCCAGCGAATCCTTCTTTTTTTCTACTTTTAATTCTCTCTAGATTTTCCTAATTAATTAATTCATCTCCTATTGGTTTATAATCAATAATAGGCTCTTGCATAAACTGAGGAACTTGTACCTAATTATAAGATACCAATAAATCATTGATTTTCATCTAATGTTCCTCCCTTCTTACATTCTTTAATTAATCCTGTTCTATCTATAGTATTATGAAGGATTTCATAAACAAGTAATTTTCCAGCTTCAATAGCTAGTTCATCTTTCTCTTTCTAAGTATTTGTATATCCCTAATATCTTTTATATAGGTTTTCTAACTATTTAGTCACTTCTAATGAGAATATAATTTCATTTTTCTCAACCTCAGCTTGTTGTTCTCCTTTATTATCTACAACAGGTATTCCCTTTTTAGTTAATTCTTCAGCATTCTCCATATGATGTTTATGAGCATGTAGAGCACCTTCAGGGATAACATTTTTCTAATTAGTTTCTTCAACCTTTTCATCTGGCTCCTGTTTAGGTTTATCAGTTTTACCTCCTTCTGACATAGTCTAAATAGTTTCTAGATTTATATTAGGTTGCCATGTTGAATCAGCTTCCTAAATAGTTTCTTGGTTATTAACTAGTTCGCCACCATCTTTAAATTCTGGAGTTTCCTAATTAATATTAATTACAGGTTTCCATTCAACTTCCTATGTTTCAAGATTTATTTTACTATGCAACTATTCAGATAAAACACCCCCTTCTCTTTGTTTTCTTAACTAAATACGATTAAGGATTGCACCCTACTTAGCAGCTCTAATATACTACTGTTGATATCCACCATTTATATCTGTGTTATATCTAGTATAAGCTAAATCAGATTTATTAGCTAATTGGTCTTGATACTCATCAGATATATTAGTCATAATATTCTATTGAGTTCTAGCTGTATCAATAAGTCTATTGGCTCGTTTTCTAGCACCGCCACTAAATAAACCATACTTTTTATTTGCCTTAGATACAGCATTATTTATAGTATTTACAGATCCACCATAAGAGCCTCCAACTTTTTCAATAGTATCATTGTTAGCTGAGAAGTCTTGTGTTCTTTTAGCACCAATACCATTAATTAAACCAACAGGAGTTAGCTTCATAAAGCTACTATCTAATATTTTATCTGTGGTGGTCATCTAGTCAGTTCCTACTCCTAATGCAGATAATCCATCTCCTAAAAGCTTTCCTACTTTCATAGCTCCTCCAACTACAGTACCAACTGGAGAAAACATCATTGCAGCACTAGATATAGTATCGTAAGCACTATTTAATCCTTTAGTTAAACCTGAATCATTAATATGCTATTTACCAAAAAACATATTATCTAAAGTGTCTACTGCTTGACCTCCAATTCCAGCAACTCCAGTAGTTTTATCAGCATTAGATAATCCTTTCCAATTCTAGGCTAACTAAATACCATTATTTATAGAATTACCTAACTATCCTAGATTAGCCATAGCAGCATTACCTGACATTATACCAAAATTAGTTAAGGTCTAAAAACCATTATTTAAAATATTTGTATTAACCTGATTGTTAAACCAGTTTATTTTACCTGGTTTAACTTGAGGTTTTGATTGTAATTCAATTGAATATGGATCTATAGTACTATAATTATTCTAACTTAGTGAAAGACCAGATGTTGTAGCTGGCATTGAAATCTACATTCCAGTCTAACATTTATATATTAATCTCATTTTCTTATACATAGCTAACTTGATATATTGTATTTAAATAGTCAATAACTGCCAATTCTTCTCCTGAATATCTAATTCTAATCTTTATGAATTTATCTCGCATATCTGTTTCTTTTCGATTCTAAGCTGCTCCGAAGTTAGTGTTATATATATTAGAATCATCCAACCACTTAGAAGTATCCAAATAAGAAACATCTTTAGCGTATAATCCATATAAAGCATTATCAGAACCCTCTCCGGTTTCTTCGTTAGGCATATCTATTGTACCTTTACTTATAATATCATTAGGAATAGGTGAATTATAAATAGATAATTTAGGTAGTCTAGTTATACCATCTGCAGCATAGGTCCAAGTAGAATTATTAGGTGTGATTAAGATACCAGAAGTATAATTATTAGGTCTCTTATATTCATTCTTATAAGTAACTAATAAAGGATTTATCTAAATTCGCCATCTATCTTCCTAATATCTCATATTGGAAGCTATTAATCCTCTACCACCAAATGCAGAATTTGTTGTATCTACCTAATCATCTAAGTCAACTGCCATAGCATGATTCCATACTCTATATTCCTATCTAAGTGGATAATATACTATTTCAGCACCAGACAAGTGTCTATAATCAGAACCTGTAGGAGCTGTAGCATCTACATAACTATCTTCTACCTCATTTATTTTGTTCTATCTAGCATAGTAAACATGAGGTAAATCAGCAGATTTGGCATTTTGTCTAGGTTGAATCTTTAAAAAGTTATTATTATACTCAATATCACAACCATTATACTGCCAAAGTGCTTTTAGAGCTTCTTGTCTAAAATACATATTTGGTTTATCTTTTGCAAAATCATAAGATTCACCAACAACTTCATAGTGAAAAGATTCAGGTTTTGCCTTATTAGCTATAAGTTCAAGGTTAGTAAATATCTTGTGAACTGCAGGATCATTAACTACTACAACTTCAAACTCAAATTGATGTTGCTTACCATACCAATAAGTAGGATAAATATCGTCTGCTATATCCATAATACCAGCTTGCCCATGTTTCCAGAAATCTGTAGATAAAAATTGTATGTTCCATTTAGGTGTTACAGCTATAGTGGATTCATACTATCCAAAATTAACTAGAGTAGTATTAGAACTATATCCAGCTTTATAGTTATAGAAAGCATCAGTAGCATCAGCTTTATTTGGTGTTTCTATGTTAATAATAGCTTTAATATTTAATAGTCTAACTATTTTATCAGAGTTAATCTATTGTTTCTCTGGAAGTACTTCTCTTTTACCTGCTATATTCTTATAAATAGGTAAATTAGTATGAATAGTCTCATTATAATTAGTTACCTTACCATCTTTATCTGTAATAGAATAAGAACCAGGAGCTACTTTTTCAGTATCATAATCTGAATAAGCATGTCCTGCCTTATTTCTATAATACATTTCTGATAAAACTTCTTTGGTTATGACATTTTGTGTATATACATACTTACCATCATGTAACTACACATGTTTCATACTAGTACCCTTTATATAGAATACTTCTTTCTTGTTATCGTTATTTTTTAAATATAAACCATATCTAATTAACTCCCTACCATAATACTTAGCATCCGTTGGATAAGCATCTCCTTTACATAAATCTTGATCTTCAAACTTTAATTGTTGGATTTCAAACATTTTATAATTCTTATAGTTATCCCTCATTAGTTTATAACTAATAGTATAAAATAACTATTCAGTTGGAAGAGTTCTATTAGATAAAGATAAAGCTCCTATATAATTATCCTTATTAATTATAGTCTTAATTATAGTCTTTTCTAACCCCTAAGTAGTAGTATAAGTAATTGGAACTTCATAATTAGATACCATTCTAGTTCCATTAAGAGTATCAAATACTGTATTAGTTAATGTAATACCATCTGCAAAAGAATTATTAGAATGTGATATTCCTAATTTAGCTATCCATTTAGAAGTATCTCTATTAAATGAGAATGGTATATTATTTATATTCTCCATAAAACTAGGAACCCAACTATAGAAAGTTATAAATCTCTATAGTAATTCATTCCAACATAAGTTCCATACCTTTTCCTAGAAACCATAAGTATTGTCATAAAATGTAAATAATACATCTCTCTTATAGGCATTATAACAAGTTTTTATATTACGAACTCCTAATTTAGGTGTAAGTTCTCGTTCACTAAGAGTGATATTATTATTTAAAAATTCTTGAACTTTAAAGTCTGATATGCACTCTAACTAATTACCATCAGTACGCCATATTTTCTTAGCAGCAGTGTCAACTCCATAAACATACTAAATAGTATCTCCACTTTTTCCTGGGGTTTTTAAGACACTATCAGCCCATTGACTACCAAACATATCTGAAATAATTTTTGGCTTCTCTGGAAGCACATTAGTGGTGTTTATATACTATCCATTCTACTAAGTAAGCATCTACTAATTGACTTCAAGCAATCCAATTCCATGTTCAAAAACTACCAATAAATTAGATTCTAGTGAAACTAGTTTAACTATTTCACCATATTCTCTAGTATAGTCCCTATAATGTGTTCCTTGGAATACTCTATACCCATTTTTATAAGCATCATTAATATGAATATCAGAATACATTATTCTGGTACCAAACCAATTCTTAATATATGGAACATCTGGTAATAAATTATTCCATCTATCACTTAAGGATTTACTAAATCCTCTATTATAAATGTGAGATTCTGGAATTTTATATGTACCTTCTACACTCATAGGAGTATATGGAAAATAACCTCTAGCATGTCCTGTCATCTATTTTTCATCAACATTAGAACTATCTAAAGTTCTAATATTTAAGTTATAAGATGAACGTACTCTAAAAGTCACCCACATACCTAACTGTATAGCATTAACATCACCTAAATTTATATTTTCATAATCCTCAGATTTTTCAGGATTATAATGGTCTTTCCAAGTATTCTCGTCTACTATTTCATCATTATATGGTGCAGAAGGATCTTGAAAGTTTCTATTTATTCTGTGTGTAAATTGACATATATAACAATCTCCTCTAAATAGATTAAACTAATATCCTGATTTATAATAATCAATATTAGCACCCTAAAGCTCTGATTTTGGAGTAACTAAATAAGAATCTAAATCTTTGATACTTATTCTATCTGAAATAGCATTATATGTAGAATTATCATCCATTCTAATCTGCATATAATCGGTTGTATTAGCCACAGAATAATCTGGAATATAAATATTAACTGTTATAGCAGCTCCTAATTTATCTCCAGTATTATTAAATCCTAAGTAAGCCCCATAGCTACCTCTGACTATATCTGAATTTATTTTTTTATTAGAAATAGTTTCGGAATCTTCATCTGAATGTTTTTTAGAATAATCACTTTTATAATCATCACCAACGCACTCATATCTCCAAGCTTCCTCAGCATCACCTGCTCTACTTCTAAATTTCAGATTATCAAGACCTACACATTTAGTATTATCTGGAACTGATATTACTTTATAAATACCACTACTAGCTATGTTAGCATCATAATAATCAGGAATATAATAATGTCTATTACTTTGTGAAAAATAATTAGAACTATGTCCTTGTAATAAATTATTTCCCTGACTATTAGTAGTTTCTATTAAATGTTCATTTCCTGTAAATATCTGATTAAAGTATCCCTAATTAACCTCATAATCTGGACATATAATAGCTTGTATTTTATTTTTAGAACTATCTTTTATAATAATTCTATCTATAAAAGACTAAGATAATTTACGAGAATTATCAACTTCTTCTATTTTATATCCTTTTGGACACCGAGTGTTTCTACCATCTAATTTCTTTTTAGTCCAAGATTGTATAGTATATTTAGCAGTCTAAATAGTAGCCACAGTAGATGTAACTACACTTCCTGCAGCTGCTGCTCCTGCTACTACTAGTCCTGTTGTTCCTAATACAGCACCTAATGATGCGCCTGCAGCCATTCCCATTACAGAACCAAGAGCTGCACCTCCAGCACTAATAGAACCTGCTAAAGCGGCTCCTCCAACTGCTGCTCCTACTGCTCCAGCTGTGAATACTGTAGCTGCTGCTAAAGCTACAACTCCTGCTGTAATTAATCCTATTTTACCTATTTTACTCCATAAGCTTGATGATTTCTTTTTAAATTTAAAAGTATATCTAGATAAAAATCCTTCTGAAATGTAATTGACATCATTAATATCTTCTGTAGTTACATAAGTTTTATCTAGAGCATTTTTTAATTTCTCTAAATCACCTCCAGCTGTAGGAATAGTAGGGGTATACGAAGTCTAGTCCAATCCTAAAGTAATACCCTAAGCTAAGATAGTAGGTATTCTAGTCTATCTAACGAAGAAAAATCCACTTATATATTTTTTCAATTCATTGATAGCTGCAGAATCAATTCTAATATCTAAACTATGTATCTAATTAGAATCCTGTTTCGCAGCTAATTTAATAACACCCTTAATATTCTGATTTTGAGCTTTTGGTATATCTTTGGCTTCTTCTGTTTTATCCTCAGATTTTTCCGATTTACCCTCGGTTTCTTCTGTTTTATTCTTAACTTCTTCTATAATTAAATTAGTGGATTCATTGTAATTAATGTAATTACGTTCACCATTATCTTTCCATACAGGTATGTTTGAGTAAAATTCATCACTATACTCACCCATATTGGTACATCCTCTTATATTGAAGGTAGGTGATAACTCCCCATTATTTAATATAAATACAACTCCCAGTCTATAGAA